CACGAAGGTATGGGAAAGAAACATGCTAGTCAATACGCCAATTTTGGAAGCTTACATAATAGCCCTCCCATTGCGGTTTCTTTGCTCCGGGAGGGATAAACTTATGAACAGAAATTATTCTTCGTATTCAGCCATTTCTTCATGTAGTATTTTGCGGTTAGCCGCCGGTCCATAATGCTGGTTTATGGCCTTCATCATAGACTCGGAACAATAGCGTTTTATGTTTAAAAGGTAAGTATCGCCTATGATTCTCCTAATAGCTTCTTCTACATGTGGTTCATTCTTAAAATCATAGTATTCAATATCAAACAGCGTTCTTCCATGGATTTTATTAATGCGTACAGAGTGTTTTACTTCGCCAAAATATTGATTTATAAGGCAACGTAACTCTTTTAGTTCATTTTTCATTTTCTGAGTAATTAAATTTTCATATTATTCTTTATTCTATTAATTTACTCCATTATGCTATATAGTAGAGCGACTTTTCACCTTAAAACTTAAATTATCTATATATAACAAATTTAATTATTTATATTGAAATAAAAAGCGCATCTCTCTTCACAGGGAGGTGCGCTTTTCCGATAAATGAATACATTTATCTAAAATAATTTAAAACAGAATGAATATCTATTCAGATATATTGTGATTAGAAGAGGCTGCCTTATATACATTGTATTCCACTTTATTGTGCTGATTGATACCGACTATCAGAGTATGATATTCAACCTGTGCCTGACCGTAAAATTCTCCTGTATCTGTATCATACATTCTGGTCTGTTTCAACATAACACCAAAGTTTATTCGATCTTCGGGTGTAATCATTTGTTTTTGCATTTGTCCAAAATGGAAATTCATGTATGCTCTAAGATTATCAAAAAAGGCTACATATTTCCTGTCATTGTTCATATATTGTATATGAAGCGAAGCATCTATACATACATATCGGTTTTCCAGGTCTATTGCCAGAAAATCCTCTGCTATAAGCTTTTCTATGGTTTCAAAGCGAGATAGATATACCGGAACATAGTCTTTCGTTCTCTGTGTGAACAATTGTCTTATCAACCGAATTATTCTGCCTTTTGTGTTTGTCTTTTTCATAATCTTTAAATTTTGATACAAAAATAATAAAAAACGGATAGATTTTGAAAAAAAACCACAAAAATGATTTTTAATTATTATATTTGTATCTGTTATTAGTGTATGTCAATGGCAGTAGCCTTGCTTACATGTGAATGTCGTTGTCCCTGTCCACCTGCTGAAGGCCGACAGGGACTTGTGTTTTTATCCTTCGTCCCATTCTTCACCTTCTTCTTCGGCATCTTCTTCGTCGGGATATTGCGAATACTGCTTCCGTTCGGCCATTCTCCGTGATATGAGTGCCTTCATTCTGGCAAGTCCTGTACGCGCACTGTCGTCCATATCGTGAGAATCGTCGCGGAAGTCGGTTGTTTCCTCTACATTGCATACTTCTCCCCTCACCTGCCAGCGCACGCAGAACAGAGCGGGCAGTCCGTCATATCCGGTCTGCATGGGGTAGCCTCGTTTCTCCAGTTCCGTGAGGTATGGTGGCAGCGGATCGGGCATCTTCGGCACTGGCCACGCCTGGAAGTAGTCACGCAGGCGGCGCACTGGGAATATCTCGTCGGCATATTCTTCACGGGGCACAGGCTTGAACGTGTCGGTAAAGGCGTCTATAAGCTGTATCATGGGTTTGGGTGGCTTGAATGCCGGATTCTCGAATTTAAAGTTCTTTCCCATATAGTTACAATATTTAGTTGAAGTGTTGGTTTAAGATGACATAGGGAGTCCTACTCCTATCATTCTGGCGGAACCGTAGAAACGCACTCCAATTATCAGATTGTCTGCTGCATCGCTAAGGTCGGTTCTCTGGGCAAGCTCGGCTTCTATATCGTCTACTTCCTTCGATACTCGATATTTTTCCTTACTCTTGTCTTTCTCGAATCCGTTTCGTCCTTCCACTACTCCGGCATTCTCTATAGAGGCTATCAGGTTTTCGTTATTCTCCTTATTGATACGGATATACGGTCTCTGTGTCTCGGCGAAACAGCCGTTCAGAAACTCATACTTCTTGTTGTGGCTCATAGGTCGGCCCATAGGTACTTCTGTCACAATCCAGCCGTGTTTCTTCAATACCCGCTTCACTACATTATAGAAACGTGTATCATCATATTTCTCTGTGGCGTAGGCTGCACCCTGCTTGGCGGTGGAGTCGTAGTAAAATATCACTTCGCGGCAGGTAGTCTGGTGCGGCTCGTAATACTTGCAGAACATTTCGCACAGACCTTCCAGACGCGATGCCTTGATATTCACCATGCTGTTGAGTATGCGCAGGATACCTGTGTTGCGCCGGCTTTCGGTCTGTCCCACTACAAGACAGTTGATTGTGGTACCATAGTCGAAGGCAATGCGGAGAGGTTCGCCGGGAATGATGTCGGTATCAAGACAGCAGTTGTTTGATTTTGACAACTCACCAAGGTCGATGCTTTCCGATTCCACACGTAGGGTACGACCGCCCGAATATATCTGTGTCACCATCTTGCGGTTGAACTTCTGTGCGGCTTCAAGCTGTGCTTCATCGTCGGATAGATAGCAATGCACGTCCTGATTGAAGTTGCAGTAGTAGCCGTCGTTTATCTCCTCTTTCTGAAGGTTTCTGATGGAAATATCGAACATGGTAGGTGTCAATTCCTTCTGCATGGTGCGTAGGAACTGCTCGCCCAGAATGTCTATATTCTCTACACTGGAAAATGAGAAGTATATGCTTGCCTGGCAGCGCAGCTTATTCAGTTCGCGCTGGTATTTGGGTATCTGCACTATCTCCGGACAGAGGTTCGCCTGACGGATAAGTTCGGCTATCTTGCGGTTTATCTCCATTGTCTGCTCTTCCTTTCGCTTGCGCATCCATGCCTGACGTTTGGTGAGAGGTGCATCGCTCACGAAGAAGATACTTTTATAATACGGATTAAGGTTTTCATCATAACCGGGGTGCGTGGTGTTTATACCGCGCAACGTCGGAAGGATTTCTGCCTTAATGAGTGCTTCGGGCATGAAACGACACTCGTCGCCTACTACGGCACACGAGTCCATACCGTTGGCGGCTGCCTTCACTCCGGTGGATATCATATACCATGTGAAACCGTTCCAGAAGTGAATACAGTTTTCCCATACTTTCGGCTTTACCAGAGGTTCCTTGAACTTGCATTTGGCAGGTGCATGGCCACGGAAGAAGTGGATACCTTCTTTCAGTCCGGTCATTCGCTCTATAGCCATAAGGGTTTTAGGAACGGTCTTTGTAAAGAGCTGCTTGATGCTGTTACCGAGGAAAAGTCCTGTACCTCGTGGCATTGTCTGTAGGCAGCCTATCATGTGAGGTGCTATCAGTCCGTCGGTTTTACCTGTACCACGACCGGCTTCTACAGTGGTACTTCTGCACCGGTAGTTATATACCGCCCTCTGTGCAGGATTCATATATATATAGTTGATACCTTCCTTCTGCTCTGCCTCCTGACTGGCTATGTTCTTTGTTGCATTCTGTGTAGTCTTTCGCAAGGATTCTTCACGGAAAGACTCGTATTCGTTCTGTCGTGCCATAGGCTATTCCTCCTCTCCCAGATGTGTAAAACAGTCCTGACTTGTTTCTTCCTCCGTGTCGGCATTGGCTTCCATCAGCATACCGTTGTCTTCGGCATCGGGGATATATACACCGTCCTTGTCTTCCACCATATCCTGCCACTGGTCTATCTTCACGCCCCAGCGTTTTCGTATCTTCTGCATTTCCTCTGTATCGTGCGAAGTCTTGTTCGGGAATTTCTTCTTCACGTCCGAGGTGATGACTACCGGCATACGGATAAGTTCGTCGCCAAGTTCTTCCGGTGTCTCCGGCTGGTCCAGACGGTCGAGCTTGAAGAGAAGTGTAGCACCGTCGTTCACTGCCTTCATGTTGCCAGTATCGGCACCGTTGCGCATCATTATGTTGGCTGCATGGCGCACCTTCATGGTAGATATGTTTCGCTGTCCCTGTGCGTAGAAGGAAGAGATATATTCCACCACCTTCAGGTCGTTCTTGAGTTCGCTGTAAGTACGTCCCCACTTGTTGCGGATATACTGGCTAAGGTCCATGAACGGATCTGCCTCGAAACGCTTGTAGGCATCCAGGCAAACCTCGATGCGCCGCTTCTGGTCGTCAGTGAAGTTCATATTCTGCCACGGCACTCCGGTCTCGAAATGCTTGCGCAGCAGGTCATAAAATTTCTGTGCTACTTGGGTTGCCATAGTTTAGTAATTTGGGTATCTTTTAGTTTGTGTTGTCATTAAAAAGGTTTCGGAAGATGTAGTACAGAACATCTACTACAATGCTGTTCCCAGCCATTTTGTATTGTTGTGTCTTGCTTATACCGGCAGATTGGATTTTGTCTATATCGGATTCAGATACTCCCATCAGACGGAAACATTCGCGTGGGGTAAGTTTGCGGATGCGGTAGTTCTGTACTACTCCGGCATCGAATTTTGTGGCTTTTAAAGTACGGCTTATGCCTTCTAATGCTCCATTGTCAAATTCTGATGAGTTGTGCAAGTATAACCCATCGCCCTCGTTAAGTTTCTTTCCTTTATATTCTATCTGTGAATCCGATTCCCAGACTGCGTGTGGGCATTTATAATCTGTTGCCCTTAACGCCGGACTTATAGTTGTAATACTTTCTATGCCTTTAAATTCAAGTTTTCTGCTATTTGGATGTATGCTTATGCCGATTATTTCTTTTTCAGTTTCTTTACATACATCATTAAGTCTTTTTGTATCATCATTAGATAATTCATCGGGTTCGGATACAAAGCAATCTGTATTTCCACCACTACCGGTACTTCTATGAATGGTATTCGATATATCCATAAAGTGTCTTTTTACAACCTTCCCTTTCGAATTTCTTGTATATCCTACGAATTTTGGCTCTGCCAGTAAATTATCCTTCTGAACGGTAGTAATCGTATTGCTCACCCCATCTGTTCTTGGTTCAAGTTGCGTCATGTTGTGACGGCTCTCTTGAATATTCCCGGCTTCGTAATCCTTACGCATAGCTTTGCCGTATTCAGTTCTTTTGGGAGTAAGGACATTTGGTTCAGTTATCCCTTCAAACAGACATGGAGGTTCACCTCCCGCAGTCAATGTTGGGGAGATAAAGCCATCGCCTTGCACACGTCCTCGTCTTGTAGTTGAATCAGGATATGATGCGTCAAATACACCTCCTTGCGGTATTTCTATATAACCTTTCTTGGTTGCTTGCCTGATTGCTAATTTTGGTTCGGCTACAAGACTGTCTTTCTGAACGGTTGTGATGCAGTTTGCTATATCGCCTCCGAGTTCAAGTCTTTGCTCTAATTCTATACCGGGATTTCTGTCGGAAGGATTTTCAGGATTCCTTCCTCTCATATCGCAAGTTATGGGATTGACTGGCTCTTTAATAAAGTTGTCTTCTATTTGTGAACCAGCCCTACATTTTACAACTGCTGCTATATCTTCTCCGTCTCTGAAAATAAAAGCAAACCCATTCCCTTTTGCTTTCGCCTCAATAGTTCTTCTAACGAAAGTATTGATAATACCTTCTTTTAGATAAAAACTTTCATCTACTTCCTTTTCCAAAATATCTTTAAGCCTTTTATCCAATTCAAATCCTTCAGGAAAGGAATATTCAGCTTCACCGAGGACGGAAACCACGAATATTCGTTCTCGGTTCTGTGGTACACCATAATTCTTTGCGTTCAGGACTTTTGCGAAATTGGTATAACCCAAGTCTTTCAGATAGTCGAGCCATTTTTCAAGATATGGCTTGAATTTCTTGAATGTAAGGGCTTTCACGTTTTCCATAAGAAGGTACTTCGGTCTTTTCGCTTCAATAGCCTTCTTGCATTCCCACAGCAGACTGCTCCTTGTTCCACTGCCTTCTTCAAGACCTTTCTGAAGTCCTGCGCTTGATATGTCGGTACATGGGAAAGAATATGTCAGAAAGTCAAAATCAGGAACTTCCTTCCAGTCTATCTTCGAGATATCTCCATAGTTGGGTGTTTCCCCATGCACGGCCATATAAGCCTGTATTGCGTATTTGTCTATCTCGCTTATGCCGATAACCTCATAGTCTATGCCTAACTTCTGCAAAGCCATAGACTGCGAGCCATAACCGGCAAATGCTTCAAAAACTCTTAGCTTTTCCATTCATTCTGTCGTTTTTTAGTTTTGTGTTTGTGTCTAAGTGTTGGGATTTTATATACCTTCATAATCAGGAGAAACTTTATTATTATTTCTCCTGACTGATATTATTATGTCCTTTTGTTCTTTTGTCCGGGAAAGATATTCTTAGTATGCTCCTTCACTCGGAACATTTCAGCTACATTGTTATACTCTTCAGGAGAGCCGGTAATGGTGAACATCTGCATCACTGAGTTGCGCTGCGTGTTCAGGCTGCCCTGTATCACGATGTTATGTTTATGGCTGGGATTACGGAGAGCGACACAGCGGAAGCCGATATTATCCTCGCACACTACGAGCTGGCCGCTTTGTATAAATCTTCCCAACTGTGCTTCTATTTCCTTCCTCTGGTTGAATAGCGAGTTGCTTGCAGGAGGCTGTGTGACGAGTATCATCTTGCCTACTCCGAAGGACTGGTGCGAAGGGTTGTCGCTGTTTGTGTTTGTACGGTTAAGGATTCTCGATATTGCAGTGATGAGCCTTGTATCGAGGCGCACCATTGCGATGCTCATTTCGCCGCCACAGCAATAGCCGGAGAGGGTGTCGAGCATATCACACAAGTCCCAGTCGGAATAGCTGAAGAAGTTGGCAGACTGGTGTTTCTCCGCACACTGGTCTATGAGTTCTTCAAGCTGCTTGTGGTAACAGCATTTCTCTATCATCTTCATTTTGTACCTCCCTTCTGCATCTTGCCTTCGGTTACAAGTTCGGTAGGATCAACGGCCTTGCTTGGGGCTGGCTCTTTTGTCTGCTGAATATTTTCGGGAGTGGAAGATGTCTCTGCAGCCGGTTTCACGTCAGACTTTGGAAACTTTTCCGCATTTCCGGAAACTTTTTCCTCTGTTTTGGAAATTTCTTCCTTGCTTTCGGAAATTTCCTGCTTTTTCTCTTCTCCGGCTTCCTTGTTTACACCTTCGATAAATACACCCGCATTTGTCGCTACTTCAGCAGTCTTGCGAGGCAGATTCTCTCCCCATTCCATAAGCTCACGAATACGGAGTGATAGCTGTTCACGGTATTCGTCGGTAATCTTCACATCGTTGCGGTTGATGTACTTCTTGTTTCCCTCTATACGGGCTTTACGGCAAAGTTCCTGCTGTCTGATGTCCGTCATGGCTTCTATCTCCGCACGAGTGAAGTCGCCCGGACGTTTCATACCAGAGAGATATTCTCCGCTTTCGGTATAAGATGAAGGAGATACTTCGCCATTATAGGCAGCATCTACTTCTGCCCAGAACGCACGGATAGCCTGTTCGGTAGCCAATACCTTATCTGCCATGTCCTTGCGTGCCGCATCGCTTATCTGAGGATTGTCGGCCATCACTTCCAGATTACCGCGATAGTCTGCAAGTTCCAGGTACATATCCTTCAGCCACTTCTCTCCCTTCACCTGAAGGTCTTTCGGCAACTTGTCTTTATACAGCACAAAGTCTTTCGGGCGGCGGTTGTCTATCTCCGGCTCTACATATTCCTTTACAGGCTGCGGATTGCCGTCTTCATCGGGCAGCGGTTCTTGCGGAACAACGGCGCGGAAATGCTCTGTGCCCACAGGTCCGCGAGTGGAGCGGTTGGCAAGTCCTGAAGCCTTGCGAACCTTTTCGAGATACAGATTCAGTTTCTTAACGGCTACCTTTGCCGTATATCTCTGAATATCATTAAGGAAAGGATGCGAGTTCGTGATGGCCGAAACTAGAAGGCAGCCTTCATCAAAATCCTTTACCGGAACTCTCTCCCAACATTCGGCAAGAGCCAACAGTTCGGGGAATGTTTCCGAGTTCCATTTCTCGACACGTCTCAAGTAACTCTGTTTTTCCATTTCGTTCATTTCTTTGTAATCTTTGAGATACTGTTTGCTTGTAATCATAACTTATTTGTTTATCAATTACTTTACTACAAAAGTGGGGAAAGCCTTCGTGATATTGAAGGACAAAAAAAGTCCCGCCCCGATTAGCAAGGGCAGGACTCTTATCCACACGTTATTTCGTTGTTTATCCTCCGACACCGACTTCTGACTTGATAGTCAATGTTCCGTTCCATGAGGTGAGGGCAAACGGACAAGGGTTGCAAGTCACTGTAACAGCGTGTCCCATATCCGAGTCTGGTGTTGTACCTGTGTCGTAGTTGTTTGCAAGTTCTGTACCGAACTTAGGATCGTAAACCACATAGTAGCCTCCTGCCGGATTTTCCACGAAGAAAATCGCGTCACCCATATTCTTGAGTACACGGAACACCTGTGCGGCGTTCATTACGTCCTTGTCAACGGTAAACATCAACTGTACGTTGTAACCTCCCGCACCTGCATTCGGAGCTGCGGTAATCTGTACAGTCTGTTTCTTGCATCGTATTTTGTACGCACCTTTCGATGCTTTAAAGGTGAATGCCGAACTTGCGTATTCCGCTTTTCCGTTTTCTTGGTATGTGGGTGCCGCTTCAAGATCGGCTGGAAGAGCAACATAAACCATGTTACCCAGCCCTGCGTACTGTTCTGAACAGCCTTGAGCTGCCTGAGCGATATCCATCAATGCGCATGATACTTCTGCCATAGTCTGTAAGTTTTTTGTGTTTGTGAATAAGAGAATGCCCGTGAAGGGCATTCCCGGTTTATGTTCTCGTTACTCCTCGTCTTTTTCGAATACTGCCTGCAATACGGTAGGAACACCGGAGTAAATCAGACTTCTTGTGTCGATTGTCACGTTGTCGCTCCACTTCACGAAGTGATATCCGCTTTCAGCAGCAGGAGTCAATGTTACAGTTTCACCTTCTTCGTAGTCAGTCTTTTCAGGAGATACAGTCACCTTACCCCATTCTTCATTGTTTGAAGTCACAGTAAGAGTATTGTGCTGGTAGTCACCGTTCAACTGTTCAATCTGCTGAATCTTACCGTTGTTCACACAGAACTTGGTAGCGTTGATGTCGAGTACACGAGCTCCGGCATTTGACTGAATCTGGAAGATAAGGTTGTTGAAGTCGTTCTGGTCGTGATCCATTTCCACACTGTTCCAGTTGCTTTCTTCGTCCATTGCAAACTCAAGATTGCCCGGAACGGTAGCAAACATACGGTCTCCCTTTCCGATAATGGCATGAGAAACAATTTCGATATTCTTCATACCAAAGAAACGGAATGACTTGCTGTCATTACTTTCTTTCTGGAATCCGGTAAATTTGCGCATATAGCTCTCTATAATCTTTCGTTCCGATTCAGGAGACATATAAACCAATACGTGTTCTGCGTTACGCAATGTCGGATGCCAGCCGTTTACCCATGCAACATAATTGTCGTAGTTTTCGCCATCCTGAGTTTCAGGACTGTCGTTGATAGGTGTCATATCAACAAGGTTTCCGAACTTCTTGCTGATTCTTTGTGCGTTGATTGCCTGGTCTATCTTAGTCCAGTAGCCGTCATACAAACCAAGAGGACTCTTCACACCATTAGCTTCCTTACCGAAGAAAAGGTTCATAGCCACGTCGCCTGCGTGCTGCTTACCTATTTCACGCATCAGGAACTCTGATACCGGTGCATTATAAGTTTCGTTGGAACCTGCTATCTTGAAAGGCTCTTTCTCACGGAAGTTTTTCAAGTTCTGTACATGGCGAGTCCAGATATCAGTGATAACCAACTTGCTTTCTTCCATATAACCAAGGGTAGCTGTCAGTGTTTCGCCCTGCTTGTAACGGCGTGCTTCACCACCCTTACGGCGGAAGATAATCTGCGTCTGAGCAAACTCAACGTCTTCAATCACATGGATATACAAGTCATTGAACAACTTCATATTGTCCAATACAGCACTTGCTATAATGTCCGGAGCAAGTTTATCTTTGATGTGAGTTACATCCTGCAAACTGAGTGTATAATATTTCATATTACTTATCTGTTTAGTGTTTGTGTTGTGATTTTTTATTAATATCTGCCGCCTCTAAGCTGCTTCTCACGAGCTTCTTTTGCAGCAGCTCTTTCTGCCCAAGACATATTTCTGTCCGAAGCAACACTCTCCACCTTGAAACCCTTGTCTTCCTGGCCTCCGTGAAGTTCGTTGTTCTTTGGAGGATTCTGTGGTGTAGGCGACTGAGTTGTAGCTTCTGCCAGCTCCTTCAGTTCGGTTTCCTTAGCCTCTATCTGTTTCTGGGCTTCTGCAAGACTTTCGTCCTTTGCCTGAAGTTCCTTTTCGTGAGCATCTTTCAATGCCTTGATAGCTGCGTCGTGCTGTACCTGAAGGTTTGCAAGTGCTTCGGCGTGTTCTTTTCTTTCTTTTTCAAGAAGGGCATTGAGTTCGCCCACCTCTGTAAGCTTTGCAGCAAGTGTTGATTCATTCTGCTTAGCTCTGGCGCAGAAGGATTCAATATTTTCAGCCATCGTATCTACTACATAGAAACCGCCATTTTCTTCGACCACCAGTGAGTTTACCCCAGCAGCCGACTGAATGTTAGGATAGTTTTTTGCCATAGTTGTTTGTTTTTGGGTTTGTGTTGTTTGTTGAATATCAGATGCCGGTACTACCTCACTGGCAGTTTCCTCTGTTTCCGGCTGCTTTTCTTCTGTCTTTCCGGCTTCTGCCACTGATTCGGACTTGTCTCCCTGATTTCCTGATTGTGAATTTCCTTCATCAGAATTTCCGGAGGATTCGCCTTGTGTATCGGTCTGGCTTACACCGGACAGTTCCTGAATGCGCAATACGCAGAAGTCGAAACTACCCTGTGCGTCAACAAGTGAGCCTTCCACCTCTCCGGCTTCGTAGGTATGACCTTCGAGCTGTTCTTTGCTCACGTTAGGACGTAGGGCTTTAACCATGTTCTGAAAATCAACACACGATTTGTTGAGTTCCTTCTTCATTGCATCATACTTGCCATCGGCTGCATCGCGGAACTCCTTGTTCTTATAGGGAGAACCGTCGGCATAAATTTCCACATAGCGTTCTTGTGTAACGGTATTCACATCGCCATCCTTCTGGGTGTACATGGCGCACATGGTACCGATGCACCCAACGACATCGTGAGGATTGGTGTAGTAAACTTCGTCACAAAGGGCCATAAGTGCGTAACCTGCACTGCAAGCCATACCGTCGATATGACCTATAACTGGCTTGCCTTTCGAGCGGGCATAGTTGATGGCCGATTCATAGTCATACTTCGCAAAGCTGCTACCTCCAGGACTATTCACGTCAATGAGGAAGCCAATAACACGTTCATCGTCTGCCGCACGCATTATCAGGTCTCTGTGTTCCTTACTCCCGTAAGAGCACAGGTCGCCGTTGCGCAGGATAGGTCCCTGAACATCAATCACTGATATAATCCTGTCTTCCGGATCAAGCTCATTCCAGTAAGTGATGCTACGGTAGTTGCCGACGTACAGTTTCTCGGCGAAGCCTGACTTGGCACTCAGGAAAAACGGACGGTCGCTGCGTTCATCTTCCTTTACGAAAGGGCGGTGCGCAGCAATGTTATCGAAAAGCGTCTTCCGATAGTTTTGGAGCGATTCAGGATAGAAGTCCCAGAAGGTCGTGCTCATAATTTCGTGAAATGCTTTCGTTGCCATTTTCCGTTTGATAATTAATTGATTACACTACGAAATTACTCACACGCGAGGGTGTAATGAAGGACATAAAAAGAGGGGTTCTGTAAGAAAATCGGTTGAAAATGAAAGGATTGTAGCCCTGATAGATATACTTTGCCTGCAAACAGGGCATGGCAGGGGGTTCGGACGGTAATAAAGAAAACCGCAAAAAGAAAGCGGCCAAAGAAAAAGCGGCACCGTACACAGAGTAGGATAATATCTGTGCCGATGCCGCCGCAGCCAAACGAATGGGCAGTGTGCCGATATGTATATATATAATAATGTGTAGCCGGAAGAAAGCTGCCTAAAGAATGTGCTGTGCGCCTGTGACATTACGGATTGTAAGCTCACACTTCAAGAGTCCTTCGTTGTAGGAATACTCAAAGCTGTGCGCTCCTGGTATGGATCGGACAAACATTCCTCCGTCGCTGAAACTTCTAATAATCAAATGGTTAGTCTCGGTTTTAAGGCTGTCTAATATGGAGTAAACCTCGGTTGTGACGCGCTCTATTTCCCAGCTCACCACCACTTCGTATGATTCGCCCGACACAGTGACAGAAGGGGTTTCTTTCAGACTTCCCGACTTCTTCTTCATAGGAATAACTATCTTTCTGTCTTCCGATGGAGTGAAGGCAGGAGGGTCGCTTTTCTTCTCCATGTTGAACGGACGGGCAAAGCTTATCGCACTGTCGGGATAGGCTTCAATACTACCTATAAGCTCGTAATAATTCTCGTTGCAATTCATTTTTTTATATGGTTTTTTGGGTTAATATCTCTGACTGACAAAGCGACTGACAGAAGTTGTAAAGATTATTTGATTTTCTAACTTACTTTAACCGTTGCAGTCCTTTCATTTTATCATGTATATAGAAAAACATTGCCGCTTTTGTCTTCCATATCGTCTCTCCTGCTCTCAATCACGTCCTTCATCTTATGTTTTACTCTCCACCAGTTGCGCATCAGTGTGTCGAAATACTTCATGTCGATGTCGTAGATATTCATAAAATCACTCATTGCATCTTCAGTAGTTACAGTCTCGTTCAGGCGTGAGGCACGGAAGATGCAGTCGTCTCTGAACTGGGAGAAAGCTATCCAGAACTCATTCTTTATCTCTTTGCGGAGAAGCCTGGTTCCTTGCGGATTGAGCTGAAAGAACTTATCCACTTTCACCATCTTGCCGCCGTACATCACTTCATCAGGAGTTTCAATCTCAATGTATTCTGCTCGTTCATTATCCTTAATAAGCTGATATTCTGACGAAAACAACGGACCGGAAGGCTTGAAGTTGAAAGCTGCACTACTGCATGAAAAGTCTGTGATACGTTTCATCGTGGCATTCCTGACGAGGAATCTTCGCAGATAAAGCTGCATTATAGATCCGGAAGGGAAACAGACCGGAGAGCCGTATCGCATTTCGAGGTACTTCTTCTGATAATCGTTCACCTTGAGGAAACAGGTGTGTCTTTTTTCATTTACCATAGGTTTTAAACATGTTGTGTTTGTGTAAATCAATTAATTTTCAGCAAGTTAATAAACATACAGGAAAGGTGTAGGACTGAATATGTATAAAAACCATAACGGAAGATTAAGGGGTTTTTGCTCGGTTTCAAACATTTGAGCAAAGGCGAGCAAATTCCAAACAAGAGCCGTGACAAATGCTAATTTACTGATAATCTTTCTTTTAAGTATAGTATAATATATAAAGTAATATTAATTTGCTCATCGTCGGCAGTTTTGAGGTTTATGGAAACGCATCTTTTTTCGAACGAATAAACTCACAGCCCCACAGCTTTTTCTCTTATGTCCATTGCGTAGCTTCTTTCAATTTACGGAGGTTTTGGATATAAAGGAAGTTGAAAGAGAAGGGAAAAGGCAAGCTTTGTCGTCCAGCTTTCAGCAGTCCGACCTCTTCCCTTCTCTTTCTCCAGACTTTCCTTTCCAACGGTTTTCCCTGCTTTGTGTATTCATTTTTGAAATGTTCCGACTGATGTTTTCGCCTGAAAAATGAATAGAAAAAATAAATTATAAGTTTTTTTAAAACACGCAAAATCGGAAAAGTAAAACAAGTTTACAAGAATAAGGCTTTAAAATACAGATTATCAGAATAATATCCGTTTGCTCGAAATTTGCTTGAGGCGAGCAAGCCTCGCAAATGGGGTTATTTATTCGCTTGTAGCAGATTGATATACAGAATGATAATGCATTTGCTCGTCATATTTTTTAGTGTAAATACTTTTCAATTTTGTGCCGAAAATGAATGGATTCCCATGCGGTCCAGTCTCTCTCACCCCTACCGGCTGCATAAATCCGGAAGTATCTATTAATAGATACAAATCTACTTATTAATAGATAGCCGCCAACTTATTAAATCGGAACTTCCGTAGTTATTAATAGACAGCCGGGAGTTTATTAATAGATACGGCTTTGATTGTGCGGTTCGGCAAAGGGGAGTGTTCACATGCGGACATAAAGAAAGCGGAAGAGAAACCGTTGTGCCGGTATTCTCTCCCGCCCTGTCATGGAAAATGTTTACCCAAAGGTAGATATGTATGGTTTATCCGAAACCTCCTCCACCAGACCACTGCGAAATAAAGGATAGAAATGATGTCAAGGCATCTGCCATGCTCCGGCTTTAATCTTTCTGCTTGTTTTTGTGCTGATACCACATACGGTCCAAATCCTCTTCCCACATATTCGATGTCTGGCGATTGGCATTCTCCTTCATTTCACAGAATATCTTATATTCATAAATGGCGATTATCTTCTTCAACTTTTCAGCATCCTCGAATCGCTCTCTTGCTATAAATATCCTCTGCAGTCCATCAAGGTAATTCAGGTAAACCACATCGGCTATATGCTTGTTGTACTTGATGTATTCGTCGGTGGACCGCACAATGTGTTCAAGGTCGCCTATCTTCTTCTCCGTGGTTTTTATCCAGCGAGAGATTAAGGCATAGATGAAAAACAGCACAGCCGAGTTTATGCAGATAAAAATGCAGTAGATTATCAATGTTGATGTATCCATAATGATTGTATTTAATATTTCTTGTTTCCGTGTTTGTATGGTCTGTGGCGGTTATATTTCATCTTCTGAAGGATATGCCATTCGATGTCTATGTTCTTAGCCCTACACCATGAGAAAATCCATCCTAATGAATAGCTGACATGATTGTCAAGCCACTCTACGTTGCTTTTATCCGGGTTGCTGATGAAAGAACACAGACAGAAAATGTATTCAGTGAATGTCATATTCATAATTGCAAAACCATTTGTGTATGTGAGTTCCAATTCTTTCAGTCCGGCAAAATCAAGAAGGCGTATGCAGGCATCGGCAAGTTCGTCTTCCAGGCGGTCTTTGATACACATCTCAAATGCTTCACGCCATTTCTTTATGCTGATATCTTTCCCCAGCTTGTCTATGATCTCCTCAAACTCTTTACGATAGGCATATTTGGAGTTTCTGTCTGCCTCGATTGCTTCCATCAGCTCTGCGACAACAAGGCAGAGCCAATGTGCATTGCTGTAGTTTTCGTCATGCCAGCCGTGAGCAACAGCATTTTTATATACTTTGTCTTTTAGCTTATTTAAGTTCATTGTTGTTATTTGTTTTTAATTTGTTTCGCTACTATAGCAAAAAACAATGCTTCATCCTCTCCACAGTCTGTAAAGACCATATCATAGGTGAGAGCTTTTGTTACCGCATCAATATATTCTTCGCCAAAATAAATCGCATTTGTCCCATTATTCCACGCCACCAAAGTTGGTGCTTCTTTGTTCCTACTTTCAGAAATATCAAATAGAGAATAGCCTAAATGTTCCAGTTTTTCTCTTATATATGGTGAGTTTTTTCGTATGAAGCAGACGTACTTATTCAAGTGTGATAGCATTTTATATACTTTTTTAGCTTGTTCAAGTTCTTTGTTCTAATACGGTTTTAATTTGTTTCAATTCAGTAATGCTAAGTGGCTTCCTGTTCTGTATCGCAATATCTAAGGCTTTAATAACTTCCTCTGCATTGCCTATAAGAAAGCCACGACCGCCACATTTATTGCATCTGACAGGTTTGTCGTAACCTTTCTCGTAAGCTTTCCAGGAGGGAACATTAAACAGTTTAGGATTTGTTGTATATCCCCTCCCATTGCATTTTTCTCAGATCATAGGTTTGCGTCCTTATCAAATTCAGGTTTACTTTCTTCGTTTGTTTTATTGTCAAGATTCCATAATGGCCCCATTCCTATTTCGCCATTACAAGCCTTAATGAAACAATCTGTTTGATGTTCCCATAATTTCTCTATGTCTTCACGAAACGATGTTTTAATGCGTTTTATAATTTCATCGTATGTTATCTTTGGATTGTCTGGAGTATAATCTCTTGCAAGTTTCTCTTGATGTTCCGACAGTATCTTCAGGCTTTCAAGTAACATGTTCTCTGACTTTAAAGCATCTATCTTAGCTTCGGTCTCAGCAAGCAACGCTTCATGTGTCATTTCAATAGCTGCCAGCGCATCATCGAGAGTCACGAAAGCCGTATGATTCTCTTTCCGATGTAAACGGTTTTTTCGGTCTATGAAATCCCCTTTTGGAAGGATAGTCAGTTCGTCAATCTCCCATTCGCCCCTATTGTGGCACCATACCTTTATACGTTTTTTCAGGTATTCTGCCGGAGATATGTTATTCTTATTCATTTCTTTTTCTTTATTATGTATTCCTCATTAATATATTTCCCTTCTGAAATCAGACTAATAAGCATCGTGATTGTGGCGGCCATTATCAGACCATGAACACGAAGGAACTTTAAGTTTCCCCTCCATTCTCCATTCTCGTAATGAGAGTATGTAAAGAAATCACCGTTCAATGTCCGCTTATAGTCTCTTGAATTTACATAAATTTCATCAGGCAGTATATCGAGCAGACGGCTAAGTGACCATGCCGGAGTCAAGCGACGGAAATTCAAGGCTATGCTTAAATCGTTATCGTCCCTGGCTATTATCACATGGCCGTCCTCCTCTATATAGCAGTCGGCAGTTTCAGGCTTCAGCCCAGCTTTGCAGAGCATGAAGGACTGAGCCTCGGTTGTCGTTGGGTTATTCTTGAATTTCATCATTGTTTTGTTGATTTGTCTTGCTGATAAGTTTCTTTTCGGCAAATTCCTCCAAAACATAGAATGCTACATCGAGTGGTCTTTCTCCTGCTACTATGTGGATAAAAGCATTATGTAATACTCGTGTCATTTTAAAGTGGTCTTCTATGCTTATTTCGGAAGTCCCTTTCAAGGAAAAAGAGAAGTCGCCCAATTCTGATGTGACACCACAACCTGATGAATAGCCTTCCCACTTCAGCTTAATAGGGAGCAAAGATAGTATATCCATTATTCCGAAGGCAGGCAGCACCACACTGTTTATGTCGGTGTAATTATCCACGTCCTTCTTCAGTGTATAAATAGGTGCCACAATTCCTGAAATATCTACTACCCATGCAAATGTGGCATTTGATGTATCAACACCCAGTTCTTGCAACATTCCCATCTGTGCGATGGAAAGGCATGGTATATTGTTTTGTTCTTTATTCGTCATGTTATTCTTCTTTTAAATACTCTTTGTTGAAATATCCGTTTGCTATCAGCCATTGAATTGTAGAAATACTGGCTTCAAATAAATCTTTCTTCATTTCTTGATGTTTCACATCATATCCAAGTTCTTCATAAGAAACGAACCAGTATTGGCCATCAGCATTCATATCTAAATTGGCATTTGGCCTTTTAGTCTGTTCTATTGACTTTGGCATTATCTTGAGCAGCCTGTCAAGACTCCATGCCGGAATATCTTTACCCCATAAATGGTCGAATACCTGTTCTCCGGTCATCATTGTGCCGTCAGGATTCTTGTGGAACGGACTTGCAAGTTTGGATATCCTCTGGGGAGTCCAGTACTTACCTCGCAATGTTGGCGGATGCGTCTGCAGTTCCCATTTCAATTTTTCTACTCTTGAGTTAGTATAGTGATATACCATGTCTGCCGTTTCAGGCTTCAGTCCTATGGCGAGCAATCTCACGGACTGCTCGCGTGTTGTTGCTATTTGTGATTTAATTTCCATGTTATTCTTGTTTATTCTTTATCCATTTAAAAAGTCTTGTACTGGCTCTCCTCACAATGTCTATATCGTGACATGAAGGGAAAACCGTTACTCCGTCTTCTCTTTTGTATGGTGGCCGAAGCTTCATAAACCTACGGTGCCAACCTTTATGCAGCTTACCGTTAGGATTGTAATTCATTATTTTCTTTGCAAGCCTGATCTTCATGTTTTATCTTGTGTTAGTTCTAACTATTCGTTGCTGTCATACCAATGCCAGTGATATCCTCCTGCGTGATTCCTTTCTCCTCGACAGCATGAGCAGATATTTCCGGAACTGATGCCCGTTACTCTGCTTGCTTAGGACGCACTGGGGAAATACACTGTTTTACCTTCATTGTCTATCATTATTAACAGGTCTTCTGTTCCACCCAGCCTGTTTACAACCTTTCTTTGGTGCAGCTTTAAGTTTTGCAAGTATTTTGCTCTGTTGTTCTTTTGTAAGGAAATCGTCCCATTTCTTACCTTGTTGAGATTTATTACCTTTCATAAATTCCCGGTCAATTTGTTACGATATACTCTTACAGGTTCTAAAGTCAGATCTATTATTTCCACAATTTAAAGTCGTATGCAAAGACAAAAGGATTACTGTCCCATGTACCTTTGCCGGATGTTTTGTTGATTAAGATTGCGTAGGCTTCGCGAGGAGTAAGATACACATCATCTTTTGTCCTGGTTTCAACATTAGGCAAATAATAGAAATGGCGGCCTGCTGGTGCGTGCCATTTCTTGATTATACCTTCGGCTAAGCAGTCCTCGTCGGTTATGTCCTGAAGAAACTCTATTTTATAATCCATCATACGAATTTGTCTTGGCATAAGGTCTGGACGGACAAACATCTTATTGTTCCATCCTTTTAATTCTTTATATATTGCCGTATTCACACAGTCAAGTGGATTTATGACTTCAGAGTATTTTTGAGCGACAGCAACGATTTCTCCTTTCTTGTATGGAACCTTTTGTGGATTGTTCTCATAATATGCTTCAATCAGATCTTTACCTTTAAGGAAGTCAAATGTCTCATTGAAATAAAGAGTCTGAAACAAAGTCAGTTTTGCATCATCAATCTTGATGATTCTCCTCGTTTTGGTCTTTATTCCGTCAAATACAGCTTTTGTCAGTCCGTATTTGTCGTTAAACATTATTTTTTGCATAAGCTATTCTTTATGTTTCCCATGTGTAAATCGTATGTGTATTGGTCTATTTCTGTCACACTTATAATTCTGTTCACTTGTGTAAAAGGTAGTCCTTCATCTTTCAGAGAGAACACCTCTGTTTTTGTGCGGATTACCCGGACACATAACTCTCCGTAACCTTTACATGTTATCATCCAGTAATGGTATTTCTCCGGTTTGGTAATCTGCCAAAACACAGCAACTGCAGATATGATTAGGCATGTCCAATACACCCATGAGGGCAGAAACGTCTGGATTAGTGCGAATATCAGAATCACTCCTGCGATTACCAGGATTGCGTATATAAAGTAGATTAATCTTTCTTTCATAATTAGTTTTCTTTATTAGGTGACAAATCTTTCATATAAGCCCATCTTACCAGATTGTTTACAGCAACATAATCTTCCCAATTTACAGTCAAAATTAGTTCCTTATAAAAGCAATCCGTTTCATACTGATTGTTTTCATCGCAATAAACGAAGAACTCATTCAACTCCGGCTTTTCGCTTGCATCATGCCATGCACTGTTTATTCGCCATTCCGCACCGGATTTAAACAATGGCACTGCATATTTATCTACTGTACCAGAACAGACTGTGTAAAGATCAATGTCTCCATGTTTTGTATATCCATCTTGCAATTCCTTATGGATTTTTTCTCTTACTATTCTTGCTGCTATTTCAATATCTCTTTCCATTTTTAGAGTGATGTTTTTATTATTTTGAGTAACTTTTGGTTTGCGTACAAGTTCCCGTTCCCTTAAATCCTGCTATAGGACAAAAATCGCAATATCCTCCATGTTCTTTCATGCATTTCCCTTGACTTGCCAGTTCAAGAACTTTCTGGTTCAATTTTTCTACCTTTTCTCTTTCCTCTGCGTATTTATATCTCGGCACAAGGTTCTTATATTCTTCTTCTGATAAAATGTATTGCATAGTCTTTATTGTTTATATCGTTATACTTATTAATAATTCAATCCCATTTTCTCGCGCCTGTACTGAGCAGCATATTCCTGATTGTCCTTGCTTCTCGGAACAAGGATAACCGTTGTGTTGGTTACACGCAAAGAGTAAAGTTTCTCTTCTTTCTTTTTCTGATGCTTGGATATTACAGAAACATCATCTGCAGGTCTGTTTAAGGTTTGTATCATATCGTTTTTTATTTTAAGGGTTTCAGAATCTTTTTGGTAAATCCTAAATCAAGGTTTCTTTCGTGGTAGGACTTCAAGACCGCATCGTAGCTGTGACGGGTGTTGAATCCTACATTGTCGAGTGCATTGATTATCTCCAAAGCCGTGTGCTGCCGGTAATGCTCAATTGTCATGTAGATGTTTGGTGAGTATATTGAGCCGCCGGAAAACTTAAAGTAAAGACTGCCTTCATGCTCCTGGATTTGAACTACCGGCCAACAGTAATCATCTTTAAATTTCGGTACGTCCTTCCATTTAAGTTTCGTCTTCCGGCTTTCGTGAATGATGATGTTATTTACCAAGACAAGTTACATTAAAGTTACTGCCATTTGAGCAAAAACTACACATTGAAGTAAACGGAGAGTAAACCCTTCCACATTTGGGGCAAATCCAACCTTGCTGACCGAATATCCCGGTATTTTTAGCAGGAGTTTCATTCTCTCTCCTTGCCATTTCTACTGCTGTCTTTGCGTCTCCTACTGTAACGATGTAATAAGAGTCTTTTCCGTTAAAGTGTTCTTTTTGTTTTGATTTTAAATATTCTTCCGGTGTCATAATTATTATGTGTTATAATGTTTAATATCAGTTATTTATATTACTGCTCATGGCATTTATTTCGTGAGCAAAAATTCATTTCAGGATTTGGTCCTATATGGGGCTGTGGCAGGAATATTATTCTCTCCTTATCGTAGAAGAACTTTAGTGAAAATATCGTTCCGTACTTGTCTTCTTTTTTTATATATTCTACATTCTTGAAACCTAAGAGTGTCAAATACCTTCTCAAGATTCGAAATGCGGAATCTGTGTATTCATAACCTACCCTATCGCATCGGGGAGCCATTTTGTAACAGACTATCTCGCCTTGCATCGGACCTACTGCTATCCGCTTGATTACATCTTCCTTTAGCTGCCTGGCTACGAAGTTTGTATTCTTCATACGAGGGATATGCGGTATGTTTTCTGGTATAAAGATCATGGTTATTTAATTATATTTATTCTTCAATAATAAAGTCATTGTGTATTCTCATAATTCTTATAATATCAACTGCACTCCTATGAATTTTTAAATCCTTAGCTATTGAAGCCTTTGCCTGTTGATATAATGTGGAATATTTTGTACGTTCTTCCTCTGTACGATATGCAAGCTCATATTCTTCTCTGAACTCTACATTATCAACTTTAAATATTACTGAAAAAAGTCCACTCTTTAACATGGTTACACCTCCTTTTTATATAGTTCATCGTTTATCATCTTAGCCAGTTCCGGTATTGACTTGTCTTGCCATTCCTTGCTTATATCGTCTATTTCATCGTCAAAGTGATTGTCGTAAACGTATTCGTTTATCCATGTGACAAAATCATCTTCGCTTATACCATCACCGGAATAGTCGTCTATTTCCGAAGCTATATTAAGGCAGTGAAGGTGTGACTTCCATGTATAAACACTGCCATCGGACATAAGCACTGCTCTATCATACTTTTCTCCTTTTTCTATTATTCCACCGCAGAAACCGCATCTGTGCTGTTTTCTTGCAATGGGTTTTGTTATGTTTATTTTTTGTGGCATAGATTAATGGTCTTCAGTTAAACATGCTCCTTTCAGAGCTTCTTCTATTGCTTCTTCAATATTGTTGAAGTCATCATAATAATCGACATCGTATATTCCATCGTCGCCCATAACGGACAGGTAGAATCTTGTTTTACCGGGTTCCTTTGCTTTTCCATAACCTTGATTTGATGTTATGTAAAACTCCCGCTTTTTGTAGTGAGCAACAAAGGAAGTCTTAGTGTATTCCCGTATTTCCGATTTACGGAATATGCAGCCTGCTATCTTCATAGGTTTTATTTTACGCTTTTCATTTGTTTTATCATTTGACATGCTTTATAAATCCCATCATTCAGTGCTGCTTCATAATCATCCCAGCAACCACCATCGTTAGGACCTTTCATCATGTAGTCTGTAATAAATGTCCCATAGTTAGCTTTGCATATCGACCAAAAGAATCCTGATGCGCAACTGTATATTTCGACACATAGATTGTGAACATTGCGAAGCCATCTTTGTGCTTCGTATAAAGTAGGTCTAGAATAACTGTCACCCGATTCGTTGTGATTTTCCGGTTCCTGACTAATCCATACCATCCCGGACTTAGTTATTTGAGACGAAACCTTTTCATCAAATCCATTTTCCTTTAATAGCTTTGCAACATCGTTTGTCACATAATCTTCTGTTCTGAACATGGCTAATTTTATTTATAAGGGTTATTGTCTAATACTAATGCAGAAACGGCCAACCCTAATCCGATCAGATTACGATAGTCTATATGACACTGATAGAATACATTAAACACTTGCGTAAACTGACGGATTCCCATCTGTGTGCTATTATATTTCCCCTCTTCTGGAGAGATCAAGAAGGAATGTAAGCTCATTTCACAAACCTTACCGCCCCAAATGAAAAACTCTACACACTCCCTTATCTCGTCATACTTCCATGTGGTGTATAGCCCCATATATCCATCAAAATCGAATGCTTCAATCAGCCGGTTCATAGGACATAACTTTTCTCCCTTTACAAATATTTCTTTTGTAACTGATGATAATGGGTAAAGGATAGGCTTTATTTCATTATCAGGCATTAATAACCCTTCTATACTTACGGATGGTTTAGTATTCAGATTTAATGATACATTATACATTGTATGTCCATCTGTAGCTTTTAATCCATACGGAAGGCGGCTACAAGCATCAATCTGCAATAATTCTTTTTCTTCTTCTTTTAACATAGTCTTACTTCATTAACCATAAAACACAAAAAAATATTGTAGAAATCAGGAAGGCAAAAGCACAATGCATAAAGACTTTCGTCCGTCCCAAATGTTTTTTTTCTCTCTCTTTGTATATCTCATAAAAGGTCTTTTCTATATTATCACGTTCTGCCCTTAGTTTGTCGTTTGCTCCTCTTACTATGGTATCTACGATGCGATGACGTATCTGTTCAGGTAGCGGATAGTCAGAACGATATACGGCGAACTCTCCTATCTCCTCAATAGTAGCACGATGTCGGACTATCTCTTTTACGCCGCTTATTTCAACGGAAATGTCTATTCCTTTGACTTTCATTTCTTCGTTGAGCTTCTTTAATGCAAGTTGCTCTATCTTCTGTTCATTGGCTTGAGCCAGTTCTTTCATTTGCTCAAAGTCCTCAAGGTCTATTATAGCTACCTTGTTGTCCGGTATGTATTCTATTAATTTCATGGTTTATTCCTTTCTTTTACAAAACTCTTTAAATTCAGCCAAAGCATCATTGATGCAATTCTCCAGTAATGTGCCATAGGCTTCTCCGCATCTTGCCGGGGAAGGTATGCATGTCTGGATCCAGGTCTGACCTTCTATCTCACCAATTTTACAATCAACGAACAGAGATATAAAATGGGTTTCATGCTCCATGTTTATGTGAATCCTTACCTCTCTGTCAAGTATCTTCTCTGCCGTATAAAGAACTATCTGCTGTGGATGCGGACCTTCCAGCACTTTGCTGATAATTCCATTGTACTCTAATGACTGTATATATCTCTGAAGGTACTCGTTTATACTCTTTTCTTCTTCCTCCCATGAGGCATCCTTACCCTGAAAACTGTCGCAGAGTTCTCGTTGTCCTTTACCTTCTCCTGACAATCTGCAATATAGAGTAAGTTCTACAGCCTTATTATCTTTTTTTCTTAGACTACGACCATAATGCCTGCAAAATTCACAACACGGCAAAACTCTCCCGGATTGAATACCGTCTATCAACTGATACATACGGTTTCTCTTTTCTTCTGAAATCATTGTCCTTCAATTTTAGTAATAACATAATCAGCTTTATTCCATCCGGTATAGAAGGAAACGGCTGCAATCTTCGCATTAAGTGTATCTTCCGGAAATTCCTTGTCTATGAGCTTACCTTTTCCATATCTCGCCTCGAGTGATGTTCCATCTATACTGAAATAGCCGCTTATAGCCGGATAATTTTCCAAGGCTTCTTTGATGAACTCTCCGACAATATATCGTCTGTCAAATTCCACATATCCTCCGACGCATGGAGAAGCATGTCTGGGAAAGACTCTAATCAGTTTAAACATAGGCTATCACTTTGATTTGTTTAATTTTCTTTTTCTCCTTGATTATTAATCTTATCCTCTTGAAAATCTGCCACCAGTGGAGTTTCTTTTCGTCAGCGAGCATGTAGTACATTTCACGCCAGTACAACTCGTGCTGTTTCTTTTCGTCGAGGTTTTTTCTAAGAGTTTCTATGATGTTGCTCAGCTTGTCAATTCTATTTGTCTGCTCCAATATTTTACTATTGAAGCTGTTTCTTTCAGCTTTTACTTGACTCGCATAACTATCAAGAGTTGAAATTGCTTGGGATAAAGTACCGTAGTGATATTGTATAAATCCTATGTCGAGTCCTTCACCTATTATGCTTTCATAATATGCTCTAATCTTGTCTTCTGCCGCTTTTACTTCCTGCTCTTTATGGTATTTTATATTAGCAAGTTCAGCAGTCATCTTATTGTATTCATCAAGAGGTATAATGACCTTTCTTACGTTTTCTTCCTGTCCCATGATATTGCCGGTCTATTCGTTTCATTTGTCTCATTGTATTAGTTAAGTCCCTCCCCATTACGAGGAGAAGACTTTATTGTTTATCGTGGCAGATAATCCTGCATTTCCTTATACCATGCCTGTTGGGTAGAGGTAAGGTTTTCAATCTCAAAGTTTGCAAACTCCTGAAGCATCAGCTTTCGGATTGCCAGCTTTTCGGTATTGTCTGCCTTACGGAACTCATCGTAATAGTTGGTGAGAGACTGACGTTTGCTTTCGATATAGCTCTGGGTATTCTCAAATACTTCACGGCGTGCATTCTCGTATTTCGGAGCGAAGAAGGAATACTGCCATAGTCCGAGTGTGTTCCCACCGAATGTTATGCCTACGATCAGGATGGCTGCAAGGATAATCCCTGCTATTACTCTCATTGCTGTTTTCATGGTTATTGGTGCAGTTTAAATGGTGATACAATGATTTCCGGTTCAAGATATACAGGTCGTGGTTCTCCACTTTCAGGATCAATCATCATAAGCCATGTGGCACTAAGACCTTCGGGCATAAACAGTCCGTTTGGATCTGCTTGCGGAAGTTGCCCGCAGTAGCCACCACTTGCATATCTGTCAACGGTTTTTACCGGATTGCTGTACTGTGTACTGTATGGAAGTCCGTATCCGAGACACTTGCCCAGGAATACCAGTTTCCCAGTCATATGATTCACGATGTATGCGTAACAGATAAGGTCTTCACGGTCGCGCTGCTCCATAATCATTTTTGCAAGTTTCTTTTCCTGGAAGTTGGTGATGGCCGGCATTCCAAGTTCGCTTGCTACTTCCTGCATCATCTGTTCCTGTTTGCGTGCCATCTTCTTGTCTGATGATTCTTGTGGCATTTCTAAGTTACATGACTGTGCGGCGAACGATAATAATGCTGCCGCCAAAATAAATAGCTTTTTCATTTTCGTTTGTTTTAAATTGGTTTGTGAATTGAGTTTATATATGGTGTTTTTAATTATTGATTTCATAATCCAAAAGTTTTCATGTGCTGTGGTACAGACGTATCCACAAAAAGATGGCCTACAAACTTTCCATAGCAGATAATGAATGTATCAATGTATTCGTATGTCATAGGGAGTTCAAATTCTTCGCCTGTCATTACTACACGGAAATTAATCGGTATTATGGTATTCTCTTGTGGTGCTATAGCCCAGATATAGGCTTTTTCATTGATTACGGCTACCTTCAGTATTCTGCTTTGTTGATGCATTTGCAGAGTAAATTCCGTTGCGACAGGGATTTCGTATTTTAAGATTCTGTTGCTCATTGTGTTTATTGTTTTAGGTATTGTTTCTTCTTTCAGGTTGTTATCAGTTGTATGTCGGCATCCGCCTTGTGTCAGTGTTTGTCGTGTATTAATTAACCCAATATGTCATGCTTTTTATCTGTCTTCGGCTTCAAGTCTTCTTTTCTCTTCCATTTCTTCATCAGTGTCCGGACATTTAAGTATCTCGGACGTGTCTTTCGGTTCTTCACCTAATTTGTAGAAGTAACAGCAACGGACGCTCTCTCGTGTTCTGTCTTTCTTGTAATGAGAATCGTCTATAAATTCTGTCACCCATGCATATCGGCGAGGCTCTTTGGAGTTCTTGTCATTGCCGTAAACTATCCGGGGATTCATCGTGTACTGCATATTGAAGCAATATGCCTGCATCTTTTCCATAAGTTCCTTTCGCACTCCCGATATGTTTGGTCGTGTAACCGGCTCACCCCGGTGTTCCAATAGGCTCATGCACATTTCCTGTACTGCAATAGGCCGTTTCCAATGCCATTCCGATGCAAAGAAATGGTTTGCCCAATCAATAAACATCTGGTCCTTGATAGCCGAGTAGAGGATTCGCATCTGTCCGTCACGCTCCATAGGAGGTATCATACTGTCCTGAAGTCCGAGGTAGAACTGGCAACTCTGTAGCATCATATATACGGCTTCGTTGCGCTCCTCTTCTGTGGCTTCGAGAATGATATCCTTGCCGAACTTAGTCTGTGGAGTGAATTTCCGGAGCTGGCCGCTATAATCTTCGTCATGGTAGTAATCGCTCTGCATGGCGAGGATTATACGCCGTGAGGTACTTCCTTCGCTCATATCGAAAGGGAACTTGTTCATCGTCACAAATATCTTCGGTGTGGCATCCCTCGGCAATGTCATTTCATCACGGTACAGGGTTTTGACGGTAATGTTTTCCGTTATGTTGTAGAACTCCTTGCCTACCATATCTTCACGCAAATCATCTATCAGTACCATAGAATCAACGGTATAATGAAACTTGTCGAAGTTCTTTGCCATGTTTTCCTTCTTCTTGAGTGAGGTACCGTCTATCCAACATACCTTGCGCACCATTTCAAAGAACGACCGGAAAAAACTCTTACCGGTACCACCGCTATTCTTACCTTCATCCACCACGGAATATTCTGTCACTACTCCCATCTTCTGCATCGTACCTGTACGGTATCTTGAAAGCATATATCCCATGAGTGCTACCTTGCAGACGAAATGCATATCCTGGCGTTGTTTTTCATCGGCTGTGAGTGCCATTCCGAGGGCTTCCTTGCGCCAGTGTATTCGCCCTGTATCATATAACCACTGAATGCAGACAGGCATCTTGTCCATTTCCTTCGGGAAATTAAGCAGGTAGCGGTACATTCGCTGATAGGCGATAAACTCTGCGTCTTCACGTTTGCGGTCAGCTTCGGAAAGTGACTTGTCCTGAAGCCTTCGCTCATTCAGTTCCTTGCGTGCAAGGTATTCAGGATTCTCTTCTATGGTAAAAAGAGGTGCGTTCTGCGGATAGAAATCGAAATCCATAATCGCCTCGCGATTTACATGAAAGGGCAGGTCGATATAATCTACTGTCTCTATGCTGTCGGCTGTGACTTTAACGGCACAGTTGCGGAAGAAGAAGTAATCAAAATCCTTGCCCCATGAACGGAAGTTGAGTTTGACTTCCTTTATGCCTGACATCGAATCACGCCCGATACGCTTCTGCGTACTTATGGCATTACTCAAATCCTCGGAATAATATTGGGAATTATAATGAAGGAAGTTTTTCATTATATCTTTGGCCACACTTAATGCCTGGTTCTCTTCTACCACATCTACTATATTATTCCTGATGCGGACAAACTTTGTGGTGTGTGCTTCGTCAGTATATTTGTAGAAACCGTTGGCGGCAAGGAACTGTGTCATATTATTGAAGTTGATAGTATATTTCTTCACCAAAAAGCGGCTTTCGTCCTCGTCCTTCTTGCTCTGGAACTGCACATCCCAGAAACGCATACGGCAGGCAGTCTTCATCAGATCGGCAAAATAGCGGTTGATGGTGAGGTGCTGCAGGTCTTCGTTGTTGCGCATTACAGCCGGATAGAAGTTAAAGAACTCTTCTGCATCCTTACATGGTTTTCCCGTGCGTGGATTGTAACGTGTGGCAAGATCTTCCGGCAGATAGATAACTTTCATATCGACGTATCTCAGTGCCAGACGGTTCATAGCTTTTATTCCTGTACGGTCTATATCGTATAATACAAATACTTCACGGGCTATTTCAAAAAGCTTGTCGATTGTTCTCTTGGATATTTCCACACTTTCCGAGTGAGGGAATACTACATGTGCATCACTGTGAAAATATACGTTGATGGCATCGCGCGGACCGGAGCAGATTACTATACGACTGAATACATCTTTCCATTCTCTTTGCGACCTTCCGTCAACTACTTTCTTACGTTCTACATTCACAAGAGGATGTCCTTCCGGATCGGAACTTTCCACTTTCCCGGTCTGCAAAGCACGCATCACGTCATTGTCGCCGTATATCTCCTGGAAGAATCCTTCCGGCTTGTCTCCGTTCTCATACCACCATGTAAACTTATAGTTGGGCTGGCGACGGCCATTGGCATCTTTTGTTTCCTTAAAGTAAGGCTCGTACTTTCGTGCCCACCAGCCATGATTGCCTTCATAACGGAACATGAATACCGGGTAACTGTCTGTGCTTTTCACTTCGTAGCTGTTAAGCACACCGTCAGCATCAGTCTTTGCAGGTGTGGTGTAGGTATTAAGAGGATAAAGATTGAACATGCGTGTCAGCAGTTCCGTATCGAAAGGAGCCGCACCTGTGCCACGATAATAATCAGGATTGAAGGAGTAACGCCATGTGTTGTTTCCTGCTTCATCGAGTATGGCTGTCTGCTCGGCATCTTCTCCCCTGCCCTGTGCAGGACGAAATACAGGTTGTACCTGACAGCCGAGGGCACGCATTTCGGAAGGAGTAAAGCCACCTTCACGCACCTGGTACGACCATGAGTTCTGCGGCTCCACCTTACGGGCACGATGGAAGAATCCGTTCTTATAGTCACCGTCTATAATGAGATTGAAGTCCTTTGCCAGACGGTTTACTGCAGAAAGGAAATCGCTTTTCTCTCCTGCCTTTTCTAACAGGCGTTGCTGGAGAAGGATTGCTCCCACTCCTTCTGAGCGGTTTTCCTTAGCACACACAAAACAGTGGTAAGAAGCGTACCTCTGGCCTTTGGGAGCCGACTTGCTTACACAGAAACTTCCGTTGGTCTCTGCATGAAACGGACAACGGTAGAATGCGTTTCTTACCGTCTGAGAGGTTATGGCATACCCGTTGTTTCGCATCACATCGGTAAGCGGAAGCGAATTGAGCATATCAATGGTTTTGTCTGATATCATAGTAGTCTGTATTTAGCATGGATTAAGGGATAAAGGTTACTTCATAGTTCTCATCTTCGAGTTTTGAAACAATAATGTCTTTCAGTTCATCCATCATGCATTTCCACCAATCAGGATTGAAAAGACGTATCACTCCGTGGTCAACCTCTCCCGACTCAACATAACCATCATACACTATCTCATTTTTAAGTTTAGTTAGTAAAGTTTTAGAAGCATTATCCGAATATATAACTATACTTTCATCCTCAAATCTTATTGATAAGGAAACCTCTTTCATCCGGAATCGTTGCTGAAATTGATTAAAATATTTTTCTCGTATCATAATATCTTTAAGGATTATTCTATTTATATAAGTCGTTTCCCTTGAAGTTTCACAGTCAGTTCCGGACGCGTCTTGACATCAAGAACGGCAAAGATTCGTTTGCGAATATTGTCAATATTAGAGTAACTGCACCCCAGTTTCTCGGCAATATCCTCATAAGATAATGCCGTGTTGGCCATGAGAAATGCTACTTCTGCCTGCTTGGGTGATAGTCCGCATTCGTATATGGGATTGCAGCATACAATATGTTTGTGTTTATAATTAGGATTGAAGCCATTGAACGGGCAATTGTATCTTTCCGGACAAAGAGTAAACTCCACATTAAAATCACCTTCCGATTTATGGTCTAATATATGATCCTGCGCGCCAAAACAGCAATTAAGACTGACAAGAGCCAGTTCGGAACGGTATCTGTTCGTTATGCTCTTTATGGTCTTGTATGCGCGGCCCAGACGCATTCTAAGTTTCAAATCAGCAGCTTCAAGATGCGAAGGATAGTACATGCCCATTTCTTCCAGGTATTCTTCTACGAATGCATATCCTGCCACTCCATCGTTCTTTACTATCAGTTCCTCACCGTCCTCAAATACTATGCGAGAAAATCCGTCACGTAAATTTGTATATGCCTCCCATTGTTTCTTCATTTCCTATGTATTTTTACCTTCTTGTGTAATACCTTGTATGAACTCTTCATATACTGTTTCAAGTCCGACAAGTTCCAAATCATTGAAATCAAACTTCTTGAACCTAGCCCTTGCTGTACGTTCGCACATTTCCATTTCATTTTGCATGAATTTTATAAACTCCGATTTGACAGGCAAGTCGTTGTAGAAGTTCTTGAAGTCATTAAAAGAATCGTCCTCAAGAAACTCCCTAATGCAGCCTTTTATGCCGACTATCTGCCATTTACTTAATATCCCGCGCCGGAAACGTGAGTGGGCAGTATTGATACTCATCCCGTATTTTTCAACGACAAAATGAGTGAAGCACAATCTCAGAGATCTATTTTTTTTACCCAAAATAGTGCGAATTTTCATACTCTCAACCGAATTGTTTCGTTTCATCATTGGTATTTTAAGTTCATTTTTGTTATATTTACCGTACAAAGTAACGAATTTGAATTTAAAAAAACTAATTTTCGTTATAAAAATAACATATTTGAACCTGTTTTTTTATGTACTACTTCAATATATTCCTGTTTAAGAGGCTACCTTCAATGTTTGGTATGACACAGGCAGACCTCTCTAACTTATGCCTCGGAGCAAAGCATAAATATGCCCGACGTATTGCAAATCAGGATACTTTTCCCTTTAAGGAACTTATAGATTTATGCAACACACTACGCATAAGCCTAGCCGACTTTATCACTTTAAATCCGAATGAGCCATTTCTGGAGAACAAATACAAATATGTTATTCCAGAAAACAAATTTATTCCTATCGAGTTTCAGCCTCGAAATATTCGGTTTGTCTATGGTCCGAATGGATTGGGAGGCAACATTACGCGGGAGGATTTTGCAAAGACTATGAGTGTTTCTCTGACTACTATAACAAGGTGGAGCAATCCAGAACTATGTTCTATCAGTCTCACAGAAATTTTAAAAATATGCAATCATTATAAAATAAATATTGATTCGTTCGTAGAAGACAAAAATAAAAATCTTGAGCAGATTGAAACCAGGAAAGAGGCTGCGGAACTGCCTACACGTATCTGGCAGGAAATAACAGAGCTGAAACAGATTCTTGAAAAAGAAAGAGATGACTACCGTAATCTTAAAAAAGAAAATGAACAACTTAAAATTACGCTGAAAAGCGGCCTATTCTTAGGTAATTCTCCTTCTGAATATAATAAAGAAGAAAACCAAGAGCGTAAAATAAGGAAATGGACTGTTAACTGGAATCTTCTGCAGAACCTTACAAGTGTATTGAATATCACAGGCAAGGAGCTGATTAAATCTGCCGGTCTCGTAAACTATGCCGAGTCATTCAAGGAAGGCGATTTGCCTGTCACTTCATTCATTAAATTATGCAACAAGTGGCAGCTGTCCACACGTCATTTCTTTCTCAGAAACAACGGTGTACAGCCACCAGTATATCAATACAGTTATTACCGTTCGGAAGAGTGGAAAACAGTTGTATTTCACCCCGAACATGTAAACGACTTGTTTGGTCAAGATGCACTCACAAGCCTTACGCGTATGGAAATTGCAGAACTGAACGGAGTAAGTGAGGCATCTATTCGTGCATGGAGAAAACCGGAAAGTACCATGCGCCTATCGGACTTAATACGCCTTTGCAATACTCTTGATTTAACTCCTTCATGCTTTATAACCGATAATAACCGTACCGAGTTAAGCTACAGTATGAGCTATACAGAGTATTTGGTAGAAGAAAACCGCCTATTGCGCCAGCGCCTATTGCGTATGAAAGATACAATACGCAAATTGAAAGATAAAAACGGTTTATCTGACAAATGAATTATAAGTGCCACCTGTAAATGAATATCGCACATTAAAGTTTACGGCCATAAGATCCGGCTTACTGCGGTCATAAAGTGATACCGTTTCTTCGGGTATTATGGCTACCGGCACATATCTTCCATTGAGCAGGAGCCACGCTTTTCTTGTAACAATAAACTCATTAATCCACCATTCTGCCCATTCTCTATTTACGAAACCGCTGCTCATCTCGAATGAAGATGTCGGTAAAGAAGCGTAATTTACTACTTGTGTGTTTCCCTTAAACCCTATCTCCTGTGGAACAACATACAGATTACTTTGTATATCATATTTCATTGATTCTTTTGTGATAGCAGTTACACTCTCTAAAAGTCCGAAACTGTTTATAAAGACAAAACACCTCATATCTGAATGTGGACTTACTATGTAAGCCTGTTTTCCCTGCTGTGCAGTTGTTCCTATAATCACATTTCCAAGACTAAGAGAATCTGTCTTTATCTGAATAGATTTCGGAACCAATATACCTCCTGTAAATATGGAATAATCGTTGGTAACTTCACCCTGCTTTACACTATAATATATAGTATCTGCTTTTGTACTGACTGCAGGGAAAAAGATATCCACGCCCAAAGGAATTATTTCTCCTTCGGGTTTTCTGCTCAATATACGTCCGTCTCCCAAAATAGTAGCCGTATCTTCGTTTGGAGCGGAAAGCCTCTCAAATTCTGTCAAGCTCCCTGGCAAAGCTTTATATTCTTCAGAAGTGATTTCTTCTTCTTCAATTTCTGTCATTCCCTCAATATAAGCTTCTTTATATGTCAGTTTAAACTTTGCAGCATACATAGTCTGCTCCATTTCACCATTATTGGCAGTTTGTATAATGTATCTTGCAAGAGCAGTTTGTATGGTACTTCCGACATTAAATTCAGCAATACCATCCGCTGCTACTTCAAAAGAATAAGGCTCAGAATAAGTATGTTCCTCACTGTTTCTAAATACTGTAACATCGCATTTTAACTTCACACGGAGAAATGTTTTCCCTGTAAGCGTCGTTTTCACCTTTGCTATTATCGGATCACCGGCAAAAGATATTGCACCCGGTTGTTGAACAACTTGTATAGCCATAAGTCATTTTTTTAATTTTACAACGTATAAAGTTCTATGGTTGAATCTACTACTCCATTCACATTAAGCGTATAAGATACCTTATTAATAAAACCTACAAAACCGCCAATCTTATATCGTTTTAGAAAATCTATACCGATAATTTGTGTGATACTCATCTTTACAGTCAGAACAATGGTTTTCTTATTAGCCATAAAATATAGATATTCAGACAGAAATTTTGACACAAGCCCGCGATCTTTGTAATTATTATCAATCGGATACCCCTCTTTTTCGGGAATCAGTTTCAGAGAAAAACGGCCGTTTTGGTCTGCTCCACCCTCTTCTGTTCCATTATAATCAAAAAAACGGCCATAATTGTCACAACTATCAGAAGTAAAAGCATAGTTCCCGACAGTCTGCACCCATGAAGAGTTTCCTTCACCATCATAGTCATTATTTACTATTTCAAGTTTGGATTCGTCACCGGGTCCACGCATAATCCCCAGAGTATATCCAGCATCATATTTCCTTAATGGTGGTTCTTGATTTGATTCTGTATCATACAATTCCGGACATAAAGCTTTAATTGTCATTGACCTTTCAGTAACAAATACAGAAGACCCGCCCTCGTATTGATTTGACTCATACAGACTTTTATCAATTACTGGAGACGAATTTAATTCTACATCTGCAAAAATGGCCAAAAGCCTTTCTCCATCAGACAACGGAGACATAATTCCAGGTCTGCTTTGAGAATTAGAATTTTTGTTATGAGTATTGGATGATTGACCTGACAATATATTATCTTTATCAACAAGATTATTGCCGGAATTATTTCCTATCGAAGCAGATCCATCATCATTCTTACCTCCCTGGACGGAATTAATAATTACAGGCCGGAAATTCAATGTAATAACCTGCTCATTTTCTTTATCACTTTTGTTTTTATTTATAATATAATCCCTAAATCCTCCTACCTCGAAGAGTGAAGGAGAGCCACCTGTCTCTTTGTTAACCTTAACTCTGTATGCATTCCCTGTTTTTTTATCAATCTTGCATTTTTTATCGAATGAATTAATTCCACCTTCAAGCAAATGATTATAATCTTCATATTCTACAACATCAGAATAATCATTATAATTGAAAGCCGTATCATCAGAGTCACCATACGTTATTTTAATCGTTTTATTTTTTGATTTTACCAAATAATAGTCTAAAATATGTACCGGTAATTCTATCTCTTCACTGCTTCTCAGAATATCTTTTACAAAAATTATATCCATACAGTTGAGCCTGCTATCATAGAGAAAACGCACTCCGAAAGCATTCATCAGGTCTTCTATCAACTCAGATATAGTAACCTCCGGAAAATTCTCATTAGTGGCATACACATCACTTCCATAAAACAAAAAATTTTCGCTTCCGTAATATTTTATATTTGAATTAGTAGACCCGGTTCTTACAGCGTATGTAATGTCAAAAATATCACCACAAAAGTCTTTTGCCCTTATTTCAGAAAGAGGAATCTCACGGGTATCCGTTGAATAACTGACATGGCATTGTGTCGAGAAGAAGGCCAAACGTGTCATATCTTCTAAAAGATAAAGATCATTCCTTCTTGATATGATAGACATGTGTTTCAGCAAGCAGTCAAGAAGATACATCACATAAAAACAAACACCGCTAAAAGGGCGTTTTGCCTCTAATATTTTGTAGTATCCTTTTTCGGTGGATGTACAGACTCGTACATTACAAAATGGAGACAACGGATATGGTTTGGATATATTATATTCTGTATAATTCATCATCACATAATCCGGTAAATATGCTAATGCTGAAACAGGAGCATCAGGTTTATTCTTCATCCGTGTTACCACATATCCTAATTTAATTTTTCGATCAAGGGGTATATCACGAGCATTCAATTCTTCTATACGGCTCATAAAGTCACTGTTCCCAGAAAGGAATGTTACAGGTATGGCTTCTTCAAGTTCTACTTCTTCATCAATCTCTATAATGCCGCGATAAAGCATTACACCACCAAACCATACTTCAGCAGGAGACTTGTCTAAGTCATGCAAACTTATGTCGCCGAACGGATCTGCTATATTCTTAAATATTGAACGGTTTGACTCTAATGGTATTTCGAATGGGAATGAGAATGTGCCCTGTTCGTTGAACACCGGACTTGTATGTTCAAGCGTGATTGAAAAGTCATCCGGAAGATAGATCCATTCACCGTTTATCTTAATCTGTATTCCTTTCATCGTATTCTGTTTTTCGTTGTTTATTATAAAGCCATATAAAGGACCGGCTTTTACACCAGTCCTCTTTTGTTCATAAACTTGTCTGTTTTTTTCAGTGTCTTGTTTGCCTGATATGGGTCCATTGTTGCACTAATAGGCCGGTTAAGCCTGTCGGTCAACGAAGCCACTGCAGTCGTAAGCTGAGTAAGTGTCTGCTGCATCTGTTCATTCGTCATCATGTCCTGTACCGCTGTTTGTGCCGGAGCACCAGAAACAGTAGATGAAACTGACGGATAATTACCAGTGGCAAACGTAGGCATGGCTGCCTGCTTGAGTTGTCCATGTCGGGCAATAGTCAGAATACTATCGTATATGTGTGGATAGTTGAGAATAAGTTTCTGTGTAGTATCTCCGTCAACTATCATTTCCGGCTTCTTCTCTGAGAATATGCCGAAATGCGCACCGCCGCGATACACTCCTGTCTTCAGTTCTTTCTGGTACCGGGCATTGTATATCTGTCCGTCATTACCCAACACAGGATAATCACCTTTGGCATAGGTAAGCATACCTGCCACTACACGACTTTTACTACTGCTAACTCCGGTTGCAGATGCCACTTCTTCTTTTGCTTTATTCATCTTGCTCATTGCAATCCCCATTAATGCACTAAGAGCTGCACTGATGACAGCTATAAGCGGGATACCCCACCAACCTAACTGACCTACGGTTTTAGCAGAACCGGAAGCTATACCGGCAGAAATATCACCAGCTGTCTTTGCACCCTGCACAGTCAGGTCTGTAACGGCCTGAGTACCATGTATAGCAGTAACAGCACCACTTGTAGCTGCTTCCTGTGCTACCTCCTGTGCGCCCAAAGCCTTCTTCATCACAAGTTCCTGAACTTTCTGCATTATCAAGTCTTTAGTGAGTTTCATGGCCGTCTGAAGCAGCATCTTTGCTGCAGCTTTTCTGTCTTCTACTTCGCCAAATGCAGCTTCTCCCATCTGATAGCTGAAATCTACCACCGCATCAGTATAAGCTTTCAGACTTTCCAACTTGTCGCGAGTTATTTCAAGTTCTTTTTCGGCCTGTTTTTCTTGCGCTTCAGTCAAAGCATCAAAGGCTTCTTGTTCTGCCAAACGATACGATTCTTCCGCCTGTTGCTCGGTTGCTCCTGAAGCAATAGCCTGCTGTATCAGTTCTTCCTTACGTGCATAGAACTGCTCGTAATATTTCTGTGCGGCTTCAAGCTTTATGCGGAGTGTTTCAAGTTCTGCATCATCAACGGCAGAAGTACCGAGTATGGAGCTTTGAGAAGAGGTCAGTCCAAGCCCACCGGCAGTCCGGATCATATCGGCATACTGATTGGAAGACTTTATCATATCCTCCCACATCTTTTCGTTGCCTCCGGTCTGCCACTGAATCTCTACCATCTGACGGATATCCTTTGCATACTTCTCTGCTGCCGCCTTTGAATCCTGATAGAAATCACGCAGTTTCTTGAGCATGAGTGACATTTGTTCTGGACTCATGCTTTCAGCCCAAACCGCATCAATATTGCTTAGATACTCGCGTAACTGGGTTTCGTTTATACTGTAGGCATCTTCCGACAATTCTACAAGTGCATCCACCCTCTCCTTTATTGCTTCAGTTCCCACATCACTGTCCAGACCAAGACTGGCACGGAATATCTTTTCCGTATCTGTGGACAGAAGACGAAGCTTGTCGAGTGACTGTTCATACTGATATACCAACGACTCAAACGGATTGTACTTGCGAAGTTCTTTCTCTATCTCCTGGCGATACTTGATGATATTGTTCATCATGGCGAGAAGGTCTTCTTCAAGTTTCTTCTGCATTCCGTCCGTCTCCCTGTCGCCCAACTTCTGAAGGAATCCGGCAAGCTTGTCAAGGTCTTTGTCGGACATATCGTACAGATCCTTGTTGAATGTGCTTTCTTTTCCGAGCAACCGCTTACGAAGTTCCACACGAGCTAGAAGATGTTCTTCTTCGGTCTGATCTATCTGACGGTTCATCTCCTCGGTTGTAATCTGCTCGTTTAGGTATGCCTGACGGATAGCCTGCTGGCGACGAACAAAATATGCTTCAAGAGCTGACATGGCAGAATCTATCTCTTCACGCATTTTCTTGTCTTCACCACGACTGCCACCTTTACGCTCTTTAAGCCAGTTTCCGCTTGTATCTCTACCCCACTTGTCTTTCAGAACTCTTGCCACATCATCCTCCATCTTCTTCAGGGCATCGTATTCTTCTTTGGCCGACTTGAAACCACGCGCAGCAAATGTCGCCGCATAGTCCTTGTCTTCATTGATACTCTTCATCATGGCTTCAAGTTTCTTGTAGGTAGCCACAAGCTTATCTACACCTGCCGTTTCAAGAGACAAACCCTGTCCCCAGACAGATTCCATACCTAACGCCTTGATGCGGTTCTGTACCTGTTCTATGTTGTGCTGATATACACCGAGCTGTTTGTTCTTTTCCTTTAAATTGGCTTCTTCATCTTTGGAAAGCTTTTCTCCTTTGTCTCGCTTTGCATTCAGTTCATCAATACTGTCACGAAGACGCTGAACGTATGTATTGGCTTGCTGAAGATATGTATTAAGCTCTCTACCGTCCTTAGAAGACAATATTCCTTCATTAGACTTTCTAAGATCCATCAGCATGAGTACATCAGCCTCTTTCTTTGCAGCACGGCTGGCACTCTCAAGATATTTCTCCGTCTGCTCTGTTTCCTGACGGATGGCTTTTTGCACTTTCAGCAATTCATTTGCAGCGGTCCATAATCTTGAACCTATATAACTGTCTTCTCCACTATACCCGAATTTTTCAAAGAATGACTTCAGTGCGTCATTGGTAGTAAGACCTTCCTCTGCTGCTTTGTTGATACCGTCCATGATGGCCGACATTGCAGCTCCGGCATTGGTCTCACCGACACGTTTCATTTCGTTCAGTTCATTGATTATGTCAGATTGAAGCCCTTGTATAACATCCGAATAGCGTTCAGTAATGTTATCCATCATCTTGTCACGCATCTTCAAGGCAAGAGTCTCACGCAGACGGGCATTGATAAGACGATATATATACTCCTGTTTTTCGGCATAGTTGTTTTCTGTAACCATGAAGCCCAAATAAGCACCATACTTATCGTTCAACTGTTTAATCAATGCAGCCCTTTCTCCTGTTTTATCGTTGGCTTTATCAATTGCAAAGCGAAGATTGTCAAGTTCAAACTTTTCTTTCTGAATTGTGCTTTCAAACTCAGCTAACGCTTTTCCGGCTTCTGATACCTTTTCAGAGAAATATGTCCATGCAGAAGCCAAAGCTGTAACTCCGAGAGTTAGCCATCCGATAGGATTCATCTTCATTGCAGTCCATAAGCCTTTTAGCGCGGTTGAGAACACATTAATTGAAACTGCACCTTTCTTGACTTTATCAAAAAACAGCAGCATATTAAAACTTGCGTTCTGTGTTGCCTTTGATGTCGCAATAAGAACTCCTACCAAAACCTCCATTGACACAGCAAGAAGACGGATTCCTTTTTCTCCACGTTCAAACTTATTAGGAATACTTGCTATCCACCTCAGTACATCAGTAAGCCATTCTACCAGTCCGCTGTTTACAATATTCTCTTTTATAGCATTGCCCATTCGCTGCACAATGGCCATAGCAGACTCATTCTTGATGCTATACTCTTCCGTTACACTGGTAGCCTCCTTAAATGCACGAGTAGAAGTAAACACCTGTGCCTTCAGTTCTTCTACACCCGAAGACAATGTTACAAGCACCTGCTTGATACGCTCACCGTCGCTACCCAAGTCCTTCATCAGAGGAGCAAGAACATCCAAACTGCCCATTGCATTCATTTTCTCAAATACTGCAATAATAGCTTCAATGGTCTTACCCTGACTAATAAGGCTTTTCAAATATTCGTCGCTCAATCCTACGGCCTGTGCTACCTCGGTTGTCTCACTGGTAAGAGTGGAAATGAACGTATTCAACGCTGTACCGCTGACCTCTGCATTCTGTCCCAAAGCATCAAGAGAACCACCCAATGCAATCAAATCTGACATGGAAAGCCCTGCTGCATTACCAATTGCACCGATACGTGTCACTATATCAACGATAGGTCCGGCAGAGGCACGGCTTGTCTGTGATATCTCATTAATTGCAGAACCAGTAGCAAGCAAGGCTTTCTCGATGCCGAGTTTCTCTGTCTCACCAAGTATGGCATTTACCTTCATAAGCTGACGCACGGCTTCTGCGCCACCCAGTTCTTCTCCCAATGCAACGAGCAACTGATTACCGGCTTTCACAAATGCAAGGACATCTTCCTTTGCAGAGATACCAAGTTTACCGGCTTCGTATGCAAGATCATGAAGTTCCTGCTGTGCTGTACGGGTATCAATACTGTCTATCTCTCGGCTCAGTTCGGCCACAGATTCGGCAGAAAGACCGGTAGTCTTCTGTATATCTGCCAGGCTATCACTAAGCTCAAGATTTGCCTGTGTCAACTGTTTAATTCGTCCCCATACTTCATTGAATCCGGCATATACCAGGACGTAACTTGTCAATCGTTTTATCGTTGCTATAATTTGATTGTCATGTTCCTGCCAGCTACGTTTCACCTCATTAATCTGGGAATTGACCATACGCAATTTCCTTGAGGTGTCTATATATTCCCTGGTACCACGTTCAGCAGTAGAAAGTTCTTCCTGCAACATGGCAGCAGCCTTCTGTAAGTCTTCAAGAGGTTTAGTATGGAGATTCAGCATTACATCGTCCAGCTTTACTGTACCCTTTGTCAGCTCCTTTTGCTTCTTATCTATATCTTGTAATGCCTTCTGTATGTTTTCAAGTCCGTCTGCATCAGTAAGTTTCAATTTTTTCTGATACTCTTCAAGAGTCTTTTTCAGCCTTTCAAGGTCTTCTATTGTACCGTCAAAAGTACCTTTGCCTACCTTTTCTGCCAGATCAAGAGAGTCCTCCAAAGAGGAAGTATTATCCGATGCCTTCTTTATGCTTTCATTAAGCGACTTAATAGCATCGTCCACCTGCTGTATTCCCTGCGTATCGCTTACCTTTAACTGCTGTTTATATTGCTCCAGTAGTTTTATGGCTTCCTTGGTCTCACCTATGGTAGCATTAAAAGTACCTCCCTGAATACTGCCCAATGTTGATTGCGCCCGCTGTGACAAACGCTTCTGTTCTTCCTTAGTTATTGCTTCCAGACTTTGCTTATACTGATCAAGTTTTTGAGAAGACAGTTCCGCACCATCTATCTGTTCCTGCCAGAATTTCTTCAATTCTACAAGCGAGGCAGCACTGGCATCACCCAGATTCTGCATACGTTTTGCAATAGCAATACTCTTGCTTGTCTCTTCAAAATCTGAAAGATACTTTTGGGCATTCTCAATATACCTGTTATATATTTCCCATTGCCGAGAACCTAATTCCTGGGCGTTACGAAGCTGTGTTGTTGCCTTTATCGCATCTTCTATTTCAGAAACACTACTTCCTGAGAGGTTAGAAAACACTTTGACAGCACTCTTACTGATTCTTCTTTCTTCCTCTTGAGTTACCAGTTTCAACTGCTTCTCATACTCGGCAAGCTCCTGACTGCCACGCTGTGCGCCATTCACCTGTTCCTGCCAGTATTTCTTCAGTTCTGTCAGTGAAGCCGTACTTGCCTTTGCAAGATCAGTCATTCGGTCGGACATGGCAAGCTGCTTGCCCAATTCATTGAAATCGGACAAATACTTCTGCGCACGCTGTATTTCGTAGTTATAGATTTCCCATTCCTGGCTGCCTAACTTCTGCGCATCACGAAGCTGGGTAGTCACCTTTATGGCTTCCTGGATTTCAGACACAGTGCTGCCACCCAGATTACCCATTATACGACCGGCCTTAGAACTTATACGGCGTTGCTCCTCATCTTCCACCTTTTTAAGCTGGTCACGGTATTTCTGAATCTCGGCTGTATTCTGTTCGGTAGATGCAACAAGCTCCTGAAGTCTCTGTTTTGCCATACCAAGAGACTTGTCACTTACTGTACCTATATTCCCCATGATGTCGGAAAACTCAATGAGAGTCCCTTTTCTGCGCTGAATTTCATCATTTACCTGTTTGATGTAGTCACGCACAGTTCTCAGTGTCTCGAAATTCTTGGGATTGATACCAAGAAGCATCTGGTTAAGTCCTTTACGGGCATTGTTTAGATTCCGGAGTGTCTGACCGGAAACATCAGCCAGGTACTTTTCTACTGTATTGATATTCCGCTCTGTTTCCTGAATGCTTTTCTGCAACTGTTTCTGTTGCTTCACAGCCTCAGTATATACAGCCTTGTTCTTATCATATTCCACCGTATCTACGGTAGCCTCCATTTTCTTTTGGGCAGCTTGAACTTCTTTGCCGAGCTTCGCCCATTCCTTGCGCATATCCTCTACCTGCTTACGTGCCTGGTCTGCACCGCCTATAAGCACATCAATTCTTGCCAGTCTGTTTCCGTAGTTTGCCATGTTTTCTGTGTTGTTTTACCCAAAGTTAGGCAGACAAATACAGAATATGAAGGACAAAAATTAAAGACCATAAAAGGCTTTCATGCATGCACTTAAAACTTATTTTTTCCTTTTTATCCAAAGGAAATTACCGACATTTCATACCTCTTTTTCTATAATCAAATGACATCTTATTCTGTTAACGAAAGTAAAATATATCCCCATTGAGAAAAGCTCAAAAAACTTCTGCAGCAAACCTGTATGACAGGTCTTGCAGATAGCTGTAAGGCCGGTTTTACACGATAAACAAATTTAACCTTTCAAAGCACATTTTTGTATCTTTTTTAAGATTCAATCCGAATTTCCACACTTAAAAAATAAATGTCAGCACACATACATCATAATATACTGTTTATCAGTATATTTGCGTATATTAAACACTTTTAAATAGTTATTATGAATTATCAAAAAGTATTATTTAAGGCTTTATTACTGTTTATCCTAACTGTCTTTGTTACATCTTGCGGTCCTTCTATCTACATTGCAAGATACGATGTAAAACTTTCTTCTGTCGAAAGTCCTTCTGACAGCAAATATCCTTTTGGAGAAAAAAAGATAACTAAAATATCTGAAGAAACTACAGACAATAATAATAAACCTCTTATTCTGAATAAATACGAATATACTGATGATTATATTGGTATAACATGGTATTATAACACAACGCAACTAGAGTTTGAGTTGAAAAACCTCTCGAATCATACATTAAAAATAAACTGGGATGATATTTCCTATATGGACTATCATGGAAATGTTTCCCGAATCATGCACAAAGGGGTAAAATATGCAGAGCGTGAACAACCACAAGGAAGCATAAGCATTCCAAAGGGAGGTAAAATATCAGATATAATTGTTCCTGTGAATAATGTTTATTTTGATAATGGAGTATCTGGCTTTATTCCGGCACAATGGATACAAAACGCTATGATACCATGTTATTATAACAAAAAAGAAGTCATGGAAAACGACATAGCAAATAAAGTATGGATAGGCCGTAAAATCAAAGTGCTTTTCCCGATTGAAATAGAAGGAGTAAAAAACGATTATAATTTTGAGTTTACCGTCGATTCACTGATACAATAACACATAAAAAAAGCAGCAGAGGAGAAATGAAAAACTTTTGCTGCGTTAAAACCTACTTACGATTCAACAACTAATTTTAATAAAAAACTCAATACTTTTACAACTATGTTATACAGTGCATTGGAAATCGCAAACAAACTTTTAAAGATGGCGCAAGATTTAGAAGGAGGTGAACTTATGTCTAACCTCAAGCTTCAAAAAATGCTTTACTATGAACAGGGTTATCACGTTGCAAAATTTGGCGAACCTCTTTTCAAGGAAAACATCGAGGCTTGGATGTATGGACCTGTTGTTCCAGAAGTATATCATCATTTCAGTGAATTTGGAGCAAGCGGTCTGCTACCGGAAAGCGAAGAAATCGTAAAGCTCAGTGAGTTGGAAGAGAAGCTCTTCAACGAAGTATTCAGAGCGTATTCTCCTTATTCTGCCATTGGTCTTATGACCAAGACTCACGAAGAGGAACCGTGGAGAACCACTGCCGTTGGAACCGGAAACATAATCTCTTTGGAAAAGCTGTCCAACTATTTTAAAACACGTCTGAAATGAGCGGCAAGAAAAAAGGAAAGTCTAAATCAGAGGAAAATGAATTTGCGCTGATTAAAAACGTCGTAGACAAGCAGAATATCAGAATTGATGACGTGAAAGTTTTTGCTTCAATTGATTATCCTATATTTTCATTCAAATACCTTCAAGATGTTTCTGTGAAGGACTGTAAGAGTCCTGATTTTTTTAAAGAATTTCTTTTCAGATTGAAAAAGCTGTCGGAACTTGGTTGGAACGAGATTGCAAAATCGGACAGGCACTCTTTCGGTACGGAAAAAATCCCCTACAAACAGATAAAGCCAAAGAACCTGCTGCCTAAGTTCATCACGCCTGAAGTGGACTTGACTGTTTTTCGGGCAACCGGTTCAAACCTTCCGTTTGTAGGATTCAGAGAATCAAAGATTTTTCATGTGATATTTATTGAAACCCAATTTGGAGACATTTACGACCACGGATAACCCTATATAGACAAAAAAAGCAGCAGAGGAAACGATTAAACCTCTACTGCTTTAACAGACCTATTATGATTCCGACAAACTTTAACCAATTCCTTTAAACGTCATTTTAACGGGTCCTTATCATATATCCTGTACTTAAAGTAATGACGGATGGAGAAGTTTCCGTCCTTATCCTTCAGATAGGATACAGCTTTCTTATAACATGAAAGAGCCATCTTCTCGTTTGGCACTTCCATTACCGTCTTGTAGCCCATGTCTTCTGCTATACTCTGCGCCATATCCGAATAAATCATGTTCGCTGCAACACAAAGCGCGTATGAGTTATAGTAAGGCTTTTCCTCCGGCATACCACCAAGCTGTCTTACAACCGACACAAAAGCATCGTGTCCCCAGTGGAACCCCTGCATACCGTCCTGACTGATCATCGTCTTGCCTATGTTCACCGCCTCCGATGCAGAGAGGTAGTTATCCCAGCATATCGGTTCCAGGTGAGTCAACCATTTCTCAGCCAAATCAGGATGAACCTTACATAATTCCTTAAACATATATCCGGCAGCCTTGCCGAAGATTTTCATATTCTTCGTGTCCTTACTGTCCTTCATCTTGTCATACAATTCCTCGTACCTGTCTATCATTGCATCTGTTGTCATAACATTTATTTTTTATCAGTTTTTGTGTTCTTGCCCGAATCAGGTTTGCCGCTGGAGAAACGGCATTTCAAGTCAGGCAGTTGCATGTCAATTGTATTAACCTTTTCCTCCAACTGCTTCATCTGCTGAAGGAGTAAATCCATTTTGTTTCCGAGTCCGTCCACCGAAATATGCAAAGACTCTACCAGCTCAATAAGTCTATCTATCTTTTCACAGTCGCCACTCCCCGGCTGCCCTGATTCACTCTTCTGACGCATGAGCAACAGCATCATTTCCTCAAGAGTGTTTGCCTTGTTTAGAATCTGCCCCAGTATCATTTGATCCATCATTCTTTACCTCCGTTTCTTGTGTCTTTTCCGGTGCTTCCGTTCCTTCCTTGAGTGCGACGGGCTGCATGGGTATGTATGGCATATTGGCATTGAGCAATTTCTTAATCTCTGCCAGGTCGTTACTGTCAAGAGTAATCATACCTCCGAGAAGCGAAATCTGACCTTGCTTCAAAGCTTCGTCCACCAGACTGTGAGCCATGCCGGGAATCATCGCATCGGGCACGTTCGCCAGGTACTGTGCAAGTATAGGCTCCACCATCCTTCCGCTTAACGGCTGTATGAATGGCATCAGTTCGCCGGTAAGATTCCAGTTAGGTCCTGCAATGCCGAGATTCCTCACCCAGTTTTCGATACCGTTTACTACAGGCGAGTTCTGCATTTTAAGCCCCATGAAGTGCTGTATGACAGGCTGTCCCACACGGTTCAGGATAGCAGCCAGAATCTGAGCGTTTGTATTCATAGATAATATCGTGTCTATATAAGAGAATAGAATAGTTTTTGTGTACAAAAGGAAGGAGCGCAGTGTGCGCTCCAATTCCCTATCGCACTACTTACTTAGTAGGGCATTCTGCCGGCTGAACACATACAGGTCCCCAACCCGGACAAACTGAAGCGTTAGGCACTACCAGCTTGGTAAGTGAGAACAACTGTGCAACCTGCCCCTGGATGCACTGCATAGCAGCATTGTTTGTGCCGTTATATACAGCCTGCTGCATGTTGATAGCCACCTGAGCATCCTTGTTTGCACGAACTTCTGCAGCAAGTTCCTTGATCTGAGTTGTATAGTCCTTGACTACTTCCACCAACTTCTGATCAGTGTAAACCTGCGATTCGAGAAGACCGATGCGTGCATCCTTAGCTGCAATAGTGCTGCTGAGACCTGCTTCGTAGCGAGTGACAAGAGTGTTTTCGCTGCAACCTCCCATACAGCCATTGCCTACCCATGCACCACGGTTTCCACAACCGCCACCCAATACATTACCTGCATTGATACCCAAGAAAGATGCGATACCTGCAGCTGCTCCGACAGTGTTGAAATTACCCTGTCCCTGGCCAGTTACGTTATAGCTCTGACCGTCCATACCTTTAATTTGCATAATGCTGTGTTTGTGTTGTTGTATCAGGCACTATTACCTGACAACACAAAGGTACGGTATAGCTATCACGCACAGAATGAGTTATTTCGCAACTTCTTCCTGATGTTTTCGTAGTTAATTCTGAGTATTTTCTGAACGGAACGCCGCTCTTCGAAATTGGTCTGGATATACGTTACGGCGCGTTCTGTGAAGCCTATTCTTTCGGCGATATAAGAAGGAGTAAAGCCGGTATCCGATAAGAAATATACCAGCAGATAGCGTGCGTCCACCGTTTCCGCGTCTCTTTTTCTTGAGAGGATACGCACGGCTGGCAGTTCGGTTTCTTCGGCCACTATACTGAGGATATGGTCGAACAGTTCTGTCTTGCTCATTGTGTCTGTCGTTTTTTTGTGTGCCTGTGCAGGCGGTGTTTTTCGTTTTAAAAAAAGAAACCTGCTGCTACCACTGCAGCAGGTTATAATAAAGAGATACACCCAGAACAAACTGGGCTTTCCCATTAGGTCCGATTCCCCAGCTTATGCTCGGTCCTATGCCCCACCTTTTCCGTTTTGGAGACGGAGGTCTGACAATTCCCGTTTCAGTATGCCTGTAAAGCTCCACATCTTTGAGCTGCGGATTGTAGCCCGACACCACGATGCGATAGTCGGAAGTACGGTATTCGCGCTCTACGATAGGTATCAGCACATCCACACTGTCGGGATTCCGGACCGGCTCTTTTCCCGATGTATCAGCAGATAGTGAGTCTGTTTGTTCGGGCACAGGTTTCGGCATCGGAGTAGGTTTCGGACGGTCAGGTTTCAGCACCGGGAGTCGTGCCGAATCCGTTCCTGCTGGTTTTTCCGAGACCGGAGGAGCTATCACTGTATCGCGTATCGTATCAACGCGGACCGGAAGCCAGACGGTATCCCCTCCTCCCCTTCTGCCGGAATATCCGGCACCGCCATTGCACCACGAAAGAAGCAAAGCCAGTGCCAGCACTCCTACCAATATCCACGGGAGATTTTTCATAAGCCGATATAGTTACATATACCCTCCACATGGAGGTCGGTTATCTTCTGTTTGCCTTCCTCTGTAAGAAGGAAGTCCACATCTTCACGGTTGTCCTGAAAAAGATTCTCCGTGAGAACAGCCGGACATTTCGTCTTGCGCAGCAGGTAAAGATTTTGAGTCCAGTAGTCCTTGTCGGAATACTGTCTTCTTATCTTCAACCCCTGCTTTCCGGCTGCCTCAGTGAGAGCCGATGCCAGCTTCTTGGTATTTTCCGAACAGGTGAGATACACTCTCGACGACCATCCGGTAGCATCCATCCATTTAGTACCATCACCTTTCGCATCCACATGAATAGATACAAGGATGGTATCCGATGGATTGTGTTCATTCGCACGGGCCACACGTTCCGCAAGAGATACATCCTCCGTTTCCGGAGTAAGAAGTTCCGCATCAAGTCCTTTGCATTTCAGCATATCTACCACACGCGAAGCAATCTCACGAGTATAGGCATATTCCTTCAGTTTTCCGTCAGGAGAGGACTTTCCTTTCGTGTCCTCTCCATGTCCGTTATCTATCAGAATCTTCATAGTCAAATGTCTGTTTATGGATTTGTCATTCTATCAGGAATCTGCCATTACACCCTGCTTTTTAAGTTCCGCAAGCAAGGCATTAAGCTGCGTGTGGGCATCTTCCTGTCCGGTAGCATCTGTAATAAAAGCAAGCTGTTTCACCAGACCAAGAGTCGTTTTGTTTGCAGCCTGATAAGTAGTATCCGTCCACGGAACTTCTACATAAGCCTTACCGTCGCCGTCAAGCACCAGCGGATATTTCTTTGCACTCTGCGAATATCCAATCTTGACAAGTCCTAAAGCAGAATCAGAAGCCTTCTCGTAGGTAGTATTGTTATCGGTCCATTGCACTTCCACATAAGCCTTACCTCCTTCAAGAACTACCGGATATTTCTTGCCTGTCTGTGTGAACCCTGTCTTAATACCGCCCAGCGCACTATTGCTTGCTTCCGGCAGAACGTATGGCTCGTCTCCACCGCCACCACCAGCAACAGGCTGCTGAATATACTTGCAGGCTTTTACTTCCACATCCGATTCCATACGGACATTCAGTCCCGGAAGAAGTTTTAGAGGAATGATCGCGTTGGTAAATGTCATGGTCTCAATCTTCACAGGAGGCATACCCTCTATGTTCTGATAGATAGTCAGTCTTCCCTGCTTCTCACTGTGAATCTGCATCAGGATATCACCCGGTGCATCAAACTCGGCTTCGTAGCCGTCTTTCGCTTTCTTAAAAGTAACGTCACTCATAGCGTTTCATTTTGTGTTGTTTGTACTTATTTTATAGGCACCTCCTTAAACTCTGGGAGGATAAACTGAATATTCACCGCAGCGTCCTGAAGAACTTTCTGAATTTCTTCTTCCGTCACCTCCGGATCATCCGAGAACTCGCAGAAGATGTTTCCCACCCAGTCCGTTGCACTATTTAGTCTTTTTATGGCCACAGCCTTACATCCGTTCACCGAAAGCAGAGACTTTGCCATCTTATCCTTTATATCAGTGTTGATGTCCGGATAATACATATACAGATTGTCGGTAAGAGAACGGCAGAACACTGCCATGTCACACATCGGAAGACTCTGTACATTATCCTTCATTCCAGATATTCCCTTCCGTTTCACCTCATATTGTATCGACAGAAAATCACTGTTACCCAAAGGGTGCGGCTGTATCACATAAACCCTGATAGCTTTTGTTCGGTAAAGAATCTCGTGCAGCTCGCTATACACTGTAGCAGAGTTTTTGCTTCTCATATAGCTTCGCTGGTCGGCTTCTTTTTTAATCAGGTCGATTTTAAGGTCTGTCATTTTGTCCTTCGTTCTCTGGTTATACTTCTGTATAAACCCCAGGATGATTGTAACCAGAGAGACCATCATACTGCAAATCGCAGTTACCATAGCATCACTCATGGCCGCCTCCTTTCCCCATAAAAATACTCTTTCTCATACGCATCGTTTTTGTGTTTGGTTAAAGTTTAGTTTTTGTGTTGCAATACAAAGTTATAAATAGAGTATCGTTATATGAAGGACAAAAATGAAGACCGTGTTTTTCAAATCAGTGCTCTATCAAGCCAGACAAAACCGAAATATAAGTAGATACAATGACAGCCACCTCTGCCCAAAAAACCGGTTTCAGGTTTACTATTTTCCGGAAGAAAGAAATATCATCTTTTTGTGAAAGTATCCCATAGACAATATAAGCTAAATAACCCACCCAGCAAACAAGTGCCCACGGGGAATTTATGCTTACCCACGTCTGTGTGCCAACAAGCAAAATGGCCGATCCTATATAATGCGCAATCTTTTCTTCTCTTTCTCCATGAGCGAAATTGGGTGACAGGGCTACTATCGCCATACCTACTACACTAAGAAAGATTAAGAACTGACTTTCTTCCGTACTTACCTCAAGCCCTACCGGAAGAAGAGTAAAAGCCGTAAACAACATGGCAATGGAGAAACCTCTCTTATGCTCAATTCTGTAATAAGTCTCACTGAGGGAATAAGGTATTCCGCTCTTCATCACTACTACTGCGGTATATACTGTAATTATCAGCATTGATACCAGAAATAAACTTAACATACTCTTTGTTTTTATTGATTACATAGCAAAGTTAGCGAGTAAAACTGGAAACGTGAAGGACAAAAATTAAGAGTAAAAAAGGAGCAACAACAACTCTTTGTCGTCACTCCTTCTAGCAAAATAAGAATCTCGCATGTGAAATTCTTTAACAAATATAATTATATTGCATATAACAACAAAATAAAACTACAATAACTTGCATAAGTCGTTGATAATATATAATTTTAATACGGCAAAATAAGTAATCGTATGTTTAATTTGAGCCTTTAAGCTCACAATTTCTTAATTTATGGAAGATTTTCGTACTATCGAAAGTCATCTGAAATTACATTTCAATAAGTCAACATTTAGAGATTTTCTGCAAAATCCTTTTCAAAACCTGACTATTGATTTGTCAGATGCAACACTTCTTGAAGCTATATACGCTTTAATTGAAGTTAAAAATAAACTTTCACCCTGTTACGGGAAACATTACTCTTCATTGATTCATCACTTAAAAAATATTCAAAAAGAGTTTCATGTAATCTTAATCCTTCACACATAACAGATGTGTTCTGGTTTAATTTTATTCCTTATCTACTTTCTAAAGGACTTTCTTTAGCAACCATTAAAACAGTATGCTCACAACTTAAAACAGTTGTTGGATGGGCAGCAAAGCACCGGGCATTAATATCAGACAGTTATGACATGGTAAAAATTCCACCTTACTGCCATGAACAAATTGCTTTAACCCTCGATGAAGTAAGTCATATATATCATTTTGATGTATCTACGATAAAAAGAAGAACACAATATATCCGTAATATGGAAAGAATAAAAGACATGTTTGTTCTATCTTGCAATCTCGGACAAAGATTTAGCGATATGATAAGGATTAATAAATCTTGTTTTGACCGAAATATATTTTCAATTCTCCAACAAAAAACTGGACACTCAGTACGTGTAGATATTGAAAAAATGTCTCTAGACCGGAAAACAACATATCATATCCTTGAGAAGTATGATTATCATCCACCTCTTTCCAGCAAAGAAAAAAGCGACATATCATCGTTTGACAAATATATCAAGCAGCTACTACAATATATTGGAGAAGAATTTAATCAAGAAGTAAAGAGAGAAACTAAAGTTAATGGGCATATCAAAGTTGATTATTATCCGAAGTGGAAATTAATAAGCTCTCACACCTGTCGAAGAACTTTTATAACCAATAATGTGATGCGTGGCTATACAGCTTTTGAAATTATGAGAGCTTCTGGACATAAAACATACAGTTCATTTGAAAAGTACCTCTGTTACTTCAATGATTAATGGTGTAATATTAAAAAAAATCTAGGGGAAATAGCCAACTACTTTCCCCAGATTTTATGATCTCAAAGAATATCTTTTTGTTTTTAATTAGATAAGTATTCAAACAAAACACCAATTCCTACGGACATATACACACACAGGCATCCTAACATTGCTGCTGCGACATCTATCCAGTCCGGAAGATCATCCCAAAATATTTCTTTCAAAATTGAAAGAATCAACACAAAGACGCTGCCAATTGTAACCGCCGAAATCTTCTGCCACCATGTAAGGGTTGGTTCCTGGAGGATTACTACAAATGAAATCAGAGAACAGATAAAACCTCCTCCTAAAAAGTGAAGAACTTTGTCTGTTCCCACTTTTGCCAAAAAATCATCTAAAATTTTCATGTCTATTAATTTTTATGGCAGGGATTTCTCCCCGCCGGTTAAACTTTCCGAGTTATTCTACTACGATATAATTCTTCCTAAAGCGTCGACCCATATATTTTCACCATCGTGGTAAATCATAATGCCATTTCTGGAACCTTCAGAAGTTTTTCTATCAGTACAATAATAGGAGAAACCTTTATTTACTTCCCATTTAGTGGGCTTTTCCTCAAAGGTACCAATTTGCTTTACGCTATCTTTTATACCGTTATCGTCATACCACCCATTTAAACTATAATTAAAAGTGTACCTTTTTGAAACGCTTTCTACTTTTTTATAATAAAAAGCACTTATTAATGGCATATTAAATTCTTCTAAATCTTCTTTAGTATCAAACGGCTTAATATTTTTATAATTAATGTCAGTTGCAAATGAATCGGCTTTTCTACAATAAGAAAAATCATCGCATATTACTATATTTGTAATACTTGAATTTTGCAAAATGATGCCATAAGATTTATAGACAATAAATAAATTTTTATGAGGTTGAACCCCGCTCATATCAGTATATTGAACTAGATACCCCGTTTTCTTATCACAAGAAACATTATTGAATGCTACGAGATATTTATTCTTAGACAAGAAAACTGAAAAATTATCACAATTATTGCAATTAATATATACATCCGCATTGTGAGATGGGATAGATTCCAATGTTAAATTATTGCAATTTTCTATTGTAATATTATTATCATGATATTGATTACCTGAAAAACTTAGTCTGGTATTGTTCTTAAAATAACAATTTTTTATGTTGTAGTTAGAATAAACAATATTTTTAGACAAATATTTATTTTCCGGTATATTAAATATGCAATTGGTAATGTTTACAATAGGATTGTAATATTGTATCAAACTTAAATCTGGATTATACCTGTCTCTTATAAAGTAATAATATTCATTCTCAGAATAGAAGATATTACCTGTTATGAGGGTGTCTTCAATCGGGTCCCCTAAGATACAATATTTAGGAGTATTCGTGTCATCTTGTTTTGTATAGTATATTGTGTTATTTGCAATTAAACAAGTTCTTTTATATTTGTCTTTTTTACTGATAAAATATGTATAATCTCCTTCTTGAGTTGGTTCATAATATATACTTGTACTAATAAAGTTGTCGCAATTGTCAACAACATTATTTGATATGATTATACTATGGTTTCTTGGTAATTCCCCTTGTCCAACCCCGTCAGCCCAATTAGATTCTCTGTAAATGGACTTTAATTCAATCCCAGCTTTACAGTTAATTAATTTGTTCCCAGAGAATATAATATTAGATCCTAAATAGCAATCAACGCATGAATTTGTTATATTATTGAAAGTACAATTTGTTACAAATAAATTGTCAAAAACATTGCAGTTGATTGCATCTCTATTTCCTCTTTCAATTACGGGGATTTTAGTTGCATCCCAAGAAAAAATACAATGGTCATAGGACATAAAAGACCTCGGATTCCAACTCGTTATGTTGTTTCCGTTCGTTGTAGCCTGTATTCCACAGTCAATAAATTTACAGTAGACTGCGGTAATGGAATTAAATCTTCCAAAGAAAGCATTCTGTATGTAAGTCTTGTCCGTATTGATAAGTGTACAATTCTTCAATAAAATATCTGGGTATCTATTCGAGTTATCAGCACCCAATGTGGTATCTCCATAAAAAGCAACTTCATTATTATTCCCATTGCCAAAAATGATGTTGACATTTTCCAATGTTAATAGATATTCTGAAGGGTCTATACTGTAATGTTCCAGTATTCTAAATGTGCCGTTTCTTATAGTAATGGCGGATTTTCTATTAATATGGAGGGTATACGAAGAGGTTATTGTTTTTCCTTGTAAATCTATAACTTGTTCTCCATTATCCTCTGCTTTTAATAAATCATTAATAGAATTACTAGCCATATCATAATAAACATAGTCATTTATTATGTTCCCATCGGAGTCTACATTTATTAATTTAGCGTTTATTAATTTAGTGCCATTATAATGCAAACGGCCATTATTTAAAGAGCCGCCCTCAAATTTTAATATGCATCCTTCCGGGACAGTAATCTCTGCTCCGTTCAAGTCAAAATCGTACCGAACCTCATACACTGTATTAGGCTGGCTAATCATCTCCTGGGTAAGGATATTAGCACTTCCACTTCGACTTAATGGCGAAATATTCATGCGCAGAATTGTATAACCCTTTCCGCTGAATGCGGAAGGATTATACGGACGGTTCTTTAGCTTTATTACATTGCTTCCTGTTCCATCATCCTTACTCTCCAAATCTTCATCATCTGCCAGGTTGGTGATGGTTCCTCCTCCGCTGGCTTCGATAAGCTGTTTGGTGGACTCAGATAGCATTCCCGGAGTAACACGCTGAGAAGAAAAGTTCCCGATAGCCTCGTTTTCTTTTTCATCAATGGCCGACAACGCTTCATCCTGTGCCTCCCGGATACTATTTAAGTTAAGTTCTTTCAATTTGTCACTGAGCCGCCTTCCTTTTTCATCGTAGATAGCCGCTTCCGGGGCAAACGGAGCAATTTTTTTCCCGTTTTTATCTCTTAAATGTCTTAATTCAATTTCTTCTGCCATAACACCTAAAGTTTAATTAACTAATAACACGTCCGAGTGCATCTACCCATACATCACCACCTTTGTGGTAAATAATAATCCCATTAGATTTCCCCTCTTCAGTCTGCTTGTCTGTGCAGAAGAACTGAAATCCTATAGGGATACCAGTTGATGCGGCTGGTTTATTAGAAAAATTTCCACTGCTTTTCACATTTATTGGAATACCATTAGAATCTAACCATCTATATTCATTCCACCAATATGGCTTTGATTTAGACTTATCGTATAAAAAATAACCGCTATCTTGATTGGTCAAAGATGGATATTCTTGACTATCATTAATTATGCTGGGTAATTTTTTTATTGATAGTTCTTGCTTTACAGGGCTTAAAAAAGGATTTTTTGATAAAACTTCAATTTCTCTTCCTTCTATTTTATTAATTGATATTCTATTTGCACCAGTAAATAATACTTTTATAACAGCCAAATGAGAAGATTCTTCAGAATTGTACTTCTCTAAAACTATCGAATTTACTCCTCCAATTATATTAGCTTTATTTTCAGGTACTAGAATTTCAAACCTAGTAAATGCCAGATATGAAGTGCTGCCTATAACATAAGAACAGTCAAAAGATATACTGGCATTCTTGTTGCATACTATATAAAACTCTGCTGGTAATATTTTTGAAAAACTACCTAAAATATTGGGGTAGCTTTTATAGCCAAAAATATCCGTTTCGTCATTATCTGTATTTGATATTATCTTTTTAGCAACAATGGGAAGCTTTGTAATGCACCCCAATGCAGAAGAATTATTTTTAATATTCCCAGAAACATTAAATACAGGTAATGGCAATAAATCTCCATATAGTATGTAAAAGTAAGACTTCGCTTTTTCAAAAGTAAACAATAGTCTAACAACTATCTTATTCGATATAATTCCTGGAATAGTTATTCCAATACCATCACTGTTGGCAGATATTGTCTTATTAAAAGAATATTCATATATTGTATTATCTTCCGAGTCTTTGTAAGATAATATAACAGCTACATTAGAAACCTCGGAATTTCTAATGTATAAATTATGATTATTCTCGTACTTTAATTCAAATTTGTATTCTACAAATGTTTTTTCCCATGTTTTAATTTGACTGCTTAATGTTTCATCGATATGTACTGGCTCATAATAATCGTAATATTTCCCTAACGTATTGAGATTTCTATACGGCTCATTATTTATGTTGAGAATACTCTCAAAATTTACAATTCTATCATTACCGTATGATACGTCATCAAATGTAGATGAGTTGCCTATTTTTACGTTTAAGTTGATATCTTTAGTTGTAAATATTGACATTAACGATGCAAATAAATTATTTCTTTCTGCAACGCCATTGACACCATCAATATCGGTAACTATATTAGGGTATAAATTATTACCATTACCAATGCTATTTGAGCACTTAATTGGGAAATATGCGGTTTTATAAGTCTCACCTACATAATTATCCCATATTACTCCTTGATTGTAAACAACTCCTGCGCACTCGAAATAACTTTCTTTATTTTCACTTTCGAGATAGTAAACATTAGGTTGATGACTGTTTCGTATAATCAATGGAGAGGCATTAATAACTCCTCCTTTTACACAAGATGTTTCACAATCTATTATACAATCTGTAATCCAACTGTCAGATTTTACTATTATGCCAACAAAAGATGCTATATATCCCTTGATTCTAATGAAAGATATATATGAGTTATCTCCTATACCTTCAATTAACAGCCCATTCATGTTAGGTGTAACCAACTCACCTAATTCTTCTCTTGATTTGATAGCTTTCCCCTCAATTATAAGATTAATATATACCCCCCAAAGTCCCTTATGTGTAGTAACCCTTACAATAGGGATATTTTTATCAAACGTTTCATATACACTTTTTATCTTAATTCCGCTAAATGACACTCTATCAGAAAAAGAATATGTTTCTTTGTGTATATAGTGTATTATGGCACCTGCATAATCTGAAAAAATTATACATTGTGCATTTTGTGGAGTATTTATAAACGTATCACCTAAGATTTCTATTTTAGATTGTATATTAATTGTTTTTGATGTATAATACAACCTTCCATTGGTAAAGTGAATTTTGCTAATTCCAGAATTAAACATCTGCTCTAATTGAGTAAACGCATCCTGTGAGAAATCTGACAAATTAGAAGATAGGGCATCAACAAACCAGTCTGCTTCAAAAATACATTCAAATCCTTTAAATTTAACATCAGAAAATATTTTCTGCGAAGTAGCTTTTATCGATGAGTTTTTACGGCCTACTAATATCCCATTTCTAATACATCCGCCTTCAAATTTCAGTGTACTACCTTCCGGAACGATAATTTCAGCACCACCCAGGTCAAAATCGTATCGTATTTCATATACGGTATTTGATTCGTTAATCATATCCTGGATAAGGATATTGCTGCTGGATCTTTTCTCTGTAACAATGTTTTGGCGGAGAATCTTATATCCTTTCCCGCGGAATGTGCCGGGAATATACGGTCGGTCCTTAAAGTGTATTACAGCTTTGCCGGTTTCTGGATCCACATCTGATTCCAGGTCTTCGTTATCAGCATTGTTTGTCACGTTACCGTTTATGACAACCGGTTTGATATCGGCCAGCTGTTCCCTTGTTGCATAATGCTCATGAATATTGTGACCCTCCCAGTCCTGCAGGGCACTAGTCGCATAGTCGGAAGATGTTTGTTCAGGCTGAGGAAGTTCTTCTGTATTGGCATCCGAAAAGACGGCCTCTGCATTTATCTTTTCGATTTCCTCTCCCTGTGTTGTCTGCGTGTCGGCTAGTTTGGAAAGTTTTGCATCTTGGCCTTCTGTAATAGAATTTATTTCCTCCTTGGTATAATAATTGACCAGGTCGACACTTTCAGCCGGAGGATCCTGATTCGTATTATGCCATTGTCCGTTTGCAACATCATAAACCTTGCCCGGATATGGTGTGCCTACCCAGGCATAGTCTCCAGATTGGGGAGCCGGATATTTGCTTTTCAATCCTTCTTCCGAAGTATGATATCCCTTAAATCGGGTTGTAGAGTTCTTCAGTTTCAGTATGTCTGTACTGATATTCTGAAAATTCTGGTTCATCTTTGGAGCTTCAGTCCCCCAATTTGAATCAGTATTTATTTGTGAAATGTTTGTCATAAGATATATGGGTTTTAATCTTTTCTAATATTGACTAAAATGCCATTTTCAAAAACTGCATATTCTTTAATCGGGCCATATTCAGCAATCAGAAACTCTCCTGTATATCCTCTAGATCCTTCTTTCATTCTCATAAAACCATTAGAATCTATACATAATGTTTTCCCCTGTGCCGTGTTGTAATCTATCCAGTCTTTTACCGTCATCGTCATATATTTTGATTTTGTGTTACTATTATATCCGATAGATAAACTCATTATGTTTTGGGAGAGTTCAGAAAACTGAATCCGTTCCGGGGTAAGGGATATTGTGTTATTAGAAATTGTATCTGTCATAAAATAGCTTCTTCCGGATTGCACGGAATAAAATATTAAATTGCCTGCATTGTCATACTCATATAAGTAAATAGAAGAGTAATTAATACCTCCTGTTCCATTGCTGCTAAAAGCTATTTCTGCGCAAACCCTATTTTTTTCATCATACAGTTTTATTGAGGAAGATGCCGGATCTATCTCTATTCTTCTGCCGTTAATAGAAGAAGACACCTTTCCGTTAAATTCCCCATCTTGTGCATATACAGTTCCTCGAAATATTCCTCCCAGGGCATATATATATCCGCGTAAGAAGATATCTCCTCCGTGGGTAGCTACAAAGTTTGCCATGCTTTTCCATTCTTCGTCTGTGGGCCTTCCTCCATCTATCAGCTTTTGTACTGTGGCTATGGCTTGCTCGAATGTGCCGCCGGACCAGAATGCGACATCCTGGTCGTCGTTGTATATTCCGCTCACACCTGCATTGACTTTCTCCATCTGCCCGTCGGTATATTTGCCCAACTGTATCATGGTGGAGAGGATAAGTCCTCCAAGTATGTCTGTACCGCCTTTTAGTGCGTCCTGTATGTAGCGGAGATACTTGAAGCGGTCGGCTACCTCTGGTGTATCATTCACATTCGGACACCAGTCGGTTGCTATGGTTCCTCTCTCTAGCTTCGGCTCGTAGACGGTTGCATCTCCTTTCATGCGGAAGAAGGTCTTTTCTTCTTTAGCCGTAAGGTTTATTTTATATCGTTTATACTCCGGAGTAAGAGTCAGTGTGTTTGAGGTGCCGCTGCAATCTATAGTGAGTGTTGTTCCCTTGGCCCATAAACTTACTGTATATATCTCACCGGTAATCATGCGCAGATCAAGCTGCTCGATGCTTTCTACCTGGCAGGCATATCCGCTGTGCGACAGTGATTCCTGAATGACTTTTCCGCTACCTTCCCATTTCTCAAGACCGGGACTGTAAAGTTCTGTTTCCGATTTTAATTCTGTATTGGCCGTCAGGTCTATGGAGTCGTAATTTCCAGTAAATCCGGAGTTGAGAAGCAGATTCTCACCGCCTATCTTTACTGCCTTTTCTATTTCTTCAGGAAAGTCTGTGAAGTTTCCTACCCCAGATGAACCCTGTTCTATATCTACCTTACCTTTCACATGAAGTCCGTCTTCTTCTGTCAGCTCTATAAAATTGGTTCTCTCACGGTTTCCTTTGTAAGAATCGCCATAAGTGACTTCACGGAAACGTCCTGTAGTCATATCATAGTATTCTGCTTTCACTTCCTTTCCTTCCAGAGAATAGGAGTCTATACCCTGATACATCTTGCGTGATGGAGAGTCCGGGCCGTATGCAGAATATATCTGGGCATTCTGTCTGGTCTTGTCGGTGCGGTTTCCTAATTGCGACACATTATCGCCTACAGCCGGAATGTCACTGCCGGTATCTGCATCGGTCTTGGAGAAGACTACATAGTCGTCGCCTATTTCTATGACGAGCCGCCACCAGTAGCGGTTTCCTGCCTGGCCGTTTTCCTGTGTCTCAAGATTGAATGTTTGGCAGCGTCCCTGGTCACCGGCCACAAATTCGTTGTAAATCTTCTTACCGTCGCTATTTACGGTGCTGAAATAACATTTGTAGCCTTCGGCGGTTTCTTCCATCATTGAGATAATAATGGATGCCGGAGAAATGATAAGTTCACCGCCTATGTGCTTCAGTTCCTGTACGGTGACATCTGTGAAAAATGCTTTTTTCCGGATGTTCAGGAAGTCAAATTCTGCATGTGAGTTCCCATTTTTGTCGATAAGAACAGCACCGCCGGCACCCAACGCTCCGGAGGTGTATTCGCCGGCCTTTATTCCTTTCTTGAATGTCTGTACATAGTCTGTAGAGTCCTCACGGTCTTTATTGAGAAATATCTTGCGGATCTCATTGAGATACTTACCCATCAGAACCTTAGTGGTAGGTATAGTATCATCCATCGGCTTCCAATCACCCTCGTCTCCCTGACGGGCAATATCTGTCACCTGCTTGTCGTTGAGAATTATCTTGCCTACAATGCTCAGAGTTCCTTTTACGATATATGACGTAAAACTCTTCAGCGGACGGATAAGATCGTCAACTGTCACTTCGAACAGGTCACGCCATGAGTTTTTATCGTCGCCTGCCGGAGTTGTCAAATAACCGAAGTCAATGGTTATTTCGCGGTTGATAGTAGGTTCTGTAAGGGAATCGGTCTCGCTGATTCTGCCTATCTTTATATAGTAATAGTCTTCGCTTGCCTCCCCTTCTCCGTTGATTTTACCGTCTATATCATAATCATAGACGGAAAAAAGGAGGAGGGCCATATTATTTCCACGGTTTAGGCGGGCATATATATGATGTGCCTCTATACGGGCAAGTTTGGTGTTCATACCTTCCATGAACCAGGAACGGTATTCTCCATTCGGCAAGTAGTCTATGCCGTAATCTTTTTGGGGCGCGACCATTATAGTGCAGTCAGGCGAAACCGAAACTTGTACAAGATCCGGTCTCCCTAATGCGTTTTCTACCAGGGATAATCCCTGATAAGTTATACGATAATCCTGACTGCTGTTGGTAATAATCATATCACTGATTTCGTTTTATCGTGTTGTGTATGTGTTGTGTCTTATTTTGTGTTTGTGTTGTGATACTCCTAATTCTTTTTCATGCGCTGGTTCATCTTCTCTATCTCTTTGGCTTTCCGGCACATGGAGTCCATTATTTCGAGTATTCGTATAGCCTCGCTGTCGTACACTGCATCGTAGCTTGTGAAGCCCTGCTCCTTCATGATGGAGTTAACCATGCTTACTTCCTGGACTATAGGATTCGTGACTTTCTTTCCTTTGCCGGATGATGTGTACAAATCAGGATACAGCCGCGAGTATGCTTCCTGTACGCTCTGGAAGAAATGCTCCATCACCGGGAAAATTCTCTTTTCTTCCTTCCGGAAATACCTTGCGTTTTCGTCCATCTGCTTCATGGAGAATGCCCAGACCTTCCGTTTTGCGGTACGCATATACCTTCCTTCGCGTATCTCTCCTGTCTCAGTCACCGAAGGACAGAACATCGTGGCAAGGAAACGGCAGCGCAATGCTGATATGCGTTTCATCAACTTCTTCTGTTGCTTGCGGTCGGCTTTTCTCTTTATCATATCTTCCAGACTGTTCAGAGCTTTCCAGTATGATGTAAGAGTGTTCTGGGCCACAAGATACTGCTGAAAGGTGACATCGGCCATCATGTTTGCCGGACCTTTTAGTTTCAGCCTTCCGTTTCGGAGGGTGATGTAAGTGTATGGAGTGGCAAGCCGTCCTGTAGGACTGTCGAGAAACTTCAGCCGGATGTCTATCCACTGGTTTATCTGCCATGCCCTCATGGGTATGCGCTCGAATATATGGCGTATTCCTTTGCGACGGAAGATGAATACCGTATCGCCAGACTTGTCCGATACTGTACGGCGCACTATCTTCAGATCGAGCAGGCAAAGCAACGTGCGCAACCGGAACAGGCGGTCGGCTTCCTCCTCACTTGTTATGGCAGCTTCGGTATGACGCAGTATCATAAGGCGAAGCACCTCTTCAAGCTTGTCGGTCGGAATGTCGTTCCAACTCTGAGGAAGATCCGGAAGACTTATTCTGTGTGTGTTGCCGTTTCGTGTCATTATCTTTCTGTTTACCTCAAAGTTAGCAATAACGGAATTGATAATGAAGGACAAAAATTAATGCCTGTTAGGAAAGCCGGGACGGAGAACCATGATTGCATTCGTCGGGTCGGAGTCATCGTATGGCTTATAGTTGTCCGGCACTGTCTCCGGCTTCACCTTTGGCGGTGGAGTGTAGATGGGAGAATCAAGTATGGCATCACCGAATGCGTCCTGATGGCGTGAGATATACTCCTTTGCCTGATGAATGGCAAGCGAAGCCTCGTTCTCGCTGTAGCGACGTTGCTTCTCAGGTCGGCGGGCTTCCACATACAGAGCCAGAGCCATGCGCAGCTTGTCGATAGCCTTCCACCATATCTTCCTGCTGTCCTCCGTGAGTTCCGTATCGGGATTCTTCTTCCCGGAGCAAAAGTCAGTAAATGCCGTGAACAGGTCCTCACCAATGGCAGGAGCTATATAGGCATTCTGGCAGTAGCGGATATCAGGGAGCATGGAAATGTATTTCTCGCGGCTCTCATCTATATTAAGGTATCTGTTCATTTCGATGGCCGTAGTAAAGAGCATATCACCCTGCTTGTAGAAATAGCGGCTTGTGCGCCAGTCCTCGGCATACAGAGGTTTTTCGCTCCGAGCATCTTCTTCCAGGAATACAAGAAGGTCATCAATTCCGCGACGGCCATTAAAGAAAGCATCACGTTCAAACCGGTTTACAGATTCCTTGTCTGGGCGTTCAAATCCGTTTGTGGTAAGCTGGTTCATTCCCCCACCCTCGTTAAGACTCACGTTCAGCAGACCGGTATTGCGTGCGAGAGTCATATATATCACAACAGGCTGGCAAAGGCGCACCAAGCGCACATCGGAAGTCACGTCCGCACCCTGTATGAATGAGGCAGTCACCCCACCGAAATTCTGGAGTAGTTCCTCGTAAATTCCACACACCCTGTCGTACAGCTTTCGTCCGAGTATTGGGACAAGTACGTTTTCTTCCGTTTTCAACATGAGGGTTAAAAGCGAGTCATTGTACTGATAAACGCTTGAAGGAAGATAGGCATTGAGTTCTTCTGTGTTTGTTACAATCATAATTCTTAGTCACTTAACTGCTAAAGGTTTATATGCAAAGATAAGGCAATGAAATGAGAAGCGGAAGCTATAAACAGATTATTTCGTTTTGTTTTTGAAAATTCTTTATGTTTTTAGTTTTCACAAACTATTTTTTGTTATATTTGCCAAACCTAAAAAATAAACAAATATGAATAATTTTGAAGAAATCTATGAAGAGGTATCGAAACAATGCGGTACCCAGGACCCAAAAACATTAGCTAAAGCCATGTTCGAGAAAGGTATGGATGTAAGTCTGACTGAACTTCTCAAAAAATTTTCCAAAAACTTTCAGGAAGCACTATCAGTCCTGCAATGGGTGGGATACACTATATCTGAGCAATCAGTTGGTTATAATGCGTGTACATTAAGTCTGAATCAGGAAGTCCTAATCAATGAGAAGAAATATCACTCATGGCTGCAGGTACTTACATTCTCTGATGATGAAATGGACCGCATCAACCGTATGGCAAAAGACAAGGCAAGACAAATGCTTGATTCTACTCCTATATGTGATTTTGAATATATATTGACGCAGGCTATACTTGCAGGGTATAATATGGGAAAAGCGGAGCCGGAAGAATATGAATGCGAAGATTATGAAGACGAGGAGGAGAAATAATGGAACCGGGATTGAAGAAACTTATTGAAGCTGTGCAGAAAGACTGCACAGAAGGAGAAGGCTGTTTCAGTATGGACGGCTGTAAACACCAGTTCTATAAATCAGAAAAGACTGATGATCCTTTACTGAAAAAAATTGGTATAAACGAAGTCTGTAAATGTATCTCAAAATGCACGCACAAATACTGCGACAAGCTGAAATGGATTCTTGACAGGGCACAGCAATACGCCGATGCTCTTGGTGTATCGAGGGACGAATTGATAAACGCATGGGAAAGTGACCGTGATTACTGGTATATGAATTACTATCAGGAGTGTAACCAGCCTGCTATTGAAGGAAATCAGAAAGTAATAAAGTTCAAGGACTGGGAGGCTCAACTGATAGAACGCTTTGGCGAGAATCCCGACAACTGGAAGTTTGTTTGTCCTGCCTGCGGACATGTACAGTCCATTGCGGACTTCAAAGCCATAAACAAAGATCCGAATTTGGTTTATGCCTGCTGCATCGGTAGATACACCGGACAGAATGACAAGAGCGGAAAGGATGGCTGCAATTATGCAGTAAACGGACTGTTTCATCTTAACAAGACTACTGTTATAAGTGAGAAGTTTTTACCTATAAAGGTGTTCGAAATGGCACCTGCGGAATTGTTCGATAAGGAGGAAAAATAATGGAATATAAAAACGAAAAAGACCTCGGTCCGGATTCTATTCAGAAGTGGTGCGAGGAAATGGATAAAAAGCCAAGATCGGCACTGACACAAGAACAGGCACATATCATTGTCTTATCTACTATAAATGAGGAAAGTATTGCCAAAGATCCCAAAGTAGAAGAACTATACGATGAATGGAATGCTATCGGACTTTTATATAAAAGAATCAAATACTGTCACACCTATACCATAGAAAAAGCTGCTTTAATTTTTCTTAGTTGTGGAATAGACAGTCCCGGAAATTCAACACAATATGCCAACTTTCTTCAATATAAATGCTGGCAGTTAGGTATCAAGCATATTGACATGAAAGCTCTTATCGGAAGGATTCTTCCTGGAGGATTCTTTACTAAGGAAACTCTTGATGAAATGTGGGAGAAACAAAAATATATTTCTGATGAGAAATTCCCAAGCTTACGGAACATGCTTGACAATGCTCGTTTTATGGAAAGTATCAGGGATATTAAAGTAAAATGATAAAATGGAAGATTGTACATTGTTTAACAAGCCTATTCTTGATGTTTGTTGTGGAAGCCGAATGTTCTGGTTTGATAAAGAAAACCCATTGGCACTTTTTACAGATATACGTTCTTTTGATGATACCCTTTGCGACGGGAGACGGTTGTCTGTACATCCTGACAAGATTGAAGATTGTACAAACTTGTCATTCCCTGACAAGTCTTTTAAGCTGGTAGTTTTTGATCCTCCTCATTTGATAAAAGCCGGAGAGAACAGTTGGCTGGCCAAGAAATATGGTAAGCTACCAAAGGATTGGAAAGGATTTATAAATGATTCAATACATGAATGTATGAGAGTCCTTGATGATTACGGAGTGCTTATTTTTAAATGGAACCAAGACCAGATTAAAGTTAAAGATGTGATAGATTCCATTACAGAGTATAAACCTCTGTTTGGACATCCGACAAGAAGGAACGGCACTACTATATGGTTGTGCTTTATGAAAATACCGAATAAAAATGAATAAACTAATACAAATACCTCCAATAACCAACCGATTGGGACTCGGTTGGGAGCAGCCGGACGCAGCCGAAATGCTGGTGGACGATGAATATGCAGTAATGTCGAAGGAAACTTTCGACAAGCTGAAAGACTATACAGCCTCGCAACCTACTGCACTTTATAATGGCAAGATGTGGAAAGCACTTGTACGTTCAAAAGACGGTCCGTTATGGGTTTTGCGCTATTGTTTCAATGAGGATATGGAAAATAATCTGATAGACATCGCTACACGTGATATTTTAATACTGGAATGATATGGCTAAAAAGAATTTAGATATTTTGAGCGAAATCGTTGGTGATGCATATTGTGACAGAGCAAACAAGATGTCTGTATTATGCGCAGCTTTAGATTTTATTAGCAAGGGTACAAGGTATAGAGAAGATGTTATAGATATAATAAAAGGTTGTTATCCTGATTATTTCAAAGACATCGAAGGTCCAATTGATATGTGTTACGAAAATTTAAGAAAGCAAAACAATGTTTGATATAGCAGACTTATTAAAAGACAAAGAGCCTATCTTAAAATATGTGCTTAAAATGATGCAATCCGGCAAGAAAAACGCAGAAGGACTACGCTCCATGAAAAAGCGAGGTTTCTCCGAAGCCGGTATGCTGGAAAAGGTGATAGAAGTTACAGCCATTCAGAGCGAACAAATTTCCACATTGGCCACTATCGCCTTGATAGGACTTCAAAGCCGGGACTTTGATTCACAAGTCAGTGAAATGATGAATAAAATGGGACGTGGCGAAGAAGCTCTGAATATAATGCTTGATAAGAAATTGAAAAAATAAAAGACTATGTTTACAAGAACACAAATCACACAAACATTCGGAGATTGTACTGCCGGATATAGAGTAGATTTATATAAAGAATATACAGTATCTGAATTTATAAACGAAGTTCTTAAAAAAGAGCCAAACGAATGGGGGGACTTTATAATTAAAAATACTGGAGTAAGAACAGAGTACAAATATGGTAAGATAGTAGAAAATAATTTTGACAATTATACTCTTTCGGCAAAGATAGTTTCTATGAAAGCCCACGGAGGGTGGAGTAATATGGATTACATTATAATAATTTAATTTTTGCATGAAAACAATAGAAGATAAAAACAGAGTCGATATAAAAACTATCGAAAAGTACGATGAAATAAACGGACACGATGTTATCAGAGAAACACTATTATTTAAGGGTTGTGAGATATGTCATGACACATTATATATACACCTCATAAAGAAAAAATATCTTGAAGATACAGCTTTTTATCTGTATGGACTCAAAGTAAATGCAACAAACAGACTATATATTGGCTATACGCTTGACAGATATTGGAGAAGAAATGATTTGCTCCCATATAATGTAAGCGGATATGTTGTTGTTCCTGAAGATATTTATAATGAGTGCAAAAAAATCAATGACAGTTATAAGAGATAAAGATAAAAGCCTATGTTATTCTGTATCACAAACAAATGCAATATGGGGTGTCCTCACTGCATGAGCGACTGTAAACCGGACGGACAGTTTCTCGACAAGAAGGACATCACCACGTTTATAAACTTCTTCAATTTTATGAAGTTCCGCTCTTTAATAATAAGCGGTGGTGAGCCGACAGAGCATCCGGATTTTTCATATATAGTAGAAACCCTGGCTCAAAAGTGCAAACCTATGGCTATGTTTATCGCTTCAAACGGTTCTTTTATTGACCACAAACATAGGTTTGATGCAGTTGTGGAGCTTATGCGGAAATACCCGTTCCTGATATTGCAGATTACTTCTATTAAGGGATTGTATAAGAACCATGATAGCATTATCCGGGTGAAAGACTTTATTAGAAGTCTTTTCTCAGACCGAGTATTATTTGAAACTGAACGTATCTCCATGATGAAACCTCTGGGTAGAGCAGCCACAAATCCCGAAATAATGGAAATGGTAAAACAAACCAACAATGGTTACAATCATTGTGTAAACACTACGCTTATATCCATGCAGACAAAAAACATCAAGGATTTTGCATACAACTGTGAGAGCCAAAGATTTTTCTGTATGCCTATGGTGGACTATAAACTTGATGTACACATGAGCGAATCCATGCTTTGCCCTTCTGTCGGTAATCTGAAAGACGATGGTTTTCTGAAGGTATTTGAACGAATGAAACACTTTACTCCTTGCGGAAAGTGTGGAAGTACGGATAAGGTTATGAATCTTATAAATCAGATAAAATCAAAGTAAGGAGGTTATATGCTTATAGGTACCGTTAGAAAAGAATATAGTATTACTCAATACCACTCCTTAGAAAGCTTTGTAAACAAATTGCTTTCAGGCTTCGGACTGATTTATCGTTACGATACATTTCGCATAGATGTCACTCCGTCATGTAAGGGTAAAATAACCTTTGCAGAATATTTCTCTATTACGGTAAAGAAGAAAGCACGCGTATATGTTATAGCTGGCGGTATAGTTCCCTTTAAAGTGGACTTGCCGGAACCTTTGAATGAAGAATCACACACCAGGCTTAATGATGAAATGTATTCAATACTCAAAAATAATAAGCTTTACATCAACAGGGAGAGTATGATTTGCACAATAAATAAACCTGTACTTGTAAATTATACTCAAGAAAAAGGAGCTGTTATAGATATTTTTACTTTAATTTATGCCAGAATTTATCACATAGATTTCAGATTATGAAAAAGAATTAGTTATAAGAAATGAAAACAAATCCATTTGATACTGATACATACCTGAATAATTACCTTGTTCCTATTTTGAGGAAATCCATAGATCATACTGTAAAAGTATTAAGCGAAACAGAAATTAAGTTTCTTCTATGTCATTATATAAGAGGTTCTAATATAAGATTTAGAATTAAAATTGGATGGTACGAAGATATAGTGACTCTTACAATACCAAACAGGATATACGGTGGAGATCGAGGCATTGATATAACAATACCAAAAAGACCTGCTGAAATGGACTTTTATGCACTGAGACTTCACGATATTGTCCTCGGAGGAATTAAAGAACTAAGAGAAAGAGTTCGAATTGAACCTGTTTAAGTATCTTGAATATATATTAAATTAAAAATAATATGGCAGAAACAAAAAAGAAAATCGGAACGGTAATATCGCATATGCGCAAATACAATACCGACAATTCAAATCACGGATATGTAGTAGTATGTCGTCCCACAAAAAGAATTGTGAACGAAAGTGATACTGAAAAACAAATAAATGTTAAGATACAGATTCCAGACTGGTGTCCTCTGGATGACTATAATGGAGAAAATAAGACCTATGATATTCTAAACCAAGAATAGAAATTATGAAAAAAGAATTTACCGAAGACCAGCTCGTATATATACGAGACGTATTCGCAGAACAATGCCAAAAGCACATTGATTTAGGGAATAGAGAATCTGCACAGGAAGTTCTCGACATTATCAATGTGGTTCAGTCCAAACTGAATTGTGATGAATATGAAAGCCTTGAAACGTGGGTACTCGATGATAGTGAAAGCTTCGGTTACATAGAACTGGCTGAACTGGAGGAATATGAAATTGCTGCGATAGACAAGATGAAGGAGTTTGCCAAATTCTCCGACACCGAGCCTTCCGAAAGCCTAAGAGATTCAGTAAATACTTACCTTGAGGAATGCTGTGCCAATATTGGACTGACACCAAAAAGTATCTTAAATAAAAGAAAAGCCGGAGTAAACAGACTCATTGTTCTATGCATGAAGTCTTGTACCGACGAAGAACTGAAAAAACTTGACGCAATAGTAACATCATTAGCCGAAGATAGGAGACGTTAATATGGAAGAAAACAAAACCCCAACAGTTTTATGCGTGGAAAACGTAGATAGAATTTTCTCTGACTGCCTGTTCCGCAGCCATGACGAGCATGACGAATATGTAAAGAATCACGGAGTAGTGATAAAGGTGCAATCTATACAGAACCCGAAAGTGACAGTGTGCTTCCACTCCGAAAGACTGGAAAGCCACAGAGAAGAAATAAAGGAAATGGTTCTGCAGTTGCCTGACGGTTACCATAAGAACAAAGGCGGCGGGTGGTCGTTCCTGAATATTTGCTATGACAGAAACGACAATCTGTGGACTGGCTTCCAGACAGAGCAGGAAAAGCTTGCTTTGCTCGGTATGGCTACACATGTACTTATGCCTTTGATGCCGATTGAAGAAAGCCATATTCTTCCGGGAGGTATGCCTTACTTCCGGATAGAAGTTGAAGAATAATTATTTAATGTTTGATTTATAAATATACATCATTTAAAATGAAACTGAAAATGCAAAAATCGCCCCTTGTTTTGGTATCTGTACTTTGGGGTATTCATATGTTTATTGTATTGATTCTTTACTTTATCGGAGCATCTGAAAGAGTTCTGATGATAAATTTCTTTACTTCCTTAACTGGAGGAATAACTATGATTTTGATGTCGCTTACAAATGTTCTTAAAGGAGTAGTAGCAATTCTTAATCAGTTAGTAATCAATAATATAAACAACAATCATATAAAAAATATTTCAACACTTTCCGAATTGGAAGAAGCAAGAAAGTATAATTCAGAGAAAAATCAATGAATAAACTCAAATCAGTCTATTAATAAACTCAGAAGTCGCACCGAATAAGTAAGAAAGTGACATAGTAATAACTTCCGCAGTGGCGTAGTATAAGTACGGCTGAACTTATACTACGCCACTTTTGAGTTTTAACACAAAAAATCCCGACTTGAACCGCTGTTCTGGTCGGGATTTCTTACCTAAAAATATAAACAAATGAAGAAACAAAAAATTATTTTTCTGCCTGAGTGTCCTCAGTTCCTCCTGCATTTCTGTCAAGAGTGGTAAGAACCTGCTGTCGGATAACTATTTCTCCGTGCGGATCCCACTCGTTAAATGCATAAATATTATTCATAAATCGTAAATATATACGTTGTCTTGGCGATACCTGATTCTGCTTGAGTAGGCTCAGTTCTCGCTGGTATGTTCCTCCGCTGCTGCTCTTTCCCGGTACCGCACCGATGAGTGCCGGATGGACGCCTATGGCAAAGAAGATAATACTGCTTATCTCTTCCAGTTCGTCCTTCATTTCCTTGCTGTTACTCAACTGCGGGACATCGACTATTTCCACTGCGTGCTGCATAGTCTTTCCGTCGGGACCTACAAACATATCCAGACAGATAGTCTTTCCGTTGTTCTCCCTGCGCTGAAGAAAATCGTTAATACGTTTGTATATGTCGTTTCGTATCTTATCCTTTTCCTCCGTCGTGTCTGCACCCAGATCGTCGAACATCGCACGAAGATACTCATTATTTATGAATATCATCTTACCCCACATTGTAGCATTCTGACGTGCCGTTGCCTTGTCTGTTATAAGGGTTGTGGCATAATCGAATGTACGCGATGTAAAGATACTCCACCAGGCAGGTTGTGGATAGTAAGGTTTCTGCATTGATGGATAGAAGCTCGGACAACAGAACCATGTAGGACGTCGGCGCGGACTTGCGTTCTTGTTTTTCTCAACCTGACGACGCAGTTCCGGAAGCATATTCTGTGGCATGAGTGTAGGATAAGCCACTATATCTTTTGTCTCAAGTTTTGGCGTTGTGTCCTTGCGCCATTTTTCGGAATAATACACATAGTTCACACGCAGACGGGAATCCATTTCTTCCATACGCGTACATACAGCAGGAAGGTAGCCCACCTTTACAATCTTCGGCTTCCACTCCTCCCCTTTGCGCCCAATGCTAAGACCGATGGTAGGGAAATACATGTCGAGGTGTGTATCGTCCTGAAGGCATTGAAGGAAATGCAGGTTCAGGTTATTGCTCTCAGTGAACTTCTTCCACTCTTCGTTGGTCTGCTTCCATGTGCGGTAGTCTTCTTTCAGACGTTTCAGTTCGTCTTCGGGTGTTCCTATGCTGTCGAGATCTTCATCATCATCTTTCTCTTCTTCCGAAGATGGATTCTGAATAGCATTCAAAGCCTGGGAGAAGTGTATGGTATCTCCCCCACCCTCTTCTGCATTCTGCGGATTTTGTGCTATCTCTGCACGCACCTCACGAATACGGTTGCGGATCAACACTCCGGCATCTTCGAACGGAATAAGTTCTGTCTTTACCGTACCATTGGAATATCTCACCCAGCGGTACATGAGCTGCGGACCTAACCCGGCTGTAATCTCCACTATATACTGCAATGCGCGTGCTGTATATGGCAGACTGGAGGCAAGGTTGTAGATGGTATTGGGCAGCATGTTGTTCGGTCCCCACGGGATATATCCCAGTCCCTTAGTACCTGCGTCCCTTACAGGTTCAGGCTTGCTCTGCTTGCTGTCGAATATGCTGAACGAACCCTGTATGGCAGCTCCACCTATACAGTTGTCCCCGCTCAGACGCGCTTCGTTTGTCGTGGCAGTCGGTATCTCTGTCACTACCGATGGTCCGAGACATGTATAACCTCGCTGCACAAACGAATTGACCTGACTGTTGAACACCTCAATGCGATGCTTTGTCGTGTCTGCCGATTGTTTGTTTGATTTTTTGCCTGCCATATCTGTTTAGTTGACTAATATTTTTGTGTCGTTTATCTGAAGAATAAGCACGTCATATACGTTTCGGAAGTCTCCGTTTTCGAGTACCAGACGGCGCATTCCTGTCTTCTTGTTGTAGGATACGGCCTTCTGCACACGATGGCATTCGCTGATAGTTCCGTCACGGCAAACAAAACGTATGTCGAAAGGTTTGTTGCGTCCGTTCTCGTCCTTAGCGTTCATCAGCTTGTACGCCTGTGTCCAAAGTAGTCTTTTTGTCGGTTTCTTCATGTCGTGTCTTTTCTTATGTTATGATACAAAGTTAGCAATAGGCTTTCTGATAATGAAGGACAAAAATTATATGGGGTATGACACGAAAAAAGGACAGAAAGTGATGACTCTTCCTGCCCCTGCTTCTTATAGGACCGTTGCCTATAACCGTTGAAATTCAATGCGAAGATACAAAAAAAGTCACAAACAGAAAATGTTCTGCCTGTGACTTTCTGATAAAAGTCTATTCTTCTTCGGATTTCTTTCCGTTGATTCTTTCCACCGCCTGCCTTACAATTTCAAGGCCTTCCTTCGATGCTTTTCCGTTGGGGAAAAACTCGTCCTTAAATCTTTCCACCGCTATATATACAAAGTCCTGAATATCTATCTCGTATTCCAGCTTTATGCGGCTTATGTCCTTGTGCATCTTCTTGTCGAAGCGGATAGCTACAAGCTTGTCGCGTTTCACTGCTTTCGGCTGGACAGTACGTTTGCGCTTTGGGTTTTCTTCTGATACAGGCTCTTCCTCTTTTTTCTCGCCGGTAACCGATGGAGCAATATCTTCGGTCTCTTTTTCTGCAGTAGCTTCTACTGTCTCAACCTGCATTGGCTCACTTTTCGGGATAGCCTGTGCAGGTGTCGTTCCGGCTTCCTTCTTCTCTTCCGCGTCGCCTGTGGAATCTGCCGGAGAGACAGTACTTACAGGACGTATGTTCTGTCTGGCATTATCTACAAACTGGCTTATATTAAGACTTGCGGGTTTGTTCTTTTTGTTTATCATACACTACCCTCCCCTATTATTGATCCTGGTTTTCTTCTGTTTCCTCTTCCTGTTCATTGTTGGCAGACTCCCATGCTTCCATTGCTATAGTCTGCCAGTTGTCCGGTCGTGTGCAACCGGTTATTTCTTCTGCCAGCGACATATAGTCTTCTGCTCCGTTTGATTCAGGTGCATGTTCGAATATACCTTTATATTGCAGCGGTGTTTCATCGAACTTCACATTCTTGCGAATCTTGGTGTTGAATACCTTGTCGCCATAATTGCTGTCGAAGAACTCACTTACTGCACGGGATATTCTGGTCTGCTTGTCGTACTTGATAATAAGGAAGCCGAGAATATCCAGTTTAGGATTTACGTTTTCCTTAATCTCGTTAATTCCGAAAAGAAGATCCTGCATACCTTGAAGCGAGAAACCGGAACATTCTGCCGGAATAAGCACATAGTCCGATGCCGACATATTATTGTTGTTCATCAATCCTTCTTTCGGACTGCAGTCTATAAGCACATAATCGAACATATATGTTCCGTCCTGCTGTGGCTGGAAGTAAGGTTTCAGTTTCTTGTTGTATAGAAACATTTCGCGGTTTACCTTGCTGTTCAGGTAAGATTCAATGTCACGCAAAGCCTTGGAAGATGGTACATAAAACAGACCGGGGTACTGTTCATATACAGGCATTGGCATATCGTCAGTACGCAACCATTCGTTAAGAGTTGCATCACCACCCTGCTGATTGAAGCCTAACATTCCACTGAGATTACACTGTGCATCTGTGTCGATTAAAAGCACACGTTTACCGAGCATCCAAAGTGCTACACCAAGATTGTAAGTGGTAGTAGTCTTAGCTACTCCACCCTTAAAATTAAGAATAGAGATTACTTTTGTCATCATTAAATAATATTTGAAATTCAACACCACAAAAGTAATGATTATCATTTACACATCCAAACTTTTCGGGCATTTAGTTGGCTATACAGATAAATATTTATTTATATATGTAGTTATATAGCTATACATATAGCTGACTATATATTTATATAATTATCTATTTATTTGTATATCTGTGCACCTACTTATATAGTTATACATATATCTTGTTATGCAGTTATCTACTATATTATTTATATTTATAGCTATATATCTGTATATATAGCTATACAACTATATGGATATGTATTTATATAGATATTCAGATATATAGATAAACAACTATACAGATATATAATTATACATATACACAAATATCCGGATAACTATATAAAAACATCAGCTATCCGGCTATACATTATATCAGCTAAACAATTATATGAATATACAACTATATATCTATATAGCTATATAAATATATCAGTACATCAGTTCGGCTACATATAGCTATATAGATATAAAGTTATACATATATCCATATAGCTGAATAACTATATAAATTATTTCAAATCCAGTTCAAGTTCCGGCTCCCATGCTATCGGATCAGAAAAGCTTATACCGGTATTGCTACTAAAAAGGCATCATTTGGCATTTGTGCATCGGTTACGCAACAAAGGCATTACCTTCACATGAAAAAAGAACTTCTCCGCTTTATGACAAAGCCTCTATTTTTAGCGAGGTTTCATATTCCTGGTCGCAGTAGAAGTGAAGGTGAAAATGTAGAAATAAAGTCCTTCACGGCCTATATATTCATTACCTAGTTTCCACGACAGAGAGTAGGGGAGTGGTTCACCAGCGGAATTGCCTGTCTTTAAGTCAAGTGTACGATAATGAGTTCCTACTGTCATTTGCATAGAAGTAACACCTTCGGGGACTGCATCTAGTACGGTTATCTTTGCTTTGCTTACCACACGATCCAGACGGACAATTTGGCTTGCAGCCGTTTTATTGTTTACCTCAAGCGGAAAATTTGCCGAGAATGTTTCTGTCACTTTTTCAGGGGTAAAAGTAAAATCTTCCTAACTCGCGTTCTGGGTTGTACTGCTGTGAGCCAGGAAGTAGATATTATGCGAGCCATAAAGTAGTTTCATTTCAAGAGGGGAAGAAGTCTTTTGGGTATCCGTATGCATCAGCTTATTGTCCAAATAATCCCAGTAGGAGAGGGTAGTGGCAAGTTCAGGCAATGTCTCGGCACGAGAACCTGCCCTGCCGGCAGTCTTCCATTGGGATATACTGCCAAAATGCTATCCTCTGTCACTTCAAGAAAGAACGGAGAGAAGCTGATTTCACGATAATTTTCGGACTGTTCCTGGTTGGACAACTTTTCATCTTCCGGTATTTTGGTGTACGCACATGAAGCGCACACACAGGCGGCCATGATCATCAGACCACCGATGGAATAAGTTTTCATATTGTTTATTGTTTTAGGTTATACTTATATAACGCTGTTTTCTTTGAATTGTGTATCTCTATTTCAGACTTTTTTGTAAATTTGCATCAGAAAAGGATTCAACATTTCCCTTTTTTAGTATTGAAGGAAGCGCATTTGCCATTATTATGCGCTTCCTTTTTCTATTTTATAATGAAAACCGATATTTTAAAGAAAGAAAAAACATCGATCGATATTATTTAAATTTCTATAGTATATAAATATATAAATACTGATAGCAATTAATTATTGTAAATCAACAATTTATATTATTTTCAGTGGACAGATAGTTAGCTTTTAATAGACAAATAGTTAACTCTTGAGAGACAAATAGTTAACTCTTGATGGACATGTAGTTCACATTTGATAGACAGATAGTTCACTCTTGATAAGTGAATGGACATGTAGTTCACTTCATAATAGACATGTAGTTCACTTTATTTTCAGTGGACATGTAGTTCACTTCATAATAGACATGTAGTTCACTTTTGTCGTCTTCAAATGCTTGTAGCAATAATTCTAGTAGACATGTAGTTCACTTTAACATTACAACTCTGTTGTTATCGAATTGCAATATTAAATACTTATGATAATTTTTTGTCTGATTATTTGCTTATATGTTTATATCTGCATATATTTGCGATGTTGAATCTTTTAATTAAAATAATAATGGCACAATATCGAATTAAAGAACTCCTGAAAGAACGGGACATGACGCAGAAGGAGTTGGCTCAGAAAATAGGGGTTTCTACCGTCAGCCTAAACAGATACATGACAGGTAATCCTTCCGTTTCCTCCCTTGAAAAGGTTGCTGAAGCATTAGATGTGGAAATAAGTGAACTATTTGTCCACCGGAAAACCGGAGTTATGGATTCTTCTATCACATGTCCGCATTGCGGAAACAAGTTTCACATAGTAATAAAGGGAGAGGCTTATGGCGAGGAAGGCATCTGAAAAGAAATATCCGGGAATGAATCTTATTCCCTTTGAAAGGGAGGACTATGTGCGTCAGCCACGTTCTCTCTCAAGTCTGCAATATCGAATGGACATAATTCAGCTTCGCGCATTTGCGTGTCTTATGGAGAAGATGGAACCTCTGGTTCTTGAACTTCTTAATGTATATAATGCTAACAACTTTGACAAAAAGCTTTCTCTGTTTGACCTTCCACAAGCCAAACAACATATAGACCGTGACGGAGAGTTCTGTTTCACTATCCCTATGGAAAGCCTTGGCATAAGTCCAGGTTTCTATAAACGTGCGAAAGCCAGTCTTGACAAACTGGTCAGTATAACTGTACAGGTTAAGTATATGGATAAAGGAATAGAAAGGACGAAGACTGCCGCAGCTTTCAGTATAGATACGAGAGCGGACGAAAGATATGTAAAGGACTTTAAGATAGGTATGATACGTTCTGTCTTGGATGAAATGGTGGATATACGTCTGGGATATAATGATCATCTGAAACGTATAGCTTTCGTGACAAGCAATGTGAATGCGGTACGTCTGTATGTGCTTACTCTATCGAATACTATTCGTGGCAAGAGGACTAGCTTTAATATCTCTCTTAATGATTTCCGAGAGTTCTTTCAACTATACACTATAATTAAAGGCAAACGAGAACCTAAGTATAAACGCTATGCCGATTTGGACAAGCGTGTTATCACTCCTGCTACCGAGGAGTTGAAAAGACTTGCAGATAGCGGAAACTCTGACTTTTGGGTAAAGATTGAGAGGGTAGGGATAGGAGAGGCAGGAAATCCAAAGATGTTTAATATAACTGCATTCTATACCGAACTTGCCGGAAACGAGCAAAAGATAAAGGAACGCAAAAAAGAGGATGCCGAACTTGAAAGTTATCTAAGATCTGCACTTCGCCAGACTCCTGCTAATATCCGTAAGATAAGGGCACGACTCCTTCCTGAACAACGTGTAGGCTTCATAAAGGAGACAGAACGCATTGCCAAATTGCTTGAGAAACGTAATGACATAGAGAATGAGTGTTCATTTGCATGGGTACTGATGAAAAACTGGCTGGAAGAACATGATCCAAAGGTGGACGAAATAAAGAACGTACCACAACAGTTAGAAATATTTCCTGCTGCCGATACAGAACATGAAAATCCGCAGATTCATGAAATTTCCATAGAAGATTCTGATAGGTGGGAAAAATTCCTAGCAACAATAAAGGATAGGGTAGGAAAGGCTGTTTTTGATACATGGTTTGCTTGTCTCAAACTTGACTCACATTCAGAAAATAATCTTACAGTTATGATACCGAATCCCTTTATATATGAGTATCTTGAAGACAATTATCTTGAAGATATCAGAAGCTCGGTTAAGGATACTTATGGAGAACTTACGGAACTAAATTATAAAATAGGATAAACATTAAAAACTTACGGTTATGAAATTTCGATTATTAAAAAAAGATATACCTGTGTATAAGACTTCGCATTCAGACGAAATTGTACGATATCTCCAAAGTGAAGACCTGGATGGCAACTTGTATCAGGATTTGATACATGACAATGTTGGGAGGATTGTAATGGGTACCAATAAAAGGCTTTCTTATTCTCCAAAATCTACTCCTTATTCATTCTTGATAGTTTATCCTGGTTGGAAATACAGAACAGGTTTCCAGGGGACATGCCACCCTTCTGTTTTTGATCTTGAATCTACGGGGTATGATTGGGAAATGTTAGCTGTGTGGTATGCCATAGGTGCTCCTACCAATAGAATAGGGCAGGGCATATACGAATACTTTTTGGGGAAAGCACGATGGAAGGTAGTACCATCGAAAAAAGAATCCGACCGTCATGTAACGGTTAAGATAGGGGAGGAGAGCCATACCTTCTATTTTAAAAGGCTCTGGGAGAACGAAGAAAGAAATGACATAGCTGAGATTGTAAAACCTGAAAGACATGGGAAAAAGAGAAATACCACTGTTCGTATTTGACAAGAACAGAGAACACGGAATAGGGGAGTGTGACTTCGTATGTTGCACCGACATAGACAATGGTTTCATAGCAAAGATTAATTACACGGACGAGCCGGAAGGTGTGAAGGAACGCACACGCATAGGCAAGCCGAACAACGGTATCAGTCTGAGGATTGAAATAAAACGTATCATAGGCAATAATCCTAACGATGCTTTAATCCGCACCCTAATGAAGAAGGCAGAGAGCCTGTATGTGGAAAGCTCGCAGATTAAGGTAGGGGATAGGCCGACTGATGCGGACATGATAGACTTCCTTAATATTCTGATAGACGGGAACAAGCAATATCTGAGTGCTGCAGGCAGTGATGTGAATGAAAGGAATACTGTACTGAGTAGCCTAAAAATGTTGGATTCTATAAAGCACAGGCTTATTGAACTCAGTAAGAAATAAAAAAACCGCCCATTCGGGCGGTTAGGGTCTATGCATTTCTCATCATAGAGTTTAATATTAAATGCTGCATAAAAGTCTGATCTGTTTCAGTTTTTTCAGTAACGATTTCAGCTCTGCTACTTCCATGTTTTTTATTAATAAAATAAGTATTTAATCCTGTGTTTCCTCTTCCTCTATATAATCATTCTTATCAATACATATATCGAACGTCTGTACGTCAGACAACTCAATGAATATAGCATACCAGTTATTAAGGAACGGTCCGTAGGTAGAGTAGTGGATATCCTCTGTCTCCACATTAATATTAGCCAATTCCTTACGTGTTTCCTGCTGAGTTCTAATCCAGGCAATAAACTTCTTCATGTGCATCACGGCTTCTCTCGTTGCTTCGTAACTTACCTCCTTGTCGGTAGCTATATTGTTGTCTGCCTTCACCATGAAATAAACCACATGAGTAGGCTTTATCTTTCCGCCCTTGATACTGCCTTCCTGTGAAAGCTCATATCCCACACATGGCGACTGGGTTTTTGGAAGTTTGGCAACTATATTAGGTATGCTTACGATATTGTCAAAAAGAAAAAATCTTTTGTTATTGCCGGTCTTTTCTGGAGTGTGCTGCATGGGTTTGTACTTAACTGCCCATTCTTCGATTACGTCTTTAAAGTCTATCATACAATTATGTTTAATTATTTCATTCTGATTTTATAATTACTGCGGTCTATCTTATCATAGAAGGAAACAAGCACTCCATTCTCTACAAACTCCTGATAGAATGATGAAACCAGGACTTCAAGTCGCCGGAGCTGATGGCGCACCTCCATTGCAAGCAATGGACGTGACTGACGGTCACCCTGTTCCTTCCATGTCTGGTATAGCTGATTGTATCGGGCGTCCTTACCTCTGTCTACAAGTTCAATAGGCTGTCCTGCTCCGACACCCATATCTACGAAATACAGGTAGTAGTTGAAGAAGAAGGATATTTTCTTTGTATCACCATTAGCACCGTTGAATACTTTTGCGTACATGCGCCTGTAACTTTGACCTGTACTTTTCTTTGCCGCCGGAGTATTACGGTAGCCGATGTACGGTCCGGGAAAACCTCCCGGCCATACATGCTGAGTTTCGTAGTTGCTCCTGAACTGCTGGATCATATTGTTTGCCCAGCGAGTCAGATCAAGAAACTCGTCCTCTAATGCTTCTTTAATTCCTTTTTGTGTCATGCGTTGTTTTTCAAATATTCAACAAACTTTACGCCATCCTTATGAATAGATGCCATACTTTTAGAAACGAGGTAATAGCTGCATCCGCTATGGCTCTGACTTTCCAAAATTTCTTTGCAGGCTTTGAACCTGTCTTCCTCCGGTTCTTCTCTGTTAAGAACCTGAACGAGTTCAAGCATACATTTCAAGTCCCAACCGTGATATAAATCTTTCAATCTTATAGGCACAGCATTATCCCATACTTCAAGATATTCCTCGGCTATAATGCCGCGAGCTTTCTTCTTATATTCTTTAATGAGTTTAGGAATGCGAGACATAAATTTCCTTTCCTTCTTTTTAATTTTTCGAAGATCTTCTTTGATGTTTTTGTCATATTTCTTTTTGCTCATACCGGTAAGTTTTATATAACAGGTACTTTTGCTATCATAGGAATAAAGAGTTTTATGATTGAACTTTACAAAACAATCTTCGCCAGTTCTTTTCTTATAGTCTCTCATTTGTCGGAATGCGTCTTCAACCGTCTGTCCGGAATATAGTTTTATCTCTTCCATATTCTGTGTGTTTTTAATGAATTAAACATAATTAGTATTATTTAATTATTTTTAAACCGCTTCCAGAAGTGGAATCGGTACTTGCGAAGTAGCTTATTTTCATATAAAAGATTCTCAATCTGTGTCTCAAGTTCCTTGATTTTCTTAGCTTGTTTTACTGCATCCGCACGATTAGAAGACTCTTTGTTTTCACGGTATTCTAATTCATTTTCAAGCTCAGTTATTTTAGATCTTTGGTCTTTTAAAACTTGTTTTGTATATTTAATATTCTCTTCTTTATATTTATAGTCAGATATAATATCCTGAAGTTTCTTTATACGATTGATTAGGTTCTTTTTTTCTACCTCGTAACCCTTGCTTCTATACATAGCCAGTTCTGCTTCCATATCTTGAAGCTTGGACCGATCGATTATAACCTTGTCTGTAAATTCTTCCATAATACTATGCTGTTTTTCTCTTTATATAATCCAGTTTATAACACAATGCTTCACACAACACACGGGCCATATTTACCTCTACGGCATTACCGATAAACTTCTTCTGGTCTGCCTGTGTACCGATGAGTTTATAATCTTCCGGAAATCCCATAATCTTTTTAAGTTCAGAGATACGGAGCATACGCATCTTTATATCTATGATGCCGTACATAGCCATAAACTCTTTGATTAGAACTGTCATCGGGCTGTCATCGTCGTTTAGCTTTATTCCGAAACCGCCTTCAGCTTCTACCAGGTATGGAGGCATCTTGTCCATTCTTGCTATCAATGTAAAGCATGGGTTATCTACCGAGCCACCTGCGCTGGCAAACTGCGGATTCATAAGGTAGTGCCATTTGCGGTTGGCTGTGATTACTTGCGACGGCTGCTCTATGCTGCTGCCTACATTTGAGAAAGCTGTATTCATTATCCAAGGCTTGCAGCTTACCATATTAAACTTAGGAACTGTTGTTACAGTGCCTACCGGCTTTTCGATAGATGTAGGTTTCCCTGTGCCATACTGATTATCAATAAACACATAATTAATCAGTGCCAGGTGGTCTTTTGTCGTAACAGTCGGTGCAGGATGTTCTACCGAATGGTTTTGTCCGTTACCATAGTATGCTGACACAAAGGCATGATGATCCTTGCATGTGATAGTACCGGCAGGTTCGTCCACTGAAATATTCTTACTTTCCGGATGACCGCTGAACTGCTTGGACAGAAAGTTCACTTTTGCAAGTGCAAGTCTGCCTTGTGTAGCTACTGTGGGACAAGGTTCATCAATACTTGGTGCCTGGTATTTGCCATTCCTGTTCATCGAATTATATTTTACAATGAATGCATCCTTACCACCAGCCACAAATTTTATCAGTCCGGCATAGATACGTTCCAGAGTCTTTTCGGCCAAAGGCTTTTTGCGGCAGAAGATACTTTCTCCTTCATCTGAAAAATCAAGAACTTCTTTTACCGGCTTCCAGCTTTGAAGGCCTCCAAACATATCTTTCTTACCGTCCTTGCAGTGTGTAGGTTCAGGGAATGCGAATGGCAGATTATGCTTTGCGAATATCCCGAAGAATCTTTTGCGCGTGGTATATGCTCCGTAATCGGCTGCATTGAGAATACGCCAGTCGAAATCATAGCCATAGCGCATTACGTTTCTTTTCCATAACTCATAGCAACGACCTTTATCCTTGCTGAGCGGCTTGCCTTTTTCGTCCATATCTCCCCATGACATAAATTCTTCTACGTTCTCTATCTGAATATAGTCTGGGTTTATGCCCTCAATGTAGCGGAAAAGATGTTCTGCAAGCGTCCTGCTGTCTGCATCACGAGGCTGACCGCCCTTCGCCTTGCTGAAATTTGTACATTCCAGTGAAGCCCATAGAACAACGTAGGCATCAGGGTATAAGAGTTTCATTTTCTCTACGTGAGCAATCAGGTCTGTAAGATCGAGTGTCCGGATATCCTCGGTGAAATGAAGTGCGTCCGGATGGTTGGCCGCATGGCTGGCTATGGCATTTGCATCGTGATTGACACAGGCTATAACCTTTGCACACGGTTCATTGAAACATGAAGCTGATTCTACTCCGGTTGATGTTCCTCCGGCTCCGCAAAACAAATCAATATATAACAATCGTATCATTTCTTTATCTGTAAAATTTGAAATGTGAGTGTGTACCCTTTGGACGCACATTTCGGTTAAACTTTGTATGGTCTTTTCCGCCGTTCTTTCTGGGTACGAAACGGCTCTGACCGAATATCATAAAATAGAAAGGAGTGTGGTGTGAGGAATGTCGTGTATCGTAAGCCGACATTGTTCTCATGCGTTCTCTTATTTCAAACAAATCGTCTCTACATAACTCGGTTCGAGGCAACCTGGAAATTGCTCCTAAAAATGGATCGTTTTGAATATCTCTTAGAAGAGCTGCATTATCTGAGTAAGATTGAATTTTAACAAGCCTTCCGTTTATTTCTAATCTGTATGTTGTAACACTATCACGCGTGGAAGTATCTGCAAAGACTTGCTTTGCATTGAACGCTTCATCAGAACACGGCCCTATTTCTAACGGTTCTTTGCTGAAATAGACCTTTGCCGGATTGCATAATTGTACTTTCAGTCTTTCAGCCATATCTTTTGTTAAGATATATTCCACTCCTTTACCTAAATCCTTGCCGAAGTTCTGAATGATGTCATCCGCGTTTTTATATCCCAAAGTTGCAGCCTGTAACATTTTTGTTGCATCGGCGAAAGATTGTGCCATGCTGTTCATTTCTTTTGCAGCTTTCTCCAATTGGGGTATGAGAAATTGCATTTCGACTTCACTCTCTGGAATGCCTGTATCCAATGATATATTCCGTATGTCTTCGGCTACCCTATCCCTTTGTAGCCGTTTTAACGACAATACAATCTCTCCTACCGGAATACCCATTCCATCAGCGATAGTACGGATAGCTTCGGCTATGTCATTTTCGTTCACTTCCTTTTTGGGAGTATCTTTCAGGGAGACAATTTGCGAATAGATATCGTCATCCAGGTATGTCAGCATACCGGGCTGCAGCTTTCTGTTAAGGTCCTCACATCGCATCTCTCTATGTCTTTCACGCAACCATTCTATTAATGCTTTATTTTTGTTCCACATAAGCTCCAATCTTTAGCGATTTTTCCATTTCATCTTGTAGTTTATCAAGCAATCCACATTCACCATGACAGAAGTACCTGAACTCCTTCTGCTGTTTCTCACAATAGAATTTCCTTTCGTCTATCTCTTTATGGTACGGACACATAATGCGAGCTTTCTGTAGGGCGATATCCATTGCTTTTATCATTCCTTCGCGATATCCTTTGCGATATGGAGCACGAAGGTTTTCCGCTTCTCTCTTTGCCCTTTCATATTGATTCTTCGCCACTTCCATGTGGTGATAAAACTTACTTACAAGTGTGAAGCCTATGCGGTCGGTACGCATCTTTTCGTTATGCAGCTTTTGAGGTAGCTTTACTATCTCCGGACGTGAACCATGCATATAGATAAGACCTGCGTATGGAGGAACTTCTTCGGCAGAAATCAGTCCTTCCGGAACGGCATAGTAGAAGTAGTTCGGCTTGTCGGTGGCGTCTGCATCGGATAGCGTATTATGTTTTTTGGATTTATGCTTCAGGTCATTTTTGAAATCAGCCCTTGAAACCTTTATCTCTATCTCATACCAGTAATGAGATTTTGTGAGGATAAGTACATCACTCTCCCATGTAAAGACATACATGTTGCAAAGGAAAAATTCTGCCGACGACATAAGGTTTCGGAGTCCTGCCTGTATGCTTTTTTCTGTGTATTCATATTTGTGTTTAACTCCCATAGGTAGATATGTTTATACTTCCTCGTATTTTTCAAGTCTCATTCTCAGTTGCTCATTGCTTTCTCTAAGCTGTGAGATAGTGTTATTACGTCGCTTAATGGTTTCTTCCTGCTCACGAGAAAACTGTTTGAGAGCTTCAAATTTTTTCTGCAGCTTTGCTATTGGTGCAATGTTGTTTTGAGCGTAATTCAATTCCGATTTAAGTCTGGATATTTCGGCTTCAAGTTCCTTACATAGTGCCTTTTCTATTCGATAATCCCGGCAGAGGTACTTGAATAATACCTCCACCGGAATATCCAAGTCCTTATTCCACTCGCTTTTCATTACTGTCTTCCTGTTTAATGTACCAATCGAATGATTCAAGAGGCTTGTCAATTACCACGATAGCATCTTTTGTACGTTTCAGCACACCTTTATGAATAAGTTGTCTGATTAGCTTTATGCCTGAACCGAAACCATAGTTGCAGTCCAGTACATGTATTGGTTCACTGCTTATTGCTTTTCCACCCAGTGCTTTATCGTTTATGCCGAGATTATGACAAATACGTGCTGCCGAAGACAACTTCTCATAATCGTAGTCCTCAAATTCAGGATCAGCATCGGCTTCCGCATTATACGGATAAACATCCATGATAGCTGTCTCAGTGATTTGAGCTATCTCGTAATCGGCCATAGTTCCTTTCATGCACTCGTCCAGACGTTTCACTGCATCGCGGAAGTCGGCAGCCTGTACCAGTATATGCGTTGTAGTCTTCTTCTCTGCTCCTGATTTTTCGTCAACTGTGATAAACATGAGCTTGCATTTGTACCACTTGTCGGCTTCCTCTGCTTCCGAGGGGAATACTTCTGAATAGTTCACTCTCTTAATGTCCGACACAGTGAACTCTCCCTGTATGAACGGAGTCATTTCTTCTATCAGTCGTGCTTCGGCTTCTGTAAAGCTGAGAGCATCTACCAGGTAAGGTTCTGTAACCTTCTTGTTCATTCCGTTTTCCGCTATCTTCTCGTATCGGATTTTCCCTTCAAACCATACATGCATCATAATTTATCCTCCCCTATTTTTTCGCGTTGTGCTATCATTGCATCGGCAACTTCGTAAGATAATTTAACCAGAGCTTTTTTGTCAAATGCTGTTACCGATTTATAACTCATTCCAAAAAATCTTCTTATTCTGTTCTTTAATGTCAAAGATACTGTTACATTTTTCTCCATTAGTATCTTCATTGCCTCCATAGCGATATGGTCTCTACTGATATTACTTCCCATTGTTATAAAATTTTATGTTGGTTGTATATTATTGATTTTGGCCTTTTAGCCAGAGGATAGTCATCACGCAATAGTTGGCGAGGTCGAGGAATGTGTCTTGCAGTTTCTCGTCTTTCACCTGACCTTCCCCACCCTTCTTTAACAAGGATTCTATCCGTCGTATTTTGTCACCAATACGGATTTTTGCTACCAAAATGCCGTCCTCGTCCATAGATTTCTTGAAGCTGTCGCCATAGTCGGCATTTTTCTTGCGATAGGTTTCTATCTGGAGATTGCTGATTTCGCACATAAATAGATTCCCTTCTGAATAATCCCCATAGCAGTGTCTTGCCATACTTGTTATATGGCGAAGATATTCTATACGGTCTGCATCAGATGTTTCTTTCTTGAAACATTCCGAATACATATTTACTATCCTTTCCGGTAGTATCTTATTATATCCTCCTGCCCTAAGATCGTATGTGTAAAGATTCTCAAGTTCTTCTACAAAGAGTGTAACGCTGTCTGTCGGTTTATTTGTTTCCTGCATAATATTATTATTTAGTTTTACTTTTATTTGTAGCCTTCTCTTTGGGAGTAATCATTTCCATTACTTTATCAAACACAGGTGGAATGGCCATACCTTTTTCGCATTCCTCGTCCGTCTCTTCAAGCATACTGAACCATATAAAGCGTGGATCAATACACAATCTTTTCGACATATCGTATAGATATTCTTTCGCTTTTTTCATATCATACTCTGTCGATATGGATAAACCCATTATGGCTTCCATGCTTTTCAAATGTTCCACTTTGAATCCTAATATCTCTGCAAACTGTTCACGTGTGTATTTTCTGTACAGATACAGGAAACGGAGTGCCGGTCCCATAACTATGATATGGCGTTTATTGGGTTTGATTTTAAGAGAGTCTGTCTTGATTGACTTTAATTCTTCTATTGTACTCGCCATGACTTCCTCGCCTACCTTCTTCAGATAGCCTGTAATAGCTTTTTTGGACTTCAATTTATAATACAGGTATTTGAGGATAAACATTGGCAGAGGTCCGTTACGATAGACTTCGCGTCTGAGGTTTCTGTATTCTATTTCTTTATAAGTTTCAGGATTGATTTTTATCTTGTCCTCCAGGCTTAGACGACGAAAGGTAGTTATAGCAGTTTCATTTTCTCCGATTCCTGCCGATAATGGTAATAAATCCATAACGTCAAGAATATCATAATCACCCTCTGGCAAACATACATCCCCTAATTCCTTAAAGAACTTTCTGACTCTTTTCTTACTTCCAAGACGAAGGAAAAGCATTCTGTATTCCTTTAATTGGATGGATTGTTTTGTCTTAAACCTAATACATAAATCGGCCATGACATATTCTATATAGTCCATCCTCATGGCACTTATGGCAGATTTTGTCAGATTCCACATTTCGGACTGTACCAGACTTTCCTGTATCTCTTTTGTAAGTTCCCTAACTTTATTACTGCCTTCTTCCGGCAATGGTATTATGCCTATAAGCTGACGTATCAGCTCGTTTGACGCACCTATTATTCTATTGTTCTGATTAATTCTCGGAGCTTGGCTCTTGTCAATGTCAGATGTTAGATATACAATCTGTGCCGTCATTGCTTCATCATAGTCTATGATTGTGAGACACAACATGACGACCATTTCCAGGTCAGCTACTATTGAAGGATGTTTTACCTGTACGTCCATCAACATATTATATGTAAGGGAATATATCTTGTCGAACTTGTCCTTGTATTCGTTGTAGAACATGGTCTGCAGGTATGATGCCAGCGAACCGTTGGTCTCGTAATATTTTAATGACAGTATTGGAAATATGTCTTCAGTGTATATTTTAACTTGATTCCTGTCGTGCGGCTTGCATTTTTTTATAAGGTCTGTTGTGTTTTCAAGTAGTATATTAGCAAGTCGTTTTATGTTATGCCGCATCATGTTATGTTCCTCGAATTGCGATACGGCAGAGTAAATATATTTGTTCACAAGATTGGTTAACATCATTTCTACCATTATCTTATGCACATTTATCATGTCTGCGCCTATAGCTCTATTAATAGGTGTAATGGTTGCTCTGTTGTACGCTCCTTTAGCAGCTATCATCCTATGTTGATTACTTCCAGATAATGATAATGGGCTGCCAACTGTTTTAAATTTGTTAAGTGAACAGATAGGCGAAATCATTTGCATATGCTCTTGCCCACCTGCCCGGTTTGTAATAATGTTGTTCATAAAATAAATTTATTAGAATGGTAAATCGTCGCTATTGTCATTCCCAAGATTCAGTGTGCCTTGCTGTGGCTGGCTCGATGCGGTATGATTACTGTATGTTGGTGCTGTTTGCGTTGTGCCTGCCTGTGCTGATATAGGTGCTGTTCCGTCCGGTGACGATGGCAGAGGAACACCTTCCGACTTGCGTCCTAACATCTTGAAGTCCTTCGCCCAAATCTCGGATACATATCGTTTTTCTCCGCTTCCTTCAGATTCGTAGCTGCGGGTGCGGAACTCTCCTTCCACATATACCTGACTGCCCTTGTGAGCATACTTGCAGATCATTTCTGCCAGAGTGTCCCATGCTACGACAGGCACCCATTCCGTTTCCTCTTTGGTTTCGCCTGTCTGTTTGTTCTTGAACCTTCGGGTACAGGCAATAGAGAAGCTTGTAACCTTATGGCCCGATTCAGTCTGTTTCAGATCTGGATCTCTGCCCAGATTACCGATGAAAGTACATTTGTTTATCATATCGTTATGTTTAATCTTTAAAATCCAATTTCATCTGCAGCACCTCGTCTGCATAAAACTCGTCGAAGCTTTTCCCGCTTATCCACCAGTTGAAACCGAACTCCGCATCGTCGAAATTATGGTTTATATAGCCTGCATCAATAAGTTTCTGTATGGTCTGAATCCATTTCTCACGGACGTGTGGAAACCGCTTGCAGTCGCGTATCTTCTGTTTCCTGTTCGACATCGGACAGAGTATGCAGCCTATTCGCTTGTAACCCTCGTCATACATCGAGCAATGAGGTATATTGTTTGAGTTAAGGAACTTCCATACGTCCTGCTCGCTCCAGTTTATGATAGGAGAAATAAGTATCTTGTCTTTACCGCTCACACAGGCCACCATCTTTTCCTTATGCTCGCTCCATTGGTCGAAAGTCTCGTCAGTACGAGTGCCTTTAATCTGTGTAGAAGCTTCCTTCCTCTTTGAACGACGGGCTGATTCCTGATTGCGTATTCCAATGAGTGTAACCTTACCTCCACCTGACATTTCTTTATATTCCGCACAGCACCACCGCATTACTCTTGTAGGCAGCATGTGTTTCTTCAATGCCATATCGTAGATACTCATCTTTGGTTTTATAAGTTCTACATCGGGATAATTCTTCTTTACAAATCTGATTACTTCCGGCGAATCTACACTGGTAAGATTCATGTGAGCCTTGAACTTAACTCCAGCCATTTTTGCTATATGGTAAAGAGCCTGTGAATCCTTACCTCCTGAGAAAGCCAGATAGAAACCGTTTTCAGGGTCCATCTTGAGTGCTATCTTCTCACTCTTTTGCAGCAGGTCTATGGAGTATTTAATTTTATTGTCTAAGGTCATCGTCTTATTTTTAAGGTGTTCCGTGCCGGGGATTCGAACCCCCTTTTGATATTTGTCAAATTATAGAAAGGGAAAATATATGAATGCACCCAACTGCGCATTTGCACGGATCCATTGTTATACAGGTTGAAAATGGGATCTATTTCTCGCAACATGGATTGTCCTGATACCATATCTGAATACGGAGGAACTTTGCCACCTTGTATTCAATCCTCGCTCCACGGCTGTCCTTCCAGTTGCGTTGCAGATAGATGTGCCTGCATCGGGCAAGGAGCAATATGTCAGCCACCATGTGCATCCAGTATGGACGGGAAGGCTTCAGACCTTTTGTCATCGGATTTACAGGTATGAATCCCATAGCCTGTATCTCTTCGTCTGCCTTGCGGAAATTGTCGAATGACACCAGGTACGGCAGCCCTCCTATCTTACCGGAATTGTAGCATTTCTGCTGTGTCGTGTTTTTGTTTCTCATGTTTGTTCTTATTACCAATAATAGAATCTAATGGTTCGGCAAATATAACAAAAAATAGTTTTTAAGAAACAAAAAAGTGGAATAAATTAAAAAACAATCCGAAAAAAGTTTTTAAATGGCGAAAACTCTCCATTTCACGAGCGCCCAGTTCCTTTGAAGTCTGGGCAGCGTCATTTCCTGACGATGCAGGCGAAGATCGTCTATCACTACAAAAGGGATATCACACGGCAGTTCGTCGTGTGGTACTATGCGGATTATTCCCAGAGCGATAGCCATTGAGATAAGTCTTTCAGTTGTCTGTAATGACATGCCACTTAGCGGACCGTTGCCGGCGCGTGCCATTATCCAGGCCTTTCCCTCCGGACTTGAACTGTATCGCATTGACTTCGGGAGTTTAGTTACTGCACACAATATGCGGTTAAATTCTTTCTGTATCCTTTCCTTGTTGAAGACGTGTACTCCCTCTGTCATTCCCTTCACTCGGATACATGGCTGCATTTTTTCTTTCTCCGTGGACAGACAATCCCTATATATAATGTTTATGACTCTGCGAGTTACCATTGCCGTTATGTGTTTTGTGTTTTAAAATGTTATCAGTGTATGTGCATACATTGTGTGTCGTTGTGTGTGTAGTTATTTATCTTATTTGTAGGCCGTGTTCTAAAGCCAAACGAACGTAACTTATCTGTGCCATGCAGTCTGCCATCGGAGTATGGCGGTCGGCCACTTTCGGAGGAAGAAATCCTCTTGCTTCGAGTGCGTCCATGTATGGACGGACATCACGAACTCTGCGGCGGTTCCACGGAATAGAACTATAATCCTTCTGTAAAATCGAACCTTTTTGTAGCCAATTATAATGATTGCGCAGAATAGGCAAATCAAAATCAAGCTGAAGGCACCACATCATAACATCGTCGCCATGAGCTTTGATGAAGTCTCTCAAGTCGTACAAGAAACCGGTAAGATCAGTTTCGTCTTCATCTACAAAGTGTTTCCTGACTTCTCCCGATTGCGCCATCCACCATTTGATTGTGTCAATGGAGAGAGTGAATCCTGCATCTAAAGCTTGCTGCATGTTCACTTTCCATTCCTTGCGCTCGCCTGTCTCTCCTGTTTCCGGATCAAACTCCACGGCAGCACACGAGCGAATGATGCTTGTCGGTTCCAGACCTAATGTTTCAAGGTCTATCATTATATGTTTAAATTCCTTTTTCATCGTATTTTTTCATTAGATTCTATTATTCCATTGCGTCCGATACGGCGTTTCTGTTCTTCTGTTATTGGCTTCTTGGGAAATTTCCCATGCCATTTGCCGGGAACATAACGAGGATTGTTGCCGGTCTCGTCAAAAATTACCTTGCAACATTCAGAGCAAAGCGGTTTACCCTTGTAGGCCTTGATGCTTTCGTCCCATTCAGCTTCAGGAAAAGTATTATGTACTATGCTCCAATATGATGACGTAGCCGTGTTGTCCACACATCCGCATTTACTACAAACAAATATGCTCATATTATAAATCTTCTATAAGTTCTTTCATTCCTTTCCATAGCGACTTCAAAGCAGCTATGCAAACACTATACGAATATCGCAATGTAAGCCAGTGCGAAGAACGCTATTATGCCTATTACTATTACATGCCATTCCATCACTTCCTCCCATATATTGGTTTATCTCTGAGAACATCGAGCATCATATCTACCTTTCGTACCTTTGCGAGAGTTTCCCCAGCATACAAGTCACCTCCTGCCATCCGAGCCAGAAGTATTTCCCTGTATTCCGAACGGGTTACTACATTCGTCAACACAAAGGCAGGTTTCTTCCTTTCATGATTCCACGGAGATACATCTGTCATTTCAATTTCTTTTTCTTGGATAGAAACTCACTTTCCACTATCTGAGTGTATTCCGTACCCAAACTGTAAGAGCTGCACACATACGCCCTCTCGTTGTAGATAAACCACGCAGGAGTCTTGAACTGGTTGATAGGTATTCCGAAAGCCAGACGAAAATCGTCCGACGATACTTCCGGAAGTGCAGCAATTCTCTTTGCTATCTCCTTGCCTGCATCAGTCTTCATGTTTGGGATATACTCTCCCTTGCCGATGAACTGATACTGCAAGAGGTTAGGCACACCCATGAATATCAGGCTGCCTATACCCACACCGGGATATAGTGCACGGGGATTGTCGGTATAACCTTTTGCGCCCAACTCCGTCATCAGTTCCTCCGCAGCCTGGGCAGCCTTTTTGCCTTTCTCTATAAACTCACTGATACAGCGTCCTCTGTGCGTATCAAGTTTTACTTTATAATAATGCTTCTCGCTCATGTCGTTCTGCTTTTCAGATTATCCTATAAAGTTCATTATCAGTTTATATGCCCCATACAGTGCAAGACCGGCCACAGCCACCAGCACTATAAGAGTGAGACATCCGTTCAGGGCCATTCTGTTATATTCTTTCATAATCCACTCCTTTCTCCAGTTTCATGTGTGGTATGTAATACAATCCATTCGATACCATTTTCTCGGCAGCTATTCTCAGACTCTCGTCCGAGCGGTTTACATATCCTACAGAGTAATAATTCACCCCATTGTACATTACCGGTATGAATACCGGCACCACACAGTCCCATACCATTGGTGTGTAGTTGATTTCATTCCTTACATCACTTAGCATTTCCACTCTCTGCGCACGCATAGGAAGTTCTTTCAGGTAGATGTAAGTTCCGTCGTTTGTCATTTCGATTGTTGGATTTTGCAGGCAATTGAAAAGAGCCTTGTTAAGTTCATTCCTGCGTCTGTTTGTGTAAATCATTTCTTTGCCCTGCTTTTACGGTTAAAACATTGATAATTATGTTTAGCAAAGGTAACAAAAATGATTTTAAAAGAAAAAAAATTGTATTTCAATTTAAAGAATAAACCGAATAACAAATATATCTTTCTCTAAAGCAACTGTTATTCTTGACTAAGTTAAAGATAGGTCCTCGCCTCACTTTAACGTGAGGCGAGGAATCAATTACATCATTTTAATTTAGGCCATTTATTCTAAGCTCCTCGTCTTTAAGATTAGCAATGTATTCTGCAAATACCTGTGGAGTAGTGGCCGGATCTTCCGTGTCCTGTGTACCCATCTGACGAACTACAATCTCGCAGCCCAGATAGTGAGCCATTCGGATAAGGTTAATTACTCCGTAATCTTTGCCATCAGACAGTTTATGGATGTCTGCAACAGACATTCCTGTCTTATCTCCACTGTTTATAAAATATACTCCTGCAGCTTCAGCACGCTCAAAGAGAAAATCACCTATCGCCCTCGCTGATTTAATCGCACTGTCAGGATAGATAGGAGGATTTTTCGGCATCTGCAATGCGCGGCGTACATTATACTTTCTGTACTTTACTACAAGCACTCCCGCAAAAAGAAGTGCGCAAACAATCCAAAACATTGTTTCCATAATTCTTTTTTTATTAGTTAGACATTGTAAATCTCTTCTAAGTTACTTTCGGTCTCCTCTATTGCAGAAATAGCTTCTCCGATAGTTTCTATATATTCCTGCATCTGCTCGCCTCTCTCCGATTCCTGAAGTGATTCGGGCATATTGTCAAATGCTTCTTCCTCTTCTTGAAGAATATTTTCCAAAGAGGTTCTTACTTCCGACAACTTTTCTGAAAGCTGCATGAGTCTCTTTCGCCTTTCTCTGTTCATGTCATTCTGTTTTTTAAGTTAGTTATTGAAACAAAGAAGGCTGGCAGAGAATCACTCTCTGTCAGCCTGATTATCTAACTATAGTCTTCCGCTTCACAGCGGTAGGAATTATGAATTATGATGATATTTTTGTAGTCTGGCAGGGTATCACTCCCTGCAAGACCTGTCTAACTTTAAAACTTATACATTGTAGTTATTCAGTACAACTACAAGAACTTTTGAATTCTTATTACCATACAGTTCCTCAAAATCTGCGTTTTCACAGGCATTTGCAAGAACTGTATTATTATATTCATCTTCATCCATAACTTTATAATCAAGTTCTTCAATTCCTGAACAGTATAATTCCTTGAAATTTAACTCTTCATCCAAAGACATTATATTATCCGTATGAATGCTATGTATCTTCCCAGTATAGCAATACAGTTCAACATCTGCACATTCCTGGACTTCTTCTTTTAGCAGATCTGTCATCTTATACGGAAGTTCCTCAATCTGGTAATATCTGCTATCATATTCATAACATCTTGTACCGTCCAAGAATGTAGCCTGCGCTCCCCTTCCCTGACGAACAGCAATACCCCAGTTAGGTGCGGAGGGATAATCACTGTTATCATCGTTGTACATATTGAGCAACTTCTTGTATGCGTCCTTCAGCCCCAACTGGTCAGCTATTGTTATCTCACATCTGCCATTGAATGTACTGTCTCGTTGAGCAATCCAACTATTAGTCCTGCCTGTGATTCTATATTTACTCATAACTCTTTACAGTTTTTCCCGTGTGTCTCACGGTCATAATTAAACATTAGTAGTCCGGCAGAGTATCACTCCCCACCAGACACAAACTAACTTAAAACTAACTTATGGAATTATTCTATGACATCACACACGATGATTGTTTCGCCATTCTCAGAACGCATGACTACTTTATCTCCGTATATGCCTAATGTAAATGAAGTGTACTCCTCTCCTATCATAATATCGAGAATAAGAGAGTCAGAAGATATATCTTTCACTTCTCCGTAGATTCCCTTTGCTTTATTAAAAGCTTGATAATGATATTCTTCAAGTATATCACTGCTTATGTCCTCATAAAATGAGAACGGTTTAAATTCTTTTCCCATAACCCTATAATTTGATTTTGTAAATATAGTTCTTTTTCTCAAGTGACCGAAGAAAAATCACTTTTTCTCCGGCCTGGATTACTAACATTAAAACTATGTGGCACTTCACAGCGCGACCGATGGAATTATTATATCTCTAAATTATCTAATGCCTGTTTTTCTTCTTTCGAGAGAAGGCAGACAAAATCATCGTCACTATAATAACCTTCGTCTTCGTCCGGTTCATTGAAGCATTTTTTAGATGAATACATGACACTACACAATGCATTATACTCGTCTCTCGTAAGTCCAATGATACTTACTGTATTATTTTTATTGAAATGTGTTTTGCTCATAAATCTTTTTATTTATAGGATTTGCATAACTTAAAATTTCCAATAAGTTTTCTTAGCTTTTCTAAGGCTTCATTTCTTGTTCTACCCCAACAGGGTATATTGATATCCCCTTTTTCATTTATTATCTCTGATGCCAGATACCAATATTCAACATTTTTTAGTTCGTTTTCTTTTGCATATCGCCTCGCTTCTTTAATTGTATCTTTTTCAGCAATAACTTTTTCATTTTTACATATAGCTACACTTACTATGACTTTCCCAGTAAGTGGTTCTTCGATGATTTCAATTAATTCTGCATTCTTATTTATCCAAAGAATAGCTTTTTCCCCTTTAAATATAAAGCTGAAAGATTTATTTTTTGGCTTATAAATGCCAGTGATAATTGTACCTTCTTCCAGTCCCTTAATTTCTTTTAAGGACCAATATCCATCTTTTGTTGTAACTTTCACTTTTACTTTTGCTTTCATAATTCATTTAATTTTGTTAGTACCGGATTAGGCTGCAAACCTGAATCCGGTATAGTTTAGATTCGCATCATGTTGAGACATTCATTTACAGAAATTAATTCGTCTCCGAAGCAATACTGAAGCGCAGTATAAGAAACCTTGAACTTTCCTTTTACACCTCTTATCTTGAATGTCTTGTCTTCGCATAAATCTCTCTTCTCATCATCATCGGTCAGTTCCCCAAACAAATTTTTAAGTGAATACTTGGGTAGCATTCCTGATATTTTTAATCTCTCACTAGGGTGTACTTCTTTTGGTATATCCATTACCGTAATTTCCGCTGCATGTATAGGGAAATCTAATATACAGTCCTGAATATCATTCAGGTTATCATCGTCGCCATCATATAAGAAGGCATATCTTTTGAAACTGCTCCAAATTCCCGGCTTAAGGATTGTTTTTGCGTTTTCCACAGGTTCACCCTTCATAAAAGTTTCACCATTCGCTACTTTCTCGATAATGTTCTTTTCAATTCTCATAATTCAAATGTTTTAATAGTTAGACAATAGTTTCCGATGTGCCGATAAAGACACACCGGACATAATTAATTACAATATTTTTTCCATGCCACAGGCATAACAGACATTGCATATTTCCTGTCCGATTCATTGCCGTATATTGCTTCTTTAAGAATACGCTTTGCATCGTCAGGGAAATTCTGCCATATTTTGTTCTTGAACCAATAGTAGTCCTTACCTTCGGTCAACTGTTTGTAAAATGGTATCACATTCTTGTTGTTATAAAGAAATCCCAGAATCTTTGCAGTTATTGGTTCTGGGTATTTTGGGGAAGCTTTACGATACATATTTCTTGATGCTCTCAATATATCTTCTACTGATTTCATCGGAATAGTACATTTGAAAGTCCCATGTTGAATAGTTCTTAGTTCATCGTCACCATACGATGATCTGAACTCTTCCGAATTGATAACCTTACCGTTGTTGATAATTCCTGCAATCTGATTTTCTAATGATGCTCTTTTCATAATTCATTTGTTTTAATAGTTAGACATAAAAGAATCCGGGGTGAGATTCAGTCTCAGTCCAGATTGTTGTCAAGGTATTCGTGCCAATATGTAGTTTCAATAAACTCTGTAGTCAGGCACTCTTCGCCATCCTCCTCTAAAATCAAATCAATAATTTCCTGTGGAACTTGCTCACCAAAAGCATAGATAACTTTGTTCATAATTCAATCGTTTTATAGTTATACATCGTAGCCGGAGGAAGTATTACTCTCCGTCCGGCTTCTCTTAGCAGGAAAAATCATCTTCTGTAAAATTGATACCTGAATATGCTTCGTATATCATTTCGTCAGAGATAATACTGTCAGCTCTGGCAAGTTCGTCATAAGAAGTACCATCACCTATTTCTTCATTGTGTTGCATCAGATAACTCTGTTTGAGTTCTGTCAACTGGTCTCTGTTTAATTCTGATATGTACATGGCTTATTGTGTTTATTCAAAAAGAAACAATTCATTGTTTGCAGGAATATAGACATTCCCATTCTCTAAGAATAAGAATAAATCTGCCTGACTATTCCCTGATGCTTCGTAGAACTTATCGTAGTTATATTTCTCACCTTTACTCCATGCGTATCTACTCATACCTAAATCTCTGTCAGAACTGATTCTTTTTCCTATCTGACTGAATGATAAACCTACCTCACCCAATGGACGAAATGTATATCCATTGTATTCAAAATCTTTTTCCATAATTCATTTGTTTTAAATAGTTAGACATTGCAGCCGGAGGGAGTTTTATCTACCGTCCGGCTTTGGATTAAGCAGCTAACTTCAGTCTGTTTGCTTCCTTCTTGCTAATCTTAAAACGATAAACATAGTAGGCATCAGAGTATTCATTATAGTATTCTATATTATGCTTTTTCAATAAGTTTGTTACTATATCAATACATTCTGACGCACGGAAATTAAAGAATACCCATACTCCGATACCGCATGTAGTTGGATAAATCCAGAATCCATGTTCAACCTGTTCTTTCCTCAAAAGTTCTTGAATCTTTTTGCAGAACCCACTGTAATAACTATTATATGCTTTCTCTGCTTTTTCTATACGTTTGCGTATATATTCTTTTTTGGTTTCCGTATATTTAGGAAGATTCTTTATTACGCATACTATATCATATCCTTTGAATACATACAATTCTGTGGAGTCACCAAACCACCGGCCCTTGGAATAGCTATTATCTGCAAAGTTTTTGGCATGTTCCTTCCTTTTTGCTTCTATTTCTTCTTCCGACAGGTCAGGATTCCATTTTCTCCACGATTCTATGCTATAGTAGTTATAAGAGTATTCAAATCCTTTTTCATAATAGGTTTCATATCCGTAAAATGTAGGACGCAATTCGTAACCACTTGCCGCTAAATCTTCTACTGTACCTTTTTCTAATCTCATAATTCATTTGTTTTAATAGTTAGACAATGCCAGCCGTAGGGAGTTCCTAACTCCCATACGCTGTTAATAATTAGGCTTTGTTCTTTTGTTTTATTCCTTCTGCAGCTTTTTCAATTCGCTTTTTGGTATCTTCCGACACTTCCTGATAGTCCAGATTGTACTGTATTTCACCGGAATGAAATATACGAGCAACTTCAAAATAGTCCCTTGAACGAAAATCTTCTACTGATCTATCGCAACATAGCACGCATCCGGGGTACCAGAAGAATGCAATATCCTCTTTTTTGTTTTTAAGGTCTTCGTCGTACCTGTCCCAAATTTTAAGCTGTTCAAGACGAAGTTCCTGACAATACTGCTGCAGATGATATTTTCTCAGTTTACCTTTGTACATTGTAGTTTCCATAATTCATTTGTTTTAATAGTTAGACATCGCAGCCGGAGGAGTTTCACTCTCCGTCCGGCACTCGGTTAACTCATAGGAATATAAACATCTTTTGCGTTTGGATTCGGACGATAGATAGTCAGTGTCTCACCATCGTTATGAGCAAAACATCTAACCTTACTACCGTTACTCCAGTCTTCTACCGGCTTGCACCCTTCAGGAAGTTCTTCAAGTTTCCAGAATGATGCGCTTTTTAGAAACTGATTTGCATAATACTGACCGGAATCGTCTTTCCTGTAAGTCATTCCTACATATCCTGCCCATTCTTTAAATGCCTTGATAGTATAGAACTCTTTAAAGATGTACATGAAGTCCTGCATGATTACTACCTTTGAATTTCGTTCTCTCATATAGTGCGGACTGTTGAAGTATATTTTATGCTTAGGTATTATCTTCATTTCTTTTTGTCGGAACTTCTTTACTTTTACTGTAAAGTAAATTCCCTGTCCGGCACCAGAACCATAGCATCCCCAAGTCCAGAAAGTGCGATCTTCATATCCCACGAACTCAAATTTTGTAGAGTGGATATGAGTAAACGAACCGCCTGATGTAGAGAAATGCTTTCCGTCAGTCCATGTGCTGCCGTTCTCACATACATACATCATTCCGTATTTATCAACGCTTTCAACTTGAGCATGAGGATAAAGGCTGTTGTAATTTACAAATTCTATGATATCACCTTTCTGCGGCTGCATAAGGGATTTATCATAGTGTGTAAAGAATTTATCTTCTATATTCTTTACTATTTCATAATTACTTTCCCAATCTTTATCAGTTGAGTAATATCCATTTCCGTTCCAAGCTCTGTTTGAGTCTTTTAATTCCTGTAATGACATCATAATTCCAATAATTTAAGTTAGACAATAGTCCCCATGCAGATCGTTAAAGACCTGCAGGAATGTTTAGCGTACAGAGAAGTAAAAATCTCCATGATGACGATACCCACTTGTAAGCAAAGTCCTGGAATATGCTTCATAGTCGAAATACTGACCGAACTCTGTTTGTAACTCTTCAGGCCATCTTAATTCTGCCATATAAGTGGCAAATGCTTCTTCAGAATCAAATTGTCCTTCATACTTAGAGTTAAATAAATCTACAAGGTCTTCACCATCTTTGTAATCTGAATAATCTCCTATCTCCATATCAAGGAATGTAAAGAATGCTTCTGTTTCAGTGTCACTCATATCTTTTGCACTCTGAATGATTCCGAACACCAGAGGATCTATATAGCTTTCATTTATCATACCGTCAGGTATGTTTTCATAGTCCTGATACATAAACTCCGGCTCATCTTCCTCGCTATGTAAATCTTTGCAGGCATCAAGAAACTCTTCCTTTGATTTATAGTCGGCAAGATTCATCCATTGGCCAAACAATGAGCCGTTGTTATATTCCTTGTATGTGCCTACATAGACATGTGCTTTAAGTAATTTTGATTTCTCCATAATTCCTTCGTTTTTAGTTAGATAATAGATACCGGAGAAAGATTTATTCTTTTTCCGGCAGATACATCATAAGGGCAAATTACTAAGTATCTCTGTAAAAGGAATAGTGTTTATATCCTTGTTGTGGAAATGGACTACCCAATCAGCGGGTATCATTGCTAAATGAAACGCTTCAATTGTGAAGTTTCTTACATCGTTGGAATAACAGTTGATATAAGCAAAGTTTTTTCCGCCTTTTCGGATGTAGGCTAAACTCGGTGGCATACCGCAAAAACACTTACGGATATCATCCATGTTCCACCAAATTACAAGTTCGTAAACACTATCCTTATAGATTACTTTTTCGCTTCTGTTTCTAAGCCTGTTTGTCATAATTCCTTAGTTTTAGTTAGACATAAAAGAAGCCGGAAGCAATAACAATTTGCTTTCGGCTTTTAATCAAAAGAACTATGGTATATAAACATTCATTCCATAATCGACACCGTATCCGTTAATATATCGTGATGTTCGGAATCCAAGACTTTCAAGATACTCAGCAATAGCAGCATGAAACTTATATGGAGCTTCAGTCCTTTTATTTAACTCTAAGCACCACTTTTGATCACGGAAATGTTTTCCGCCTCTAATAAGTGCTACTTCTTTTACCTTTAATTGAGCTTTTATATTATCCAATAACTGCTTTTTAAGATTCTCGTCTAAAGAGTCAATACGTTCTTTTTTGATTTCTTCTATAATATTCATAATCCCCCAAATTTAAAAGTTAGACATATAGCAGACGGAAGTCTTGCCAAAGGCTACCGTCTTACAAAGTTATTCAAGTTTGAACAATAATAGATTATCTTTGCCGTCAATATCGAAAGTGTATTCCGGTTTTTCCTTAATATGTGCAAACCAATCATCTTTTCTTTGATAGATGTATAAATACATACCCTCAAGGTTTACATTTTCTTCTGTCCCGAAATAATCTTTGGTATTTACGTCTTGTACAAAACCTGAGCAACAATTATTAATACCCTCTTGTGATAAATTATCTAATAGCTTAAATGTTTCTTGTGTCATAATTCCGATAATTTAGTTAAACATACTCCCCGGCACCGCACCAAAGCAGTACCGGAAATATTTATGCAAGCGCACGGTTCAGGCGTTTACGGATTTGTGATTCATTATAGTAATGTTCAAAAGCTTTAGAGCCGAATATATCTTCATTGCTATAATAACCTATCATATCCGATACCATTCCGGCAGGATTATTTTTGGTATATTCAAGCCATTCTGTGGCATCCATACCTGAACACCTTGCTATACCTGCAGCATTGGGATATCTGTCAGTTCCCAGAGTTTCGTTGAAGTCTTTTCTCCATTCCTCCGGATTAAACCAACCTATACTATACAGTGGTTTCTCTTTATCATCGAATCCGTTTATGTATATCACCTGATAATTCCCGTTTCCACGGTATCTCATAAGGAATCCATATTCAAACAGTGATTCCTCATTGTTGACATCCACGCCAAACCAATTTCTACATTTACCCATAATTCAAAAGTTTAAGTTAGACTATAGAGGCCATACCATGTTCAAATATGGTACAGCCTTACATCATACTGCTATCGAAGATACACTATGATATACCTTGCCGTCTTCAAAGAATGTGTACTCATTGCAGTCGCACTCCTCCTGAGCCTGTTCGTCGGTTATCTCATAGAAATAATCGTATCCCCATTTTTCATACACACCACAAACTTCCATATACCAGGAAGCTATATTCTTTCTCACTTTCTCTACTATAGCGATTTCCTTGTCGGTATAGGCTTCTTCTTCCAGTTCTACATCATTACGGCTTGCATAGCAATAACGGTGATTTTGACTGAATATCAATTTGTTTATAAGATTTTCGGCTATACCACGTTGGAAACCTATAAGACCGTTCATAGCTATCTTTTTAAGCTCTTTATTCTTTATAAAGTCCGAGAAATAGACCTCTCCATAAAGAGAGAATCCGTCACCCTGACAATAATTCAGGCTATATTGCGGAGTCAGTTCAAAGCCATACTGACATCTGAAGTCTTCTTTTACATCAGATGAGAAGATGTACGGCTCACGACCTTCCAACAGGAAGTTTTTAGCCTCTTCTTTTGCCTGTTCGCTTAATTCGCTATACTCATACACATTTTTTTCGATAGTAATTGTCTTCATAATTCCTATAAGTTTTAAGTTAGTAATCGCAGCCAGAGATGCCATAACGCCCTCCGGCATAGAATCAGTAACTCAACGCGTCATAGTAGGCTTTGTTACTCATGTACTCTTTGGCTATGTCATAGTCGCTGCAGTCGTCGCCCAACTTTTGGGCTATAACGTCATACGCGGTTTGAGGCATAGCACATATAACCTGATCACTCCAGTCGGAGCGACCAGCCAAACCTAACACTAAAACTACAACTATGGCCAATGCCATAGGTTTCAATACTTTTTTCATAACTCAAACTTTTTAAATAGTGTGCAGGCTGCATACCGGCAAAGGTGTGCAGCTTGATAGAGTTTAATCGTTGAGCATAGACGTAACCTCATGTGATTCTTGGAGGTATGCCTCATTAATTTCCTGCTCGATACGTTTCTGTTCTTCTCTGTATTGCTTATAGTTTTCCTGCTCAACTTTAGGCATACGTCTATATATAGACTCAAACTCTTTTTTATACTTTGTTGTATCAGAAGGGGGATAGAAACCCTCCTTTGCAAGACGGTAGCAACTTTCCGCTTCATACGCACGTTCATAGTCAGATTGGCATGATGTAAACATAGAAGCACACAATACGATTGATACAGATAAAAAGATAGTTTTCATAATTCAAAAAGTTTATAGTTATACAATAGAGGGTACTATAGGCCATAAAGCCCATAGTACCCATAGATTTTGCCGTCTATCTGGGCGCGGACAACTCCCGGTAGGCTTGATCTTGACAACCTCCAGAGATAAATTTATCGGTACGTTGACGCATACCCGCCTATATGCACCATGATACACTATTTGCATAGGTCCACGGATACACTTTTCACATAGACGACCTTTGCAGGCGCACCGCCATATGACACGAAGCCGCATGGTACGTTGATTCCATAGGACAGAATACATGTATTCCGTCCAGTTCCATACATACGCTAGAACAGTATGGATCTATTTCCGGTTAACTACTCCGGCATACACGCAAGTTTGAACAGCGCATAGCATACCCATACAGATTCCATACGGACACGGCGCACCCTGACTGATCGTTCAACACGTTGCAGGACACACCGCACCCATACGGGTACAGTTATGCCATAGAATTATGAATTATGATTTCGCGGTCCCGGATACCGTCAGACTCGTGGCCTGGGTGACTATAGGCGCATGGACATACCAAGCGACACGCTACAGAGATAACCCCGTATCATGTTTCAGGATAGCCCACAGTGCAGCCTTATGTAGCGGGGGTGTATAGTCCCAAATGCTACATATAGGTATCTTTTTTCCCGGCCGTGTAAGATAGTAGTATATTTTTGTGTGGGTGCCCCGGTAACGATCCGGGTACTAACACTTTTATAGTGCTTTCGTTCCATACACACCCGCCGCGGTTTACGCCGCTTTGAAAAACTCTTCAGCTAATTGCATAATCATGTTATCAGGAAGATCCGCAAATTTTTCTTTGAGTTCCTTTGCTTTTGCGGCTACTTTTGCCGCCCTGTTAGCTATTCTTTTTTCAGTGTTATCGGCTGATCTTTTTTCTCGTTTTGCTTTCGCTTTTTCAGCCTGTTTTTTCGCTTTTTCAGCTTCAGCGGTTACTTTCATTGCACTTTCGAGACTCTGAAAAAACGCGCTAACTGAAAATTTAATAGGTACATATTCAAAGTAATTTTGGCCTATCTTGATAACTTTTAGCTCGTCACCGTTCAGGTACTCAATATCTGAAACTTTCTGTAATTTACAGAATACAGGCGCGCCGCCTGTAGTAACGTGTAGTAGCATAGAAAGCTCCAGTTTATCAATACCATAAAGATCCATAAGTTTTTTTATGTTTTCGCTTTCGCGGTTTTTGTTTATTAGATTCATAACCGCAAATGGACTCTTAAGAATAGAATTTAATTCCTTAACGGCGTTTTTCTTTACGATAGCTTTAGATACATTTTTTCCCATAATTGTAAGTTTATAAGTTAGACATAGTACGGAAGCGTCGACTCGAACGACCTGTATAGACATAGTCCATCCATTAGGCCACCCCGGAGGGTTCCTTTGCTCCGTATCAATATACTAACACTTACACGGATTTTTGTTGCATAGATTATTGATATTATTTGCTTTAGCGGTTTTTCTCCGGATATACTAACACGTTGTTAGTATGTTGTAACCTGTTTATATACTTTGCAAACATTTTGCGCCGTACAATTACGCCGGAGGCCTACAGGGGCCCGCCTGATCAAAAGATATAAATAAAATTTTAGTCAAAGATCGTTTTACTTTCTGGATATTTTTGTAGGAACGAAAGAAAAACGTATCTTTGTTTCTTCTACAAAACAGAAGAAAGTTTTATCTTTCTTTTTCCCGGCGGGTATTCCTGTAATACCCGCTTTTTTCATATCTTGAAAGATCGTTTTTATCAGTTTTGGCAAGCCTGATTTACTTGTGTAACCGTTTGTTTTTCGATTACGTTACAAAGGTACATATTATTCTTTAATACGCAATAGTAGTACATTATTTTCTTTACTTATTTAACTGTTATTTACAATTTCTTTGTGAATGTAAGGTTTGTTTACAATTTTCGCGCCTGTATCCTCGTGCCTGTGTGTCCTGTATCCTTGTGCCTGTGTGTCCTGTGTCCTCGTGCCTGTGTGTCCTGTGTCCTCGTGCCTGTGTGTCCTGTATCCTCGTGCCTGTG